CAGAACCCTTTCCCCCGTTCTGGCGCTCTTACGAGGTTTCAGACTTGGCTCGGGCATGGGCCGGTGTCCGCGTTGGATTTGCGCGGGCGTCCACGCTTACGCTTCGGCTGGTCGCCAAGAGCGGCGTCTTGACCGAACGGCGGAGGGGCCTTCGATTTTTTGCCTTCGCCGCCGAAAAGCGCGCTGATGCGCTGACTGTGATCGGTCTTTTCCGGGACGGGATCCTCGCCGGGTTGCTCGCCGGGCATGAGGCCGGCCGCTTCCTCGCCTTGCAGGTCCGGCATCTCGTCGATATCGAGGCCCGCATACGGGGTATCGGGGTCGGTGGCGACGCGCTTGCGCACCTCTTGTTGACTGATGACGCCGATCTCGACCAAAACTTGATCGGTCTGCGCCTCAGTCTGACGAAGTTGCGCTTTTTCCATCTCGCTCTGCTCTACGATAGGCAAGAACTCGATGACGATGCCTGGATCAAGCTCCCCAAAAAGCGAGAGCTGAACGAAATTCAGAACGGTTTCGAGGTGCGCCCGGAAAAACGCCTCCTGATAGGAATGCACCGCGTCGTTCCAACATTGAAGCTCGCCCTCTGACGATGCGTTCAGGCCGGACGGCGAAATTCCTGTCAGTTTCACGAGTGGGATCTTCGAGACGCTCGCCATATGCTCTTGCGACTGCGCCTGCAAATGATCAAGCCCGCCAAGGGGCGCGCTGACGTTGGCGAAATCCTCCTCGGTCTTGTCGATCGCCATCACGCCGCGGTTGTCCCGCGTGGCGTTGAAAATATCGAGGCGCTTGTAGAAATCGTCGCCGCCCATCGAGAGCGTGCCGGCCATGTTGGTCTTGAGAACAAACGTTGAGAAGGCCTTGATCAGCGCCTGGACGCTTTGGCGCGTAACGACCCAATTATCGACGTAGGGTTTGACCATTTGGCTCATGCTGAGCCCGCCGAAAGAGTACGCGGGCTTCAGAAGGTCGGGCACCTCGCGCGCCACGAAAGTCAAAAGCCGCGATTGGTGGACCTGCCGCCCCATGACATACCATGACGCGGGGCGATACCAATCCTTTGCGAGCGGGTTCGTGGAGTTGTAAAAGCTTGGATATGTCCAGACGGCCTCGACATTGATCAGTCGCTTGACGGGATGATCTGGGCTGACTTTTCCCTTAGAAATGGCGCTGCGGCTGTCGCCGAGGTTGGTCGCCAACTCCGGCGCATTTTCCGTGTCCCCGGTGTCGATATAGATGTGGCCCCTGCCGAAAAATCCATCCTGCTCCGCCGCCTTCCGGAAGCACTCGCGGACGCGAAGGCGTTTGAATTCCTCCTCGATCAGTCTGATTTTTTCCGACTTGTCCTCATCCTCGCTCGCCGCTTTGATCTCGATCCATTTGCGGGTGGCTTCGTCGGCGAGGGTCTCGGAAATGACCCGGTATTCCGGACGCTGGGCCATAAGGGACAGCTGCGGATATCCGAGAAAGGTCTGGCCTTCTTCGTAGATGTCGGACCCGTAGAATCCCGCGCCTTGCCCGGCCCAGCCGATGACGCTGCTGCTGACGTCGTCGAGCGCCATTTGCGCGCTCTCTCCGGCCGGCAGGACTCCCGGCGCCGGCTGATAGGGTTCGAAAGGATCGCCGACCTTATCGCGCGGGGTAGCCGGCCGAACGTGAGCGTTCGCCAGCGCCTCGAATGTGATTTTCCAAGGTTTGCGGCCTGCGGGGGCCTGCGGGGCGTCATCGCCTGCAATCGCCGCCTCTGGCCGAGCACGGCCAAGCCCGCGGCCCAGCCGCTTCGGCTCCTGCGGCTGTTGCTCCATGCCTGGAAAGAGGGGCTCTTGCATCAGATTTCGTTTTCCTTGGCTTTGCTGCGGGCGTACTCCGCCAGCGTGTAGGCCACCCCCCTGGACGGGAGATGGAACGCGTCGGCAATGTTCTGCCACGTATGCCCGCCGGCGTTGCGCATAACCAAAACCTTGCGGGCCTTCTCCATTTTCTTGGCGCTTGTGCGCCGGAAATTCTTAGGCTTTGCCGGAAGCTTCATCGCATTCGCGAGTCGCCACACCGTACTTTTGGCGAGATTCGTTTTCTCGGCGACCTCGGTCAGGCAATGGTCTGGCCAGAGGCTTCTTATTGCGGCCATCTGGGTTTTGCTCACCATCGATCGTTGTCCAGTCGGTTTGTAAGGATCGGCCTATGGATGGCCTGTTGCAGAGGCTTGGCGTTTCTCACCGCGGTCCCTGCCGGTGAGCATTGCGCACCGCATCGTCGCTCACGATCATCGGCATGCGCCCGACCGGCCAATACGCCATCACCGCCGCATCCGCGAGGTTCGGCGACTTGGTTCCTTCCGGGGCCTTGTCGACGACCATCTGCATGCGGGGATTTTGCGAGGCGGTCGCCTGACTCAGCTCCTTCTGCAGGCTGCGCAGGAGAGGCAGCGTCGATGGCAAACTGATCAGATCGCCCGCATCCCAAGTGAACCCCTTCTCGTGGATCGCCCGGTATGTTCGCTCGAACCGAAGCCGCATCTGCCACCATGCTTGAGCCTTCAGGTTTTTGTAGAAATCTTTATTCTTCGGGCTATTCCGGTCGCCCGGAATGACATAAGACTCGGGATTGAGGACGGCGGCCCCGGCATTCCAGGGCGCGAAAAACAAGTTTCGCGGGACGAGCCGTTCCTCAAACAACCGATTTGCCTCTGCTTTGACGCCCGCCCCGACGCCAATGCAATCATATTGCAGCGAAAAAAGAGTGTGCTCCATGACGTCAGAACATGTTTTGAGAGCGCGCCGCGTGGTCTCGCCGGTGTCGCGCGCGCCCCACTCCTCGATCGATTTGAGGATCACGCCCTTGCGAACCGCGAGCGCGTTGCGGTCCCCGCCGCCGTCGGCGACGTCGAGGCCGGCGCACCAGCCTCCGCTCTCGTCGAACCCAAGCTTGAGGTGCGCGTCGATCGCCGCCGAAACCCATTTGGCCGGGATGATGACGCCCTCGACGGCCGCGCTATAATCCCGATCGACCTCTTGCGCAAAAAGATGCAGAAGCCCCTCAGACTCAGATCTTGTGCGTCGATCGTCATACCACGCCTGCGTTTTCTGCGGGTGGTCGCGCCAGTCGAATATAAAAACGTTCGTCTTGCCCTTGGCGATGCCGTCGCCCGGCGTCCATTCGACGCCAGCTTCCCGGCGCCGGTGAAAAACATTGCCGAGACCGTGAACACTAGAGATGTCGATCTGGCAGCGCGTATTGTCGGCGAGCGCCGCCTCTATCTTCTCGGGTCGCTCATAGTGGGCGGACTCGTCTTTGAAGTACACGAGCTTCCGGCCGCCACGCCCGATATTGTCGCCCGCCTCGCCTGTGATCGTCGACCCGGTTTCTGGGTTGATGATCTTCATGTAGGTCATATGCACATCAGGCCGAAAACCCGCGGGCCATAACTCCTGCGGCAGGCTCATGATGATGATGCGCATCTTTTCGAAGATCGAATCTGGATCGCCGATCTTGTCGACGAGCTGCTCTTTACGCGATCCCCAGCCGATCGAGGCGCCACCCCAGAACCGCCAGAGCCATACCGAAAAAGCCGAGCAAATCCAGGTCGCGCCGACGTCGCGCGATTTCTCGGCGAGGCCGTTTTCCTGCGCCTGGACGGCCTCCCAAAGGAAATCGACAAACTCGCGCTGCCGCTTGAACAGAATGAAAGGGAGTCGAGCCGGGATGTCGCCGGTAGCGATGCGCGGGTCATAAGTGACGACCCAATCCGTAATGAATTCCTTGGGCCTGTCCTTATAAAAGGCGAGCGCGCCGGCCCAATATTCTGGACGCTCGCGGAGCCTGATAAGGCGCTCCGCGCGGTCCGTGTAGACCCGAAGATAGTTCGGCGGCCAATCCTCGCTAGACTGCGACGCCCCGGATGAGTTCGGCATAAGCATCCGCGGCTTCCTTCGGTGTCTGCGCTATCTTGTGCTCGTGGCGGATCGGCGAGGCGGCGTCGCCCGAGTGCTCATGCTTGTCCTTCATTCCAAGGAACTGCTTGCTGAGCCAGATCAGCATTGTGGGATTGCCGGCGTTGGCCAGCTCGATCATCTTCGAGCGCAGGGACGTGTTGAACTGGGCGGCGCCCTTAGTCCACATGTCCATGGCGCTTTTGTTATGATTCAAAAAATTATGGAAAGTCGATGTGGCGACGTCGAAGTGCGCGGCGGCCTCTTCCAATGTCGAGCGCACCTTTGCGAGAAGGCTGATGCGCTTGAGGGTGTCGGCGTCCAGGGTCATCACCTCGGGCCGTCCTCTCGGATTCGGGGGCACGTTGGGATCCGGGAGCGGGTGAATGCGGGGCCTCCCTTTGCCATGGCCCTTCGAGTTCCCATTCCCAGGCTGTCCGCCTCGTTTGCGCTTCGGGGCGTCTCCGACAACAGCAGGCGCGCCAGCAGCGGCGACCGGCGTATCGGATTGATCGACTGCAAGGTCAATCTTGGATACGCGTGCCTTGATGCGATTCTTGTTTCCGGGCTGGGCTCCACGCTTCCGCTTCGGGGCCTCGTCCTGTACTGGCTGAGACACGACAACGGGAGCAGGATGGCCAGCGCTCTTGCTAGTGCGCGCCATTGTGCTGTTCCTTTTTAGATGTTTAAAAGTGGGTGGCATGCAGGCACCGCGTCGCCCACCACCCTTTAGTCGCGCGGTTTCCTCGGATGCCGCGTCGCTTGAGGTTTGGAGCGAACGCGGGTATATCTTCGTCTTCTGAATGAAAAGGGATCAGATCGAAATGTCGACGACATGGAGTGCGGCTAAGCCACTCGACAGAAAGAACTATGGCTCAATCCCACATCTACCTTGTTCCCGTATGGGTCCGGGCGATCATGCCTGTCATGAAGGCCAGCAGCGCATCGCGACCGAAAAGGCGCGCGATAAGCATGATCGCATTATCGTCACAGAAAAGCTGGACGGCTCGAATGTTGGTATAGCGCGCGTCGGCGATAGCATTTACGCGCTTGGGCGCGCCGGGTATCTTGCTCAATCGAGCAAGTACGAACAACATCAGCTGTTCGCATATTGGGTGCGCCAGCGAGAAGAGTTTTGGCGCGATGTTCTTTCCGACGGTGAGCGACTTGTCGGCGAATGGCTCGCACAGGCGCATGGGACGCTATACAGCCTCCCTCTTGGCCCTTTTGCTGCGTTTGATTTGATGGTCAAGCAAAAGAGAAAGCCGTTCGATGAATTTCGCGACCGCTGCTTAATGCACGGGATAGCAATGCCAAAGCTACTTTCGGTTGGCGGGCCAATATCAGTTGCAGAAGCAATGGCGCTCCATGGGAACGGGGATCATGGCTGCGTCGACCCGGAAGGCGCCGTCTGGCGAGTCGAGCGCAAAGGCGAGTTCGACTTCATCGTAAAATGGGTTCGCCCAAGCAAAGCGGATGGAAAGTATTTGCCTGATGTGACCGGCGCCGTTTCAGATGTTCCAGTCTGGAACTGGCGACCATGAACTTGCGTGCTTAATGCGAGATGCTCACGAAAACCAGAAAGGGATCAGAGAGATGAAATTCTGCGTGGACTGCAAACACCGCGTTGACGAAGAGACTGCGAGGGCTTTGAACACGAAAGCGTCTCTAAAGTACACCCATTATTGCGCCGGGAGGATCGATCCCGTCACAGGCAAAAAATGCGACATCGAGCCGTGCGCCTGGGGGCGAACTCCTCAGAGCTTATGCGGCCTTGAGGGGCGCTTGTTCGAAGCGAAAGACGATGCGATGGCTGGAAGCCCGAAGGATTTATCCCGTCGGATCATCGACGCCATAGCGGAAGGCCGCGCCGTGCTCGCTCATCCTGCCTGCCCGGAAGAATTTCGGATCAAGGCGAAAGATTGGGCGGCGTGATGGACTGGCGAACCACCCTCGCCTGTGACGGCTACTCCGGCGAGATGACAGTTGAGGCCATCTCAAAGGATTGCAATCGGCTTCTTGGAAAGCGCATACGAGACAACGGGATCGCATGCTTTATTTTTTCAGGTTCGGAAAACCGGCTGTGCGCCGGGTATCTCGAAAATGATACGTTTCGTTTATGCGGTGAAGCGGAGACGGAAGAGGAAGCGCTGACGCTGTTGTGGTGTGACTTGCGCTGGAAGCGGACGCTAAAAAATGCGGGCTACAAAGGCGCGCTCGACCTTGTGTCCCTTATTGGGGCCTGCCCCGCAGCATTGCGTCAAGATGACCGAGGATCCGTGATCGGCATTGTCCTAAAGCGCTGTGAGCCACACACGCCGCATTGGATGGCCGGTTATCCTGACTTTCTCTGGGGGGCGCCGTCGATCTTTGCGGAAGGCGCTGTCGCGAATTTGTGGTGCAGTCTAGCGTCGTACCGGAGAGCTGCAGTATAAAAAAAGGCTGCAAGCCCACGACAACTTGCAGCCTTTTGCGATGACTTATCGGGAGAAAAGCCGAGCACGCAGCCTTAGAGATTGCGACCCATGCTTTTTTAGCTACATTACCGTCGGATGAATATCAAGGGAATTCAAAGGGCCTGTGGATATTTTTTCTGGCGCGTTCTGGCCGCCGGCTTGCGTCACTTATGCAAATCAGGCATAGTCTTTCTACCGATTTGCCTCGGGATGATAAAAAAAAGGAAGCCCGGCGTCTGCCACCTTCGCCGGGCTTCCTTTTTCTGTTTCAGCGCACTCCGATAAATTTGTGAGTCTGAAGCGACAAGCGCCACCCATTCTTCGTCGCCGCCTTGATGCAAACCCACGTCGCTTTCTCGGACTGCGAAAGGGGCTGGAGCCAAACCGACGTTCCGGGCCTGATGTGCGGCAGGAGCGATTGCAACCGAAGAACGTCGCCGATCTTGCCAACCGGCATCTTGATTTCATCGGCGCGCAGGAGCGAGTTGATGAGCGGCCCGGCAGAACCCGGCATATCGATCTTTGGAGAAAGGGTCACCCAGGCGGCGTCCGGAGCCTTGATCTCGTAGGCGCCGGACGTCTCGATCTGGACGCCAAACCCCTCGCAGAGCAGCTCCTCGGCCAAAGGCATGAGGTCGTGCGAACACGGCTCTCCGCCAGTGAGCACGATATGGCGCGCGCTGAAATTGGTCTTGAGCATCGCTGCGATCTGCTTCTCTGTGAGGATGGCGAAGGTCGCGGCGGCGTCCGTTTTGGCGAGGATCTCTGAAAGGCTCAGCGCTTTGGCTTCCGGGCTCGACGCCGGCATCCAGGACGCCTTTGTGTCGCACCACGGGCATCCTATGTCGCAGCCTTGCAATCTGAGAAAAACGCTTGGCGTTCCGGTCCAGGTCGCCTCGCCCTGGATGCTCTCAAAGATCTCGTTAACCGGGTAAAGCATTGGCCGTCTCCCTGCGCTTGAGATAATCCGTGCGGTCCCGCGCAGCCTTGGCCTTGTCTTCCCACGGAAACACGATCCAGTCGCTTTTGATGATGCGCGCGATGGATATCGAGGCCCCCATCGCTCTTGTTCGACCAACCCAGGCGAGGTACTGCGCTCGCGGAAAATCGATGCGGCGTTTACTGAAGGTCTCGCCAGAATCGATGATGTCGTCGACCCAGATCATATTGGCGTCCGGCTCGCGAAGATAAGGCAGCGTCGTGCGATGACTGAGGGCGACAGCAAGCGGAAGCCCGCCGCGGGCCTCGCCGAATATTCCGGTCGCGCCGGGCCTGACATAGGTCGACAGAACGTCAACCGCGTCCTGAAAATCGAGCCATGTCAAATGCTGTAACTTGCACTGCACTTGCGCGTCTCCTCTATCGTGACCGAATGAAGGGTGACGCCAGTTCCGGCGAGCTGCTGCGGGCCGATGATCTCAACGAGGTAGCGCGCCATATTCTCGGCAGTTGGATTGAAGGGGACCAGCTTGACGGACTCGGCATCGAACTGGCGCATGATCTCCGCGCCGGGGTCTTCCTCCCAGAGCAGGAACTTATGATCCCACTCCGTTTCTAACCATTCGCAGAGCATGGACTTGATCACCGAGAAGTCGATCACCCGGCCGATCTCATCAAGGCTTGGCGCGAGACAGTTAAAATGCACGCGGTAGTTGTGGCCGTGCGCGTGTCGACACTTGCTTTCGTGGCCGTAAACCCGGTGTCCACAACTGATGTCGTGGTAGCGCGATGCTGTAATGGCGCTCATGCGGAGTACCCTTGCCCCTTGATGATGGAGAAGAACTCGGCGCGAGCTTCCGGTCTTTCGCGAAGCAGGCCGCGCGTAACGGATGTCACCATGTTGGTTTCGTGCTCGCGAACGCCGCGCATGGTCATGCACAGATGCTCAGCCTTGATAACCACGGCGAGGCCACGCGGCTGGATCGCCTCTTCGATCAGATCTGCGACGATGACAACCGCCTCTTCCTGAATCTGCGGGCGGCTCATGGCCCAATCGATAAGCCGGTTGAACTTCGACAAACCGATGACGCGCTCGGAGGGGATCACCCCTACCCAAGCCTTTCCCATAATCGGCGCGAAATGGTGCGAGCATGTTGACCGGACAGTGATGGGACCGACCGTGTAAAGCTCGTCCACATGCTTCACGTTCGGAAAGTCGGTCACGTCCGGCCTTGGCTGATACCGGCCCCGAAAGATTTCCCGCACGAACATCTTGGCGAGTCGCTTCGCCGTTCCCTTGGTGTTATGATCCTCTGCGCGGTCAATCACCAGCGCATCGAGCATTGCCCCGGCAACTTGCGCCACTTCGGCTTCAAGGGCTTCGGCTTCACCCGGACGAAGATGCTCACCGATGGCGTCATTAGCGAAGAAGCGGATACCTTCAGCACGAAGGCGGGCGCTTACCGTCTTTGAGACGGGTTGATCGATAATCATGCGAGCAAGCCACCCAAACGTGCTTTTTGTCTCTCTTCGTCATAGTTTGCGGTTTCTGGCAAGGTATGGGAAGCCGCAGCACCATACGCTCTAAGGACAAGCGGATCAGGAACACCCGCTTCCTCGAACCCGTGAGCACGCAGCACGCAGGCATGACACTTGCCACACGGCGGATACTCGCCGGCGTAGCAGGTGTGAGAATAGGCCAGGGCCTCCATGCAGCCGGGAAGCGTCTGCGCGAAGTGAATGCTCTCAGCCTTCGACAAATCAATCAGCGGCGTATGGATTTTGATTGGTGGCGTCCCGCGATGGTCATGGCCGAGCGCCTTATTGATGTAATCCTCGGTCGCGGCGACGAACGTCTTGCGGCAGTCATCGTAATTGGCATTGTCCATCTGGCAAACGCCGGTCACGATATCATGTAATCCAAGAACTTCGGCCCGGTTTGCCGCAAGCGTCAGGAAGAAGGCGTTACGCATCGGAACGAAGGTCAATTCCCGGCGCTCGCCAATCGTCGCGTCCATGCTGGCGTAGTCGGTATAGGTTTCAAGCTCCGTGCTGGGATCTGTAAGAGGCGAGCGCCCGCTTAAGAGCGGCCCAACAACAATCACCTCATGCGAGGCAACCCCGGCCAGCTCCGCAACCTTCTTTGCCGCGCCGATCTCGCAACGATGCCGCTGCCCATAGTCGAAGGTGATCGCGTGAACTTCATCGAATTGCTGCTTGGCCCAGAATAGAACCGTCGTGCTATCCTGCCCACCTGAAAGAACCACAAGTGCTTTCGTCATTAGACCCCCGTCTAAAGGTTGAATTCGAGAGGACCCTAAACTGCTTCGAGGGGATTGGATAATGCTTCGCGTTGCTTAATACAAAAAAGGTGTTGACTTTTTCATCGCCAAAAACCACAGACCGAAATGCAGCTTTGAATCGCTCAGGCTACTCGCTTGCGATCCCAAAAATCGTAAGCTTCAAGCGAGAGTTTCGTCTGCCAATCAGATGCGACGGCCATGAATATTTTGGTTCCGAGTTCGGTCCCAACTTCACGCTGAAATTTCACGAAGGATCGAAACGCTACCATTTCGGTAGGATAATCGCCTTTGCCTGAGTTCTTCCAATTGCTCGCTTTAGCAAAAAGCATGGGGTCGATTTCGTATTCTCGGAGAAGGCGCACGATATCTGGCGATGGATGCCGAACGAAGTCCTTTTTCTGGCAGGCAACGAACCGCCCGCCCTTGTCGTAGATTTTCAAGGAAGCAAAAATAAGCGCCCCGGCCCAGGATGAGGAATCGCACATATAGGGCCGATACTGCTTGAGATATTCGGTGCTAGTGAACCCGAGCCAGTGGACCCGACGCTTGCCAACATGCTTCATGATGCCATTAACGAAGCCGCGATTTTTCTGAGTTCCGACCAACCCACCAATGCCGACCACGTCCGAGGTTTTGTAATACTCATCGAGCGCCGATGGGCTTTCGCCTCGCGTAAAAATCGGAACTGGCTTAAACCCTCGCTTGATTAAAATTTCATAATTCTTGAGCGAGCCAGCGGGGTCGCCGATGACATCGAGCGTAAAATATCGCCACGGCTTGATCGGCAGGTTTTCGATAAACCGGCAATAATCATCAATCGCGATTGGCTTGCCCGCCTTCCAGGCAGTGAAAGCGCCGGAATCGAGAAGGAACCGGACTCGACTCTGATTCTCGGCTAAAATCTTGATGATGCTGGCGGTCATATAAGGGTAGGCTACAAGAAGATTGAGCCTCCGCCCTTCATCATCAGACAAGCTCATACTTCAGCCCATTCTCATCGAGCGCCTTGATGATCGCAGCCTTAGCGATCTCGGTCGCTTCCTGATCGACCTTGACTTTGAGAGTGGCGAGGATGCCGTCGAGGTTTTCGCCATGCTTGTCGATCAGATCGATGTCCGATGACCAGCCATGAAAGATCAAGTTTAGTTCATCGTCGGCAAAGCCGGTAAGGGCGAGATCGAAGCCGAAGTCTTTCAGTTCGGCCAGTTCGACTTTAAGGAGGTCTTCATCCCATCCGCCGTTGAGTGTGAGTTTATTGTCGGCAATGACATAGGCGCGCTTTTGCGCCTCGGTCCAACCCTTGGCGACGATGCAGGGTGCCTCGGTGAACTCGGGGCGTGGCGGCTGGATGGAGCCGCCAAGCTCGAACCCGCCCGTCACAAGCATGAATGCCGCCTGGATGCGTCCATGACCGGCGATCAGTTCGCCTTTCTCATCGATCAGGACCGGGAAGGTCCAACCGAATTCGAGCATCGACGCCGCGATCTGGGTCGTTTGCGAAGCGCTGTGTGTGCGCGGGTTCTTTTCGTAAGGACGAAGCTCGGTGATCGGGCGACGCTCTACATTATAGGCCGGCCACTGTGGTTCTGATCCCTTTATCGGTTTCCTTGCCATATATCCGCGTTATCTGATTTGCGGCTTTTGAGATAGGCAAAAAAATCGGTATCCACATGCCGAAAAGCTGGTGCCAACATGGCGGGCCTGCCGTAAATTCTAAATCAGAAAGACGGCAAACAAGGGATCAGACAGGAGACACCAATGATTGCGATTGCAGCCTGGATTGTAACAGTAGCCCTCATCCTTTTTCTCGCCGGCTTAGCCGCGAACATCATCAAACTCTAATCCGCCACATAGCCCGGCATCGCCGGGCATCTTCCCAATTCACGGAGAAAACCTATGACCGCCGATATCACCCAACAAACCTACTCCAGCAAGTCAACCGCTCACCGCGGCGCCATTCGCGCAGGATATGAGCCAATAGATTTTCGCGTTGTTTCCTGCCACAACCTCATCGGCCGCTGGAAAATCGAACTGCGCACCGCCGGGCAGGCTCCCATCGAAACGCCTGCGGCGGCGGTAATCGAGTGCCCCGAAGCAAGGACCGAAATCTTCGAGGATCATCTTGGCGAAGATACCGTCGTCGTCGAGACGCCCATCTTCGAGGAAGACAAGATCGAAGGCATCGGCCACACCCGTTATCAGCGCCATAAGGAATTGCTCGCCAGCGACTACACCCACACCCACGTCGAGGCAAGCTGGTCCGACGATGGCGATGCCGAGAATGGCCCTCACCTTTCAGGAGGCCCCGCCTATGACGAATACAGCCTCCGTGACGGCGATACAGTGCACCTCGTCCGCATCGACGCCGATGGCAAGGAAGACTACCAGCAAGAGCCTGCATGGATGCACGATGGCCCAAGCGAGGAAATAGCGGCTAAACCCACCGAACGCGATGAACTTGGCAAGATGATCGCCAATATCGAAACCCCGGCGCAACTCAATGCATTGACCGCTGCGCTCGCCATCATCGCCAAGGCTCGCCCGGTTGTTGTGTCCGCGCCGAAGGCCGAGAAGAAGGCAAAGACGCCAAAGACGCCGAAAGAGCCGAAGGCCAAAGTCGTAGTCGAAGCCACCGCCGAAATCAAAGAAGCCGCTGAGTTTTTTGGGCTTGCTTACCCTCGCCAGAAGCATCTCGACGCCCTGGCGGCGGCCCATCGCGGCGAGCTTCCGACCGAGCCAAGCTTTGAGCAGCCTTCGTATCAGCCTCACAAGAAGACGTTCGATAAGATCAAGGCGCTGGTCGATGCAGGCAACGGCGATGCGGTCGAGACAGAGGCCCGCGCGCTCACCACCGGCTGGACGATCCGCAAGCGCATTCAGGAATACGGCCTACTTGCCGCCATCGCTCTTAAGGCACGGCAGTAGCCCGATGAAAAAGCCCATCAAGGCTCCGATGGACCCGCAGCTTGCCAAGCAGGCTGCGGACATCTTCTTCGTCGCAAAGCCAACGGCGAAGCATATCGAGCAGATCAAGGCAGTGCAGGACGGGAGGATGCCGCCGCGCCCGAATGTCGATTGCCCGGCCTACGCCAAAGACAAAGCGACGTTCTGGCCCCGCGTCGAGGAGGCGCTTCAAGCCAAAGACATTGCCGCGCTCGAAGCCGTCGCCGCCGACATTCGCCCAAGGCGGACCAGCCGGAAGATAATTCGCACTTACGCGCTCTTGGCGGCGATTGCCATCAAGGCGAAATGCGGCTAAACTACAAAGATCAAAAAAGGGATCAGAGACATGACCATCTTCTATAAATTCGCAGGGGAAGAACGCGGCTATTACCGCACCTATTATCGCCTTCAGCACACCGACCGCCGCACAATTTACTGCATTCAGAATGACTGCAGCTTCGGACGCGATGATTTCAAATTCTACCGTTGCTCGCAGGATGGCGAACCGGATTATGAGGTCAAGTTTCCCGATGCGTCGGAATTTGATCGTCTCGTTTATCCTGACAGCTTAACAAAGAAATGCTGATCCTCATGAAGAAGGAACTTGCGCGATAAAAACAAATGCTTACGTTCCGCTTGTCATATAAATGTTTTATGGCTATATTTATGGGATTAGAGCTAAGGGGATCAGAGAAGATGGCAAAGAAACTCAAGAAAAAAGAAGAGATCGCAAAACCTCCGCGGACGATCGCGTATGTGATCGCCCAACACCGCGACCACATCATAACAAAAATCGCCACCCAGAAAGAAAGCATCGGCGATTTCGCCTCTTCTTTGCTGGATGACCCGACTCATGCTCTTGAGTGGTCGTCAGGCGCATTTAAGATCGCCGCAACGCTTTGGGTCTACAAAGACCTTCTTAGGCTGTACGACCGCGTGATCGCGAGTAATGTTGGAGACTCCCAAAAAAAGCAGGAGATCACCGAATCCTTGAATCGAGCCTACTTTTCTTTCACGGAGGATGCTCTAAGGCTCGCCAAATACCCGCCCCGTTCGACGTCCGTGCAGTCGAACTTCATGGAGCAGGAAAAAGCGGCGGCGAAAGTCGAAGCTCTTGACGTAATCACTTTTTGGATTAGGGATCTTTCAACGACAACGGAGGCGGAGCAATAGCGCCGTCTTTCATTTAAAGGGATCAGATTCATGACCATCGATTATGCGGCGAAGGCTCGCGCCTACAAAGACGATGAGCTGGCCTACGCGCTCGGAGACATCAAGAGTACGCTGGCGCTCCATCTCGACAAGCCGCCGAGCGACCCGTATGTGGAGAAGCTGTTCCGCGAGTGGGACGCGATGATCGAGGAAGCGGCGAAGCGCCATAAGAAACAGAAAGCGAGGTGACGTCATGTCCCACGATCAGAGCTGGATCGACGCGCGCCGCAGAAAACGCATGGAAAAGATCGACGCCATGCCCCCTGAATTACGGGAGTGCGTAAAGGACTATGGCTTGAACATCGTCCATTCTTTCGTGGAGTGCGGGATCTCAAAGCCGTGCCAAATCCGCCATTTGGTCGAGACGGTTCTGAGTGAACTCAGCCCGACGCGAGGGGCAATGTCTGCGCAGGGCATCCGGCGAGCGCCGGGTTTTCATGGCGAAGAATGAAGGGGATCTGATAGTTGTAAATAAGGGATCAGATCATGGGAACGAAAAGCATCCTCCATCTTCGTCATGACTGCTCTGGCGTTATCGCCGATGACGAAATCGGCTTTGTTAAAGCCTTACTGGCTTATCTCCGCAATCCAACACGCGCGAATGCTGACGAGCTTATCCCTTACGGCATCGTCGTAGAAAGCGAGCGCGGGAAGCGCACCGATCCTTGGCTTGAGGGGCTTGCCAAGGTTGTTCGCGAGCAGAATAAGGACCGCCAATCATGACCGTCATCATTCCCCGCGTTCATTTGAACGGGACATCGAAGGGTGAGTTGCTCGAACAATTCAAGACCGCAGATCGCGCGCTAAGAGCCGCAGAGGAAGCCCTACAGCGAGCCGCGCCGAACGAACGGGATTATTACGTGATTGAGCCAAACCCCTTTGAGGGAGCTCGTGCGGCGCACGTTGCGCGGATCAAAGCGTTGACGAAAGTCCGCGAGGAAATTATGGCAATCGCCATCGGCGTTGTGGATCAGAAAGGCGGTCGCCCATGAGCGACTTTGCCGCCAAAACCAAATACTACTCCCTGCCCGAGATCGATTTTGCGCTTGCCGATCTTCGGGAAACCATGGCCATCCACAAGGATAAACCCGCCGATGACCCTTACGTCCGCAAGCTTTGGGCCGAGTGGGATGTTTTGATCGAGGCACGGCGGCGGAAAATACCCAACCCAAACCGGAGAGTGCGGCTTGCCGACCGGCGAAAATCTGGGTAAATTACAAAGATTGGGATCAGATAAAAGGACCATCACCATGCACTCCATCATGCTCACTTCCAAAAACACCACAAACAAAGATCATTTTTCTACCAAGCCGCGCTTCTTTAATTCGACCTGCAGAAGACTCGGCCTTGCCAAAGGGCAGTTCCCGCAAACTCTTGAAAATACAGAACTCGGGAATGGCACGCCGTTCATTCTTCGAGCGGCAAGCGAAACTGGCGCTTTCTATAAACAGGACGGCCACAAAGACGCTGGCATTCATATCAAAGCTTAATTGCAATCATTGGCGGGCGAGGTAGACCTCGCTTGCCGACCGCCGCAAATCCAAGTAAATTGGAAAGACATAAAAGGGATCAGAGGAATCATCATGGCTTACAAAATCGACATCTCAGAAGCCCAGCGCGTTGCCTTGCTCGAACTGGTTAAAGCCTCAGGCGCAGACAAGCCCGATGCTGCCTTGGAATATTGGGTTGCGATGCTTGAGGAGCTTCCGAAAGAAGAGACTGAAAACCCTAACGTCTTGCACGGCTTTTGTCTTTAGATCAAACAGCGGGGGCGCATCGCGCCTCCTTTACCCAAGAGGGATCAGACACATGAGCACCAACAGCGAGTGCGAATTTATCGAGCCGACACCCGGCCAATGGTTTTATATTCTTGAGGATTACAACGCGCCAAAGAACGCTTGGGACTGGCGCGAACATGCGCGCTGCTACGGCCCATTTCCAAGCTACAATGCGGCGGACAAGCACCTGATTCGCAATCACGCCAATCCAGGCGGCTCCTCGACCGTCGATCACGCCAGTTTTCGAAGTGACAAGGTTTACGTTGCTCTTATTGCATCAGCGACACGATAGGGATCAGATCCATGAGCAATTCAAATCGATACGTCCCTGTGACGAAAGAGAAGTTTTTCGCCATCATCGGCCCGCTTAATGTTCACCCAAGGCCCGAGCCTTATCGGTCCGTATGGGTTCACCAAGAAACCCACGCTATTCTCGGAATAGCGACGCCTGGATATCTTTGCAGGACGCCTAATGGCGCATACACCGCGAGCAAAACCTATTCTGTGCTTGCGTCGATGGTGCCAGTATGACCATCCACACAAACCTCCCGGCTGCTATGCCAAACCTTGAAGACCTTGAAGAAGGCTTCAACGCGGGGATGGCGCTTTATGATGACGCTTTCGACAAAATCGAGGCGGCGGCAAACGCGATCCAGAAAGCGCACTTGTCCATCAACATTCTGACGCCTGGGTTCACGTTCCATAGCCCAAGCGACGCCCACGAAGTCTCGGACTTCCTCAAGGCGGTAAAGCTCCCGGAGAAGGGAACCTATCTCCGGGTGGCCCGCAAGCTCTCGACACTGCAAATGTGGCACTATGTCGTGGACAAGTGCGGGCTTCAGCAACTCATGGACGCGCAAGCGAAGAAGGAACTGGACGAGCAGCTTCGATACGTGCCCGACCGGCCGCGCAACTCCCGCGAGGTCATCACAGGAGAAGAAGCAGAGAAGGGCGCGCCTCCATTTACGGCGGCGAACGTGCGCGCCACGCTCTCGCGCTTTTCGATGGACGCTCAAATGATCTGGCGGCGCGGCATCGCCAATGCGTTCTCGAACCTCGATAGGCGCTTTCGCTCGCATGACGGCTTCAAGGTCGGCAAGAAGACAAAAGGCGGGACAACAGGCGGCCGAGTGATCCTGACCCACTTCTGCGATTACCACGGGAGCGTTCCGTATTCTGGAACGATAGTGGACACGTTTCGCGACATCGAGCGGACCTTTCACATCCTCGATGGTCGCGATCCGCGCCATGCGCGCTCTGACATGATCCAGGCAATCCGCAACGACCGCAGCGGCTATCGCCCGCAACAGTCCTGCACCGAGAACGAATATCTGCGCGTTCGGGTTTTTCAGAACGGGCACGCGCACTTATGGTTTTTGCGCGATGATTTGGTCGAACTGGTGAACAAGGAGCTTGCGGCCTACTACGGCGAGGTGATCGGAGACAGCAATACGCAGGAAGCCGACATCTTCGAAAGCCGGGCGCTGACGCCAACCAAGGCGTTCGGCTTCTACCCGACGCCGCCTCGTCTTTCTGAAAAGATAGCCGAGAAAATCCCTTACCGCGAAGGCGTTCAGCGCATCCTTGAACCATCGGCTGGAACCGGCAATCTTGCCTTCGCGGCGATGAAGGTCCCCGACTATCATCGTGAGAAGGGTTGCCGACGCATCTTCGATGCCATCGAAATCCAGCCCGCACTCGCGACGGCGCTACGGGAGAGCGGACGCTTCAATAAAGTGACCACCGCGGACTTTCTGAAGATAGACCCGGAACCGATCTATGACGGCGTACTAGCGAATCCGCCTTTTGACGATGAGCGCGATGTCTCGCATGTCGTTCATGCGCTGAAATTTCTCAAGCCAGACGGCTGGCTTCTGGCTATCATGTCGGCGGGGACCGAGTTCCGCGAGACGCGCAAGGCGGCGGCTTTCCGCAAGCTCCTCGCCGAACGAAAGGGATGGATGATCGATCTTCCGGCTGGCTCGTTTGCCGACGTCGGAACCTATGTTAATACTGTGCTTGTTGGAATTGGCAAGGGCTGGGGGAACTACCCTCCGCACTGCCTATAGATGAAAGGGATCAGATTATGGCAGAAAAACCAGTTGAAGGCCCGCGCTACGCGCTGGTTCTGAACAAGGGGAAATTCGATAGTCTCAAGCTGGCGGACCTGCGCCTCTTTGATGAAAAGGCGCAGCTTTACATTGGAAAATATATCACAACCGATGGAGAGGCGACGAGCCTGACCGACCGCGATATCCCGGCCGCAAACATTGTCCATCGGTGGGCCTCCCTTCCTTCTCGCTGGGAGGTTGATCAAGCCAAGAACGCAGCGCGCGAAAAACACGGCCTCCCTATCCAGGTAGGCTCCGGGTTCATCGGCAACCAACGATACGAAAGGCGGTGCGACAGGTTTTAATGGAGATATTCAGAATCTAAAAAGTTAGCCCCGGTCCAAAGCCGGGGCGGTTTGAAAGGGATCGGAAAGATTCATGACGCAAAAATACTACAAGGTTGAGTTCACAATCAATCCAAGCGAATTTTTCGATATGGTGCAAAAAGTCGGGCAGCAAACGGCCGGAGCCCGCCTGCTTGGAACCTTCTTGCAGGCGTCTACGGGAAGCCTTGGCCTCCTCGATCTGGTCGGCCTCTCCGTCTATGGCATCACGGCTGGAGACGTTCAGAAGATAGATGATGACCTATTCATAATGCTTGGTCGCCGCGCCGGCGATGGACAAATCGAGCTGATGAGCGGACACGGAAGGCTACAGGCGGCTTTCCGGTCCGGCGTTCCCATGGTTGAAATCGACATCGAGGGAGAGGGAAGAACCACCTTGCGTTTGACGAAGAATGGCTACGAGGAAGAAAAAAAAGCCATAAAAAGCTCTTGTCATATGACCGTTTTTTGGCTAAATTAATGACATGAGGCCAGGACGGACTCGGCGAACAAAGGGGATCAGACAGATGGCGAAGACAGACCTCACAGTTGCAAATACCATTCTGGAGCAGCTCGGCGGCAAGATTTTCTACGCGATGGTCGGGGCCAAGCATCTCACAGGCGGCGAGAACTTCCTCTCCATGAAGATCGGAAGCGGGACGAAGAACAAATGCACGCACCTTCGCGTCACCCTTGAGCCTTCCGACACTTACAAGGTTGAGTTCCTGAAGTGCGGCGTCAAGACCGGGATCAAGGTTCTAAGCTCTCACGAAGACATTTACTGCGACAACCTTCGCCCGCTGTTCGAGCGCGAGACGGGGTTCGCGACAAGCCTGCGCCGCCGGGCGCGCTAAGCGCCATACATAAAACCGTCCTGGCGGGTTCCAGGCCACTGATGGAGACGATTATGAATATCAATATTACCCGTACCGCAGAAACGATTTCCGTTCAATCGCCCTACAGCGCCGATTTTGTAAAGCGCTGCCGCCAGCTCAACGGGAAATTCAACGCCCCCGGCAAGCCAGACAAGTCATGGACCCTTTCGATTTCCCTTGAGGCCGAAGTTCTGGCCGCTCTGCATGACTGCTATGGCTACGTCGCCGACGCCGAGCAAGAGCGCATCACTCTCAAAGTCACCGTTCACGAAACCCAGATTGCGAACTGCGCGCCAGTCAAATTCGGCCCTTATGAGCTTGCCAAGGCCTGGGGGCGCGACAGCAGCGCAAAGCCCGGCCAGAACGTCGCGCTGATCTCCGGGAGCATCCGCTCCGGCGGGAGCCGCAAGAATTGGGACAGCCGCGTCATCGCCGGGGCTGTGTTCAAGCTGCTAGACGTGCCGCTTTCTGTGGCGGATTGGTTGCGCGAGATCGCCTGCTCCGAAACCTTTGTCGACGGCTATGAGCGCGTCGGCGATGAAGAATACCCAATACCGACCGGGATCCCTTACTGGCAGATCAAAGAAGGTCGCCCGGAAGGGTGCGCGGCCCAGATGACAGACGATGGCCAGCGCTATTTCTGGCAGCGCCCGGTCCGCAAGCAAGTTTTCACCGTCGAGGAGGTCTAACCGTGGCTGATAAACCAATGACCGTCGAAGATTTCGAAGCATGGATCAAGCGTCAGCCGTTGACGCACGTTCGCAGGGTAACCCGCATGTATCTCGGCGCCGTCGGCTTTGCCAAAACGCCAGAGCTAAAGAAGCTCTTTTTTGATCTGGCTGAGATCGGCAAGGGTGAGCTTGAGCGCAACAAATGGAGCGTGTGATGCCGTGGAAAGCAGACCTGCGCGAGCACGAAACCGGCCGCCTAACTGAGCGGCTGGAGACAATGTCCCCCGCCAGGGCCGAGGCTCACTTCCGCTCGCTTCTCAGAATGAGCGATCTCATCGGCCAGCGCTACGCGGCGCGCCTTGTCTCGCCGATCTCGCGCCGATCGATCTATTTTTCCAGGTTCGATCGGGATCTTGGGAACGGGCGCATCCACCCGGACGCGCCGCTCGACCTTTCGCGCTTGAATGACGGGACAAAGGAGGCGTCAGCCTGGACGCCTTCGCACAATAAGAAGGGGTCAGGCCTATGACGAATTTACGCCAATCCATTCGGAAGACAAAACGCCGACTTCTCAAATGTAAGGGGGCGCATACGGAGGCCGCTTTCGGGAAGGGAGAGCATGCGCGGAGAAAGACGATCAGGCTGCCGTCCTACAAGCCAAGGAACCCCTACCCGCCTGGGGTCCGGCATGACGAATGGGAAAGAGGATTCAAGGGATCAGACGAATGACAGACACAAAAGACCTATCCATCGCAGAACGGCTCCGCAGGCTCGGCTACGGACATCGGCCCTGCCCGACCGGCGGCAAGCGCGAAATCTTCCGTCTTCCGAAAGGGCCGGAGCCTGATTTCATCGATAATCGGCCCCGAGAGGTGATGGGCCGGTTCGACGCCGCCGAGGCATGCGCTTGGGTTGAGCAGCAGGAAGCGCTTGCCGCGCTCGCTACGACAAAGGTGCGGCCATGAAATACGCCTGCACCGAAGAACGCTTTCTGAGCGACGTCGCCCAGCACGAGCTGATCATCCTTCGGGATGATGGCGTTATGCGGCATATCCGACTCAAGAGGCCCAGAAGCTACACCTATTATTTCGACATCCTGACGTGGCCCGGCAGGTTGTGCATCTGCGGCGACATGGGGACATACGTTTTTGCCCGGGTGCACGATATGTTTGAGTTCTTCCGGCGCGAGCCTTGCGATCGCGGCGCGCTCCCGATCAATCCAGACTACTGGTCTGGCAAGTTGGAAGCGCATGCGGGGAACGGGCGCAGCAAAACTAGTGTGTTCCGATTCGATCAGGAAAAGTTCGACGCGGCTGTCCGGCGCGACGTCGCCGACTACATGCGGCATAATATGCGCGCGCCCTACTATCCCGAGGCCGAGGATTGCGCGGCCTGGGGGCGGCGCCGGCGCGAGTTGATCGAGGCCGTCCGCGACGAAGTGCTCGATCGCTGCGAAGACGAAGCGATGCGCGCCGTCTGGGATTTCTCGCATACCTATGAAAACGGAAGCCAGCACTGGGATGAAACGCTGCGGCGCATGGTGCCGACGACGCAGCATTTCCATTTTCAAGACTTCTACGAGCGTCACTGCGAGAGCTTCGATTTTTCGTTCATCTGGGCCTGCTACGCCATCGTCTGGGCGGTCCAGCGCTATGACGCGGAGACGCGGCCCTGGTACAATCTGCCGGTTGGGGAGCTGCGCAAGCGCTCGCCCGCGTGGAAGCGTCAGCACGCAAGAAAGGAGGCTGCATGATTCACCTTCGCATCGACAAACACACCGACCCACACCGCCAAGAAATGGCCTGCGGCATCGGCGCGGGACTTCCAGAAAACGACATGTACATCAGCGATGCGAGCCATCACCACATGGTCAATTGCCCCAGGTGCAAGCTGCATTGTGAGGAGCGCGCCGGTGATGTCTCCAGCTTGTCGATAGAGGCTGAGAGAGAGATCGAGAGGCGCGCGAAATGACAGGGACAAAGCAAGCGCGCAAAGCCAAGGGATCGGGCGGGATGGGGAATCATAAACACGGAACATGCGGCCGCGCTCCAAAAAGCCCGCGTTTCCGCTTTCACCAAAAACGCGAGGCCGAGCGCGACGACGTAAAAGATAAAACCCGGCTAAAATATCCAAAAGAATCGATCAAGGATCTGTTTGAAAAATGACAGAGAAACCAGTCTATCGATGCCCGCTGACGGGCCAGCTTTACCCGGACGGAACGGCTATCTTTTGCCGGGTTAATGGCGAGTGCGGGTCGGCGCGCAAGGGCGTCCTGATGTGGTGCGCCAGCGGAGCCTGGAAGGTCTTGTCGAAACGCCAAGGCGAGAAATCACATGGAGAGATTCTGACGATCGCCACGACCGGCCGCGCCATCGCCCCGCAATCGATCCGAAAGGCGCATGAATGAGCGAATGGAGCGAAAATCATCGCGAAGCGATGGAGATCGCCGATCTGGCGCACAGCGCGTTGAATCAAGGAAACGACGGCTATGCGCGGAAGCTGTTCGCTTTGGCGGCAGAGTCCGAAGAAAAGGCGCTCGCCGCCCTCGATCCCCTCGATCCATCGCTTAAACGGACGGCCAGAATCACGCGAGAAAGCCTTGCGGCGCTAAGAGAAAAAGCCGGGCTGTAAAAACAAAAAGGCGCGGGGGGATGCTCCGCGCCTTTCCTGAGATATTGTCCATGTCCACTCTTTCGAGTGTGATGTTTTTGAACCTATTCCCTGAAACAGTCAAGCTTCATTCGTTTTTGGTTCATGGACTTACAGAGTATGCGTCAGCGCTCCGCAGACTTAGCACCCTGACGGAGAAACCCTTATTCTCTAATTCGTTTTTGGCTTTGCCAACCTCGTTGTAGGGGAACCAAGTCGTCGGATTTGATAGCCATTCAGCGGCTTTGGCATTTAAGGGGGTGACGCGTCCAGCTATCCAATCACCAACGGCGCATATCTCAAAATCGCAATCTTCCGTCATAACGGAAGCTTGCAGGCGCTCGATCTCAGCAGCAGCCTCCAGACACAAGCGAGGGATTTGCCCGCATGTGTCTCTCATCCATACCGGGACCGCGCGCAAGCGTTCAACAAGCGGCAGGGCTTGTTCATCAAGGTCAGACATCACCGATCCCTTTTGTTGGGTCAAGCCTGCAAACAGCGGTCCATCTGGGCCTCCAGGGACCGCGATGCGTGATCCAGCGCCGGCGCAAGCCTGTTGATCTTCGGACGCCCGGCCGCCTTCCTTTGGGGAAACACGCGTCCCGTGAAGCGCTCGCGCCGGCGCACGAACTCTCGGAAAAACTCCTCGGATTCGCACGCCATCGACAGCAGTTCGAATGCTGGAACCGTTGGCATCCTTGGGTCTCTGACGTCAAGCCAGATCCCGACAAGGCTCGTTCCGACGCCGAAGATGTCCGCGAACGTGCTGATGGAATAGCCGCTACGATCGACAAGATCGTTCAGCTCTCCCTTGAATCGCTCTCTGACCTCTGCAGGCCATTCTTGGTACGGCTTTTTCATGCCTGGATAATAAGCCCATAAAGCGAACAATTCAAGCCCAGCCTTCGCCGCTATATTTCTCCAAAAAAAATTGGTTTTCATAAAAAAAGGCTTGTCATATGTTTGTTTTATGGCTATATTCTAAGTCATAGGAAGCAAACAGATGGAGGAACAAGATGAAGAACCGGGCGCTCGATCTCATCAAAGCAGTCGCCGATTTCCTTTGTGCGATCTGCTAAACCAATAACCGCCGAGGGTGAAGCGCTTCCACCGACCCCATAATGAAGCGCCCCGATAGTGGTCGGATCGGTCTGCGGGCCATCCAGTAAGGCCGGTCTCGTCGGGAAAACAAAAACAAGCTCTCCGGCGTAGGTACACAACGCAGGAGAAAGATGATGCCAGAAGTTAACATCAAACAGGTCGAAAGGATTCAATCCAGCCCAAAGCAAGGACTTCGCCAAGGGTGGACTGAATATCAGGTAAAGATCGGACGCAGAGTTCTATCTAGACATGATACTCAGCGACAAGCTGATAAGGCCGTAGAAGAGTTGCTTGCAAAAAACGACGATCTTTACAAGGCGCGATGAGCGCCTACCCCAGAGAGCTTGAACTAACAGCGAGCCTCGGCGGAAAGGCCAGGACAAAAGGGATCAGACATGACGGCGCTCATCACGCTCACACGAATTATCGAAATCATCGACAACAGCTCATGGCGCGGCGCTTGCCCGCCTGATCTGGCGACGTTGATTGCTCAGCATATCGCTTCGATGATTTAAGGCTCGAAAGAGCCTTTCTTCCACGGCTCGCGGAGTTTTTAGGAGGATGAATATGGATCAGAAATACAGCGAAGGCGACCACGTTCGCGTGGTCTTTTGCGGGTGTAGCTTCGACGGCGTGGTTGTCTCGGATAAGCCTAATCAATGGGGCGAGTACGCCGTTCGGGCTGACGATGAAACGACAATCGGCTGGTGCTAGATCATCGGCCCGGCTACCGGCAAGCCATTTAAAAGAGAGCCACGGGAGAGATAGCATGGCACAGGAAGTGGAGTACAAAATTAGGATAACTTATCGGACCGGAGACTCGCTCGGGTCCAACCAAGCAGAGGATGATGTTCCCTTGACATGGAAGGATATCAAGGTAGCAAAGCAGGCGCTTGCTTGGATCAAGCAGCTCGATGAGATCACATGGCGCCACAAAAACAGCTATACATGCCGCCTTTCCTACGGAGAAAAGGAAGCCGAACTGCGCAAGCTGCCTTGCGGGTGTCAAGAATACCCGACTGTGGCGATGATGCTACCACGCGATGATGGCACACTTCGGCAAATCGCCACGTTCTGGCGTGGGTATTTCGAGCGGTTGATCCGCGCGGAGATCGTGACGGAAGCCGACCAAGACATGGTGTACGAACCATAAAGGGATCGAGCATGGACCTAAAAAAGCTCATCGAAGAAGACGGCTGCGCCAACGTGATCCACGCCGTAGCCGATGCAATGGATGAAATAGCGAACGAGGAAGAGGATTATCAAACCGCCGAGGTGATGCGGATCGAGGCTCAGAAGCTCCGCGATTTCTTCCCAGTTTAACAAATCATCGCTTGCCAAGAAACGGAAACGCGGCTAAATTAGTTACATCAAAAGGGATCAGATATGGAAAACTTCGAAACTCTCAACACGGCCTTCGCCGGTATGCTCGACCACAACTGCGCGATTCTCGAAGCCATCAAAAACCGAATCCCGGCTTCGCAAATCATCACCCAACAAGATACGCTGGAAGATTTCATCGCTCTCACCGCCGACCGCATCTCAGACCTGGACGGCATGATCGAGGATGAACAATACCGCGACTGGCGGCGCCAAGAACTGCTCGCCGAATGGCGGGCGGAACGCGCCAAGCGCGAAACCATCCTACGTCGCCTCGACACAAAGAGAGGGTGATATGCTTCAAGTCCCGCCCATCCTTGGGCATCCAGGAGATAAGATCATGCCCTTCTGGAAATGCCTCTTAATCGCACTTGCCGGGGGGGCGCTTGCCCTCACCTTCCACATCTAGCCAGCCTTCCAAACAAAAAGGGATCAGACCATGAAGTACGGACGCAACGCTGAAGACCTCGTGCAAGAAATCCTCCGCCAATCCGAGAAGCGCCATGACCTCCACGCCCCCACAACGGCGCTGACTGTGGTGCCGGAATCGGTGCATGGAGAGCGCGGCGCTTTCCTTGCAATCAAGGGCGAAGAAACCTACGCCATCAGCAACCTCGCTCATGACCAAATCGGTCAGTTCTGCGACATCCCGGCCAAATTCTATGACCGGCTTCTGAAAGATTATCCCGAATTGCTGGCCCAGAACGTCAATGGCCTGATCAATGTCGAGGCCAAGACCCGGCTGCTGCGCACCCTTGACGGCCAGCTTCGCGCATTCTTGTCGGGCGGCTACCGTCCTCTCGAAAATGTTGATCTCCTGGCGACAATCCTGCCGACCATCAAGGAGCGCGGCCTGGAGCTTCATTCCTGCGAGATCACCGACCGGCGCTTATACCTGAAAGTCGTGTCGCCGGAATTATCGCGGGAACTGGCCAAGCATGGCGCGGCTCTCGGAGACGGTGGCCACACCATCGTTCGCGTCGCTTACGCGGCGGGCACGATCTCCAATTCGGAGCTTGGCTGCGGTTCGCTCGCAGTTCAGACCGGATACTACGATAGCGGCTGCTCAAATCTCGCAACGTTCGGAGAGCGGAGCGTCCGCAAATACCACTCTGGCAACCGCGTCGAATTGGCCGCAGACGCCGGAGCGCAGGTTTACATCACCGACGAAACCCGCGCTGCGCGCGACCGGGCGACGTTTTTGGAGGTCCGCGACACCGTCAAAGCGGCTTTCGACCCGGCCGAGTTCGGCAAGCTTATCGACAAGGTCGAAGCCACGAAAGAGGACAAGATCACGGGCGACCCTGTGAAAGTCGTCAACGTGACGGCAAAGCGCCTTGGGCTGACCGAGACGGACGGGCAAGCGGTTCTCCGCGATCTGATCGCCGGTGGCTCGCTTACACGCTTCGGCCTTGCGAACGCCATCACCCGCGCCAGCCAGGATCTCGATGATTACCAACGGGCCACGAACTTCGAGCGGGCCGGTGGAGCCTTGATCGAACTGAACAAGACCGAGTGGCGGCAACTGGCCCAAGCCGCCTAGCAACCCAGGAGGCGGAGCGGGGAACCCCCGCTCCGCGCACAGCATGAAGCAACTTTTAGATAGGATTTGGAACGCCGTGGAACATACAAATCTCTGGTTTTGGATATTCGGAATCACAACCGCCATTTTTCTTGGCGTTATGTGCTCACTTTAACCTCATCAGGGGACCGGAGCGGCTGAAAACCGCTCCGTTTTTGCTTGACTAGAAAGGTATTGGAACCGTGAAGCTTTTTCAGAATCCAGACGGGGCGAGCCCGCAAGCGAGAGCTGTCCTCGCCTATCTCAGCAGACACGAGAACATCTCAGGATCATGGAGCAAAGACTTGTTCCGCTACATAGCCGAGCCAACCGTCGCGCGGTGGCATAATGGCCATGAACAAGGGTATGTCGTGTCGATGCGGTCCGGGAGCGGAGACAGGCAGATCAATGTCGCATTTTTCGAGAACCGTTCTTCGAACATCTTCGCCATGCTCTGGGAGGAGCTTACAGTCTCGGGAAACCCACCCGAACTTTCATCAAAAGAACACAGGCACGAAATCGCTCATTACGAGGGCTTCGGAAAGGCGCGTGACATGGCTGATTGGATTTACGGCCGGCTTGCCGCCTTTTGGGCCGAGACGGATGAGCGCGCCCTATGATCGTGTACAAGCTCTGGGTTCAGAAAAGGAAAATCCCGTTCGGCAACGATTATGTTGAGTGGAGGATGGAGGGCTGGTTTCTGTTCGGGATCATCCCGCTGCTTAAGCGGGATCTGACCCCGCGCGGCAAGTTTGGAAAATAACGGCGGCCTATGCCGCAAAAAGGGGATCAGATCGTGTTGCAGCGGCTATGCCGGGCCGGGATGGAGCAATTCATCGAGGATCGGTGCATCATCAAGAGCGAGTCGTTTATTCGCTCGTCCCTGGTCCATGTCGATTATGACCAATGGAGAGAGCGGTGGAACCATGCCGAAGAATACGACGCGGCGTCGTTCGATGCCGCCTTCCTGGCGGCGTGCCATTTCGCGAGCCGTGAATGGATGGAGAGCGGCCGATATTACCTTTATGTTGGCGTATGCCTACGCCGAGACGCAGGAACGATCCCGCCCCGCCCGCATCCCCTTGTTCAGCCCCCTCCGGCGGCGCGCAAGTGCGCGCGGGCGGAGTGCGAAAACCGTTTTTACATGACCAAGCATCGGCCTCGAAAAAAGTACTGCTGTCTGGAGTGCTACAGAATAGACAAGAAGCCAATTCGGCCATGCTTGGTGTGCCAGAACGATACCGGCGCCGAGGGGAGAACGCTTTGCTCCGATGTGTGCCGGGCGGTCTACCGTGCAACACACCCTCCTCTTCCGCCGTCGCCGCACCCGCGGAAAAAGAGAGGCCGCAAACCGATAGACCCAGCCGTTTACACACTCCACGCGCGAGCAATGGAGGTTGGGACGTTTGAGGCCGGAATGGAGATCGGCATTTCCAAGGCCGCGGTGAATGGCCGGATGCACAAGGCCGGTTTATCGACGCAAGGCGCTCCCCGGAGAAAACGCCAGACGCTCGCCGAGCGCTGGGCCTCGGACGGAGACGATATCTTTACCGTCATGACACCAGATAAAAAACCAGCGATCTAACCATTTTTTGCTTGCCGTCTTTCGTGAAATTGGTTAGAAATAATGTCAAGGGATCAGGAACGGAGACACCAAATGCAAGCGCAAGTTAACCCTATTCAGAACCTTCGCGCAGTCCTTCCGCAACTTGCCACCGGCGACCGCAGCTTTGCCGAAAGCCTCCTCAACCAGTTCGAGCGCCGCGGAACGCTCTCCGAGAAGCAGTGGCCCCATGTGACCCGTCTCGCTGAGAAGGCCGCCCAAGGCGAGAAGCCCCGCGAGACGGAAGCCTTGGGCGATCTGAGCGGTATCCTCGCCCTTTTCGAAAACGCCTCTAAATCGGGTCTTAAGCGCCCAACGATCGTCCTTGGCGTGGACGGTATCGGCTCGATCAAGATCAATGTCGCCGGCGAAACCGCAAAGGTTCCGGGAAGCCTGAATGTCGTCGCTAAGGATCAGGTCGACGGTTATGGCCGCCCGCTCTGGTTTGGCCGCATTCTGCAAAGCGGCGCTTTTGAGAAGTCGCCCCGCGCAACAAGCCCAGCTGCTCTTCTGGCTCAGCTTCGCGCATTCGCCGAACGCCCCGCTGAAGTAGCGGCCGAGCACGGAAAGCTGACGGGTTGCTGCTGCTTCTGCAATCGCCCGCTCAAAGACGAGCGCTCCACCGAGGTCGGGTACGGCCCGATCTGCGCCGACAAATTTGGACTTCCATGGGGCGAATAGCCCCCCTCCCCTGCAAGCCGAAAGACTAGAATGATGCGCTTTGAAATCACGGATAACGGGAAGCCTGTGCATGGCTCCGTCAAGTGGCTCCTCATATTTTCCATTGCGTTGTCGGCGCCGTGGCTTGTGCTTGCGGCGTTGGTCTTTGGGGCATCCGTGAAGATCGACTTTTAAACAAGAAAGGGATCAGAAATGTACATCGATACGAAACACTGCGGCGTCTGGCACATCTCAAAAGGGCCGTCGCCGTTTGTTTTCAGAAAAGGAAAGCAGGACGTCTCCGTCGCATCGAGGGCGGGTTGGGGCATCAAGAGGGATGACGGCTTTCATTACGACACGCAGGTCCGGTTCGCCGCAGAAAGCGGCGCTGTCATTTCAGAATATAGCCGGATGCCACCGGAGATCACGCCAGATCTTCTGAAGCAATGGGGCTTCTTGGATTAAAAAGGGATCAGAATCATGAGCGTCTCATTCTTTCCGGCAAGAGGAGATCAGCCGCCTCGCTTGCGGCGCGCTGAACTTCAGCACCTCGATATCAACGTCGCCAACTCTAATGCTTGCGACCTGCTCGAAGCTATGGGGCTTCCACGCGAAGACTACGTCGGCGGTGAGCTTTCAATCGATCGGTTCATAAATCGCTGCCGGAACCGGCTCCGCGCCGGCATCGGGAAGCGTTCGCCAGACCTCGAAACGATCATCATGAAGGAGCCGGGGAAGGCGACTTTCTATGACTGCGGACGCCGGGAAGGCTATATCGAGGAAAAACTTCTCACTTTAGTTAAAATGGCCGAGGAAGGCAAGACTCTCGGCGCAACTCTTATCGCTTGGAGCTAAAAATGGCCATACAATGCATCGAAGATGCCCAGTTGTTTCCTTAAAGGAAAAAACTCGGAGCGCCGTCCATATGCGAGGATGGACGGCGCTTTACGCAATACCTCCGAACGGTAACGAATACAAAACGAATTAGATTTAGATTTGTTCCAAACAAAAAGCCCGGTTCGTCGCCGGGCTTTTTCAGTTTCACCGCAGGCCCATCCTTCTATCGGCATCTTTGAACCATCTCCCCATCGGACCGACCCCGAGGTCTTCTGCCTTGGCGAGCTTGTCTTTTGCTGCCGCAAGAGCGGCCTCAGCGGCGGCGACTTCCGCTTTTGCCGTTGCGATGGCGGCCTGCTTTTCGGTGTGGGTGTAGGTTTTGGCTTTTTCGTCAGTGCTCACGCTTTACCTCATTTTCACATAAACCGGCCCCACAAGCCGGGGAGCCGTGGGGCCTACTTTTTGTAACCGTCTATGTATAGGCGTATTCAAATAGCTGTCGTGGTGTGGTGTGAGTCGTATCCTTTGTGTGCGAATTACTCAGGTTTCATCCAATCACGTCGTCGCCTCTATTTGACGGCGGCGTGCTAGTACAATATAGTACAAAACGGTGCGGATGGCAACCGCTTGAGGGGTCTATGGAGCGTCTAAAGCAAGTTTCTGCCTACACGACTGAAAGGGAGCGAGAGATTTGGCAAGGCGTCGCGAGAAAAGAGGGCCGGACTCTTTCGAGCCTCATCGCGATGCTGTTGAGGGAGCACTGCCTGATGCACGGGATCGACTCAACGAGGGGAGAAGAACCCCGACAACGCTCGAAGAGGCCATCCTCTCCTCTATAGGGCTGGCGTTCGCCTTTGCGATTCTTTTTGTGATGATCGCCGTGGCCTTCATCTTTCCTGTGCCCGATATCCACGCGAAGGCTTTTGCCGGCATAATGGCCGGGACGGCTTTTGCAAAAGGCGCCATGCGCTGCCTCGATGCGCTATTTGATATCTTCGATGAAATTTCGGCCCATAAGCTGGTTTTTGCGAGCATAGCGCTGGCCGTCACATCTGGCTTGGTGGCGGGAGCCATGACGCCCGAGACGATGACGCCGGAAGCAGCGGTCGGCGTCGCATCTGTGATCGCGCTTGGCGGCGCCGCGCTCCCATTCGTCATCTGGGGCGCGCTTTGGCTTTGGGATTGGATCGCCGGCGTCGTTCGTCCGCGCGCCGCCCGGCTGCAGGAGCAAGTAAGAGCCGCTCCGACGAAGGCCCGTGAAGCTCGCGCGGCGGCGGCCGATCGCGTTTCCAGAATTCCGATCCTGCTCAGGGGATTGGCGCTTGGCGCTGTGGCCACCGCGCTTGGAACGATCGCTATCTTATTCCTGCCTGGGGTGGTCGCTCGGCAGGCCGGCGAATTGCGTCGCGCAGAGCCTGCCTTCAGCCCTGCGATCGCGAGGCCGCGGCCTCCTGTCGAGGTCGCCAGAGGCCCATCTGTCTCGGTTCAAGAGACCGCGCCAACGCCCGCCACAATCGCGGGGACCGCACAGCCGGATGCGACGGCGGATGAAGCGCCGAAACGCAAACAAAAATCGAAGCGTAAAAAGAGGAGTAAACAGCGGTTATGAAAACAATCATATACTTTATTGCTGGGGTTTTGATGATCCCTGTGATGACCTTTCTGTTCTACGTCGGCTTGAGTTCGGATTCGGTTTTTCCGCGGAGCGATCCGGCGGCCAAAGAGATCGAGAGAAGGCCCGTTTCAGAGGCCCGTGACGAGACGCCCGCGCCTTCCGCCCGTCCGTTCGATCGAAGGGAGTGGCAGCTCCAGATTGAGCGAGGGCGTCCACCGGAGAGCCGGATCGCGCCAGCGCCGGAACGTAAAGCAGACGGGCTTTACCATTCTCACCTTGAATATACGGCGTCAGGATTGCGCTATGTGGACGATTAGCCCGATCGAGGCGGCCGGCTTCGCGTTTCTTCCCCTTTTGGCTCTTTGCATGGCGGTTCCAATGGCGGCTTTGGCTTTTATCGTTGGCGTTGGCGTATTCTTCATGATCTGCGCCGTGGCTGCGCTTATGCATGGTCACGGCGCGCCGGCCGCGGCTCCGGTCGTGTCGCATTACCACACAACGACGACCTATGATTTTAGCGCGCTTTCGAAGGCCCTGGCCGCCTACGCGCCGTGGATGGCGGCTGCCCTTTGCGTCTTGGCGGTCGCCTATGTGGCCGCAATGGCTGTGAGGTCGGCGCCGAAAGAAAACTTTGTCTCTGTTGTGAGATGGCTGGTTTTGTCGTCCGTTGCGGCGGTCGTAGTCCTTGCAATCGCGGCCTGCGTCATCTGGGGCGTAACAGCGAATTTGGCGATCATCTGCTTTTTTGGCGTGGTTGTCCTGTTTTTCGCCTTCTGCGTCTATGGCTCATGGCTTCAGGCCTGGGCGTATCGAGACTCGCTCGATGCGTATCGCAATCAGATCGAAGCCGGAAGCCACCGGCAAGACTCGCCGTATGTCTCCCATCAGGAGCAGATCCACAGCGTCCGGCTCTCTCCGCCGCAGCAGGCGCAGCAGGCGCAGCTCCCGCCGCGGCAGCAGACGCGCCGCCTTCCGCCGCCGTCAAATAGGCCAGGACCATGACCCTCGCCGACCTGCCAACATCAAAAACCGTGGTCTTCGGAGAGGCGGGCGCGCCAAGCGTCGAGCAGCGCAAAACCAGTAACGCGCATATCTGGTTTTTTGTCTGGACGGTGGCGATCCCGGCCGCCATCGCCTTGACCTATGTGGCCTTTATGAGCGCCACCGTATCGACTGCGCTGGCGACGACATTGCCCTGGAAAATAGGGATCGGTCTTCTTGTCGTCGCGTTGACCGCGGCCCTTGGCGCGCTCCCGATCATCGCGGGTTTGATGTGGGCCGAGGATGACCGGCCGATCGCCTACGCAGCGCTCGTCCTCCTTGTTCTTGTCTGCCTGCCGATCGCTGTTTTTTCGGCCGGCGCACACGCCTATTACGCAATGCATAGCGCGCCCAAGGCCGAGCCGAAAAAGGACCGCCCTCTTATCGATTTCGAACCGAGAAAAGAGAGCGCGATCCTATTGGAAATCGAATCGTTTCCCGTGAAACGTTTCTTTTTCAAAAACCCGAGGACCGGAGTCGAATATCAAATGACGATGGATGGCCTCGTAGAGCGCACCGGGGAATGCCGCAACTTTTCGCGCGATGCATTCGAAGCCGACTTCCAGAGGGCCTTTTGCGATGATTGGAGACGCACCCGCGCCGAATTAGCCGAGCGCCGACGCCTGGATGCTCTTGCTGCGACCGGAGCCGCGGGGATCGAGGCGATGTTGTCGGGAGAGGCGATAACCGCCGCGCGCTGGTTTATTGCGGTCTGGGGTCCGGCCGCCGCCCTGCTGTTCGGCCTGCTCGGATTCGCCGTCGCCGGCGGCGTCATCGGGAAGATGATCTTGCTTTCGACGCCACCCGCCCCGACACCTGCGACCATAGCTGAGCCCATTGTCGATATTCTGGACCCGGCTCCGACCGCTGCTCCCAATTATTTTGGCATGTGGAGCGCAGATTGCGTCGGCCTGGACGAGACGGCGACGATGCTCAAACCGCCCGCGATCTGGCAATCCTTCGTCGATTGGTCTACAGATATTGGATATCCGGGGCAAAAACCTCCCCTTAGCCAACCTGAATTCCAGAGAGAATTTAGCGCGCGCTATGGGAAGCACAAAGTACACCGCGGCACACAGGGTGGCACCACATATGATGGCCTAGTGCTTTGGAATTCGCAAGATGGGGAAGATAGCCTCTGATGAAGATCAGAGAGCCGCGAAAGCGGCCTTCGATTTCCTTTTGAAATTCGCGCCGAAGGGGAGCGCACAGTTCTGGACGATCGTCGTCGGGAAAAAGCCGATCCGGCTTGCGCCGGGCGCGCTAGAGACAAAACAATGGCTGGCCGCCAATATCCGGCATCCATCCGGCGTCTGCGTCCTGGTGCGCGATCTGCAGTACACGAGCCATATCGCCGTCGAGACGCACGTCGAGAATGTTCGCCCATTTCCGGCGCGCGCGATGGCTGCGGTCCAGGCCGGCCCTTACCTCACGTTCCTGTGGCGCCTGATCCATCAGCTTGATGCGCGGCGCGCGCAAGCGCTTGCCGGATCGGCGATCAGCGCCATCGGCGGGCATGATACCGAGTTTCTATTCCCATTGCCGGGATCAATCCGACATCGCGAGGTCGTCGCGCTCAAGCGGTTTGAGCCTGCATCCGTGAGCCGGCCGCCGCAATTCGCATCGCCCGACGCCGCGAAGAAGAGAACGGCCGCCGCAAAAATGGACCCGAAAGGCCGCGCCGTGATCGAATCCCTGCGCGGGTTCGGGATAGAGGCCCGGCTCGTCGGTTCGAAGGTTGGACCGTCCGTCACGGTTTACGAGGTCGAGGCGGCGTCCCATATCCGCGCGAGCCGCGTCGTCGGCATGGCCAGCGACCTTGCGTCCAGGCTGGGCGTCGATGGCGTGCGCGTCAATACGTCGACCGGCTCCAGCTCGATCGCGATCGAGCTTCCGAACGAAACGCGCGAAGAGGTTAAGTTCTCGAATGTGGTCGCCTCGGCCGCCTTCCGAACCACCGATGCGGAAATCCCGCTCGCCCTCGGAAAGGCAATCAACGGATCGCTTGTGGTCGCGGATTTGCAAACCATGCCGCACCTGATGATCGCCGGAACTACCGGATCCGGGAAATCGGTCGGCCTGCAGGCGATGATCCTGTCCATCCTGGCGACATTGACGCCCGCCGAGATCGGGTTCGTGATGATCGACCCAAAGCGGCTGGAGCTGACGCGCTACAACGGCATCCCGCATCTTGCATTGCCGGTCGTCACCGACCCGGAGATGGCCGTCCCGGCTCTTGAGCGCGTGCGCCAAGAAATGTTAACCCGATATGAGATCATGGAGCGGTACGACGTCCGCAAAATCTCCGAATACAATGAAGGTCGCTACGGCGAGCCCATGCCCTACCTCGCGGTCGTTATCGACGAGATGGCCCAACTTGTCGAGACGGCCGGGCCGGAGCTTATGGGCATTATCCAGCAGATCGCCCAAATGGGCCGCGCGGCCGGCGTCCATATTATCATGGCGATGCAGCGCCCGAGTGTGGATGTGGTGACGGGCACGATTAAGAATTGTTTCCCGAGCCGGATCAGCTTTCAGGTGACGTCGGCGATCGACAGCCGCACGATCATCGGCGAGGCGGGAGCCGAGCAGCTCCTCGGCCAAGGCGATATGCTCCTGATGGTCGAGGGCCGCAAGCTCCAGCGCATCCAGGGGCCGAATGTGACCGCGCGCGACATCCGGGATGCGATCCAGCGCGCTCGCGGCCAGCCCGGACCGGCCAACCATGTCGTCGGCGGAGGCGCGGCGCTGCTACGGGACCGACCACAAAAACAGCTCGCGCTTGAGGCGCGCGCGGACCTGAATCCACAAAAGGCCGAGACCGCCGAAGAGCAGGTCGAGCGCGCCTTAAAATGTGGACCGCTGCCAACTGGCCGGCTACTCGCGGAATCTGGCGTTTGCCGGGCGACGCTGTACAGACTCCGGCGCGCCCGTTTTGTGGTCGCAACGCCGCAAATGAACGGGGGCGAGACACTCTGGCAGCTTCCGGGCTAAAATCGCAGGAGGAGGGCTACAGGTCTCTCCTCCTCCTGTCTCATCGGCCCATTTTTCGTGTCTCATGGGGGCCGTGAGACACCCTTGAGACAGCCGGTGAGACACTCGTTTTTGAGGTTCGTTTTTACGGCTCCGGCGCCAGATTATTCGATGGCTTTAAGCTGCACCCGAGACCGCATTCGAACCATAGTCAGAACCACACCTCCGAACCAGATTCGAGATCCATGAGAACCAGAATAATCTGGCATCACGAGCCATTCGATTCTGGTTTTTCGTTTTGTGGTCGGACCACAAAACGAACTGGCCGCAGCGGGTTGTTTTCGGGGGATAGATCCCGCTGCGGTCCATCTTACGGGGACGCACACAGCCCGGCGCCGAGGGTGGGGCAAACAACGCCGGGAATTCTTTAAGCTGCTTTCGGCTCGCCGGGGAACTTACTCCGTTTTCCCCTCAACGTGATCGGCGACGCGGTCGCGAGCCCTGGCGAGTAAAGTCACCGCTTCCGTGAGCGCCGGGCTTCCGCCGGGGTGACGCTCGACCGCCACCATTGCAGCGATGATTGCGGCCTCCGCCGGGGTATGCCACTTGCTGTCAATGCGCGTCGGGATGCCATCAGGCCGGTAATACGGGCGAATGCCGCCGAACTCCATCCATTTGCCCAGGGCGATCTCGCAAGATCTGTCTGCCATCGTCATTGCCGGATTCCTTGCGGTTCGGGTTGGTCATAAAGAAAAAGCTCCGGCTGTGACACCGGAGCTTTCACCTATGAGGCCGGGGCATTTATCTCCCGGCAGTCCCGCGGCTACCCCCCCTCGATCCAAGGAGACGGCCCAGACTTGTTTTTGAGGCGGATCATGATCGCTATACGCCTCGTTCCCGGCTCACTTTCGCGTCTGTTGCCGATTTAGGTGGTCCCGTTAGCTCTGTCGCCAAAGCATCGGTCCCTCCTCCGCGCGCAACGCTCCTCACCGGGGGAGCCTCATAGAAACTTGGATGCAGAGAGCGGATTTGAACCGCTGACCTTCAGGTTATGAGCCTGACGAGCTACCGGGCTGCTCCACCCTGCAAACGCCAGAGGGAAGTTGTGGCTTCCTCTGGCTGCCCGGTCGAACGGGCTAACGTTTCCCGCGCCGTCGCGCTGAGAATTTAAAATCATTCCCGGCATATTCAGGACACGAGCCGGGGGCGTGCTTTCAAAGCTAGGCGCTTCTAAACTGCCTCGATTTGGATTTCCTGTCAAACCCAGGGCGAAACGAATCCACCATCAAAACGGGATTTCGTCGTCGAAGTCCTTTTCCGGCGGCTTCTTGGTCTCCGTCTTCGACTGAGAGGACGACCCACCGTCATCATATTCGGAAGCCTCGGAGGAGGCATCCCCGCCGCCCTTCTTGCCGTCGAGTAGTGTGATCTGGCCATTGTAGTTCTGTAAAACGACTTCAGTCGTGTAGCGGTCGTTCCCGGCGTTGTCCTGCCATTTACGGGTTTGAAGCTGGCCCTCGATATAGACCTTCATGCCTTTTTTCAGGAACTTCTTAATGACATTGTCGACCAAGTGCGTGTTGAACACGACGACGCTATGCCACTCGGTTTTCTCTCGGCGTTCGCCGGATTGCTTGTCGCGCCAACTATCCGTCGTTGCGAGGCGCAGGTTGCCGACGGATCGTCCGTCCTGGGTGTGTCGAATTTCTGGGTCCGACCCGAGGTTGCCGATAAGAATGACCTTGTTCACTGAGCCCGCCATGAGGACTCCTTTCTTTTGCTTTTAACGCTCGTCTTGCTTGTGCTAGTATAATAACGTATTGTGCTAGCACAAGCAAGATAGAGCGGACAATAAAAAACCCGGCTCCTCAAGCGAGGTCCGGGCTATGGCTTTTCAGGTAGCATTCCGACCGACGAAAATCAAGGGATCAGATGATGGAATTCACAGGCGATAAAGGGATGATGCAGGTAGACGAGAGTTCAGAATACAAGAAAGGCACTTGCGCGTGGTGCCAACACGAGGGCGAGGTCTTTCGGGATAACAGCTTGTGCGATGATTGCGATTGCGACGTCGTCCATTGCTCTATCTGCAAATGCCACCAGCACATTGATAATCCATGCAGGCACATCTTTAAAACCAGCAACCTTGACTGGCGCGGATCAGGAATCAATGGCGAGGAAACAGACGTCGACCTCAAGAAATCGTTCTTTGCGCTACTTTCTCAGATGCCGGAAGATTTTCCGGGAGCGCTCCGGCAGGCGATTGCCTCTGAAAAATTTCATACATGGTTCATCGCTCCTCTGATCGGTTCCAGCGTGATCTTTACGCTTTACGGGATTCCGAGAGGATATAACGATAAAACATTCGAGGATGCCATGGTTGCGGCGTGCGAAAGGGAAGACGCGTCAGAAACCAAAGATGGGTACGACTGGCTCGCCAGCCTTTACAACAACCAAACGCCCCAGGCGAACGCAACGACGATCGCATGGGTCGATGAATACGTCCTTTCCTTGTCCGCCAAGGTTTCGACGTGAATTCGAATCGAATTTTAGCGCTTGCCAACTATTGCAAATTGCAATAGTTTGGCCTCGAGGTTCGGAGCGAGCCCCATGGCTTTGGGTTACCATTGCGGATGATAATCCCCATCGCCGATCACTCTGTTCGCCCCGCTGAGTTTTTGCGTGAGCCCCTTGGTTTCGGTTCTCTTTGAAACAGCCCCGATTCCGCTCAATCTGCTCACGTTCTGGAAAAAGGGAGGCATGAGCCCCAGGATTTCGGTTTTCGCAGGATGATGCGTTGGGTCTTGGACCCGGCGTCGGAGGTTCGACCCCTCCATTTCCGATCTCCGCTTTTCTGCTCATGCCGACCGTTTTGATTTGAGAAAGGTGCGCGAGCCCCAGAATTTCGGTTTTCACAGGATGCTTGGGTCGGTGGTTCGAGTCCATCTCCTTGGGGCAATCCCAGGGATAGCTCAGTTGGGAGAGCAAAGCTTAAAAAACCCGATTTTCGCCGATCTGCTCGCGTTCCTTTTCGATCAAAACCCGATCAAAAACTTGGCAGGGCATAGGCTTTTAGGAGAAAGCGCTTATGTCTTACACGAAACTTTATTCCCCAAACAGAACGTCGCAAAACGAGCCGATTCCCAACCGAATCCAGGTTCCGAACCACGCCGGCGGTTACGCCTTCCCGGTCGATGACTGGACCCGTCTCGATCGATTCATTAAGCTTGGCAGCTCTGAATCGACCTATTACCAGCAAGCCAAAAACCTGACCCGCGAGAACGCCGGCGCCGTCCTTTCGTGCTGGGCCGCGGACCCGTGGCGCACAGCCGAGGCGATCGCCAAAATCTCCCACGAAGGGCGTGCGGCCAAACAAGACGCCGGGATCTTCGCGCTCGCGCTCGGAGCCGCCTCGATGGATAATGACGAAGCGCGCCGCGCCGCCTTCGCTATGGTTCCGAAAGTATGCCGCACAGCGAGCACGCTTTTCCAGTGGTTCAAAGATTGCGAGGGCCTCGGCCGCGGTCTTTCGAGCCGCGCCATGAAGCGCGTCATCGCAGCGTGGTATCGGGCGCGGACAACTGAACAGCTCGCCTATCAGATGATCAAGTACCGGTCTAATGTTGGCTTCACGCACAAGCGCGCAATCGAGCTGGCCGGGCGCGGAGCAGGCGACGACGTCTCCAGACAGGCGCTTTACCTTTGGGCGCGCGGGAAAGAGCATAACCACGCCGACCTGCCGCCGATTGTGCAGGCCCACATTCAGGCGATGGATCTTGATGTTTCGGACACGGAGCAAAACCGCCTTTTGCGCGCCCTGATAGCGATCCACCGCCTGCCGTGGGAGGCGATCCCGACCGAGGCGCTCACCGACCCGAACGTCTGGCGCGCGATGGTTCCTCACCTCAAATTGACGGCCCTGATCCGTAACCTCGCGACGATGACATCGTGCGGCGCGATCGATCCGCAGAACTGGCAACACGTCGCGCTCCGGCTCAAGGATGACCTGCGCGCCGAACGCGTGCATCCGTTTTCGATCTTGCAGGCGCTTGTCGTCTATAGGAGCGGACACGGCGTGCGCGGCGGAAAATCCTGGACTCCGGTCCCGCGCATCGTCGATGCCCTGGACGAAGCGTTCTACGCCGCATTTGAGAACGTCGATCCGACGAACAAGCGCATCATGGTTTCTCTCGATCTGTCGGGATCCATGACGGACCAGATCGCAGGATCGGCCCTGTCGTGCCGTGAGGCGTCGGCGGCGATGGCCTTGTCGACGCTCGCCATTGAGCCGAATGCGACCTGCTACGGCTTCACAACGGGGCCGTATCCGAGCCGGTTTGATGGCGTATATCACGGCAAGATCGGCTGCGGCCTGACGCCGATGCAGATCTCTCCGCGTCAGCGTCTCGATGACGTGGTCGCCTATATCGCAACCCAGAAAATGGGAGGCACTGACTGCGCCTTACCGATGATCGAGGCGGAAAAGCACGGATGGAAATACGACGCCTTCGTGATCTGGACGGACAACGAAACGTGGTTCGGAGATATTCACCCGGTCCAGGCTTTGCAGAGCTACCGCAAGAAATCCGGCATCCCGGCGAAACTGATCGTCGCCGCGATGACCGCGACGAACTTCTCGATCGCAGACCCGAACGACGGCGGCATGCTGGATATCGCCGGGATGGATGGAGCCGTCCCAACCCTGATCAGGGATTTCATCCAGGGATGACAGGGGCCGAGTTCGAACAAGCGGCCATAAAACTCTACGGGCGGCGCTGGAAAGCGCCTCTCTGTCGACGGTTGCGCCTCCATTATACAACGCTATGGCGGTATCAGCGCCTCAATGAGGTGCCGGAATCTATTGCGGAGGCGATGCGCAGCTACCTCGCCGAGAAAAACAAGGGATCGGACCGTGAAAGCCTACGAACTGACAATTAAAATCATCGACTTAGATGAAATCGGGCCGGACGAGATCAAAGACGTCCTGGAGCATACGCGCTACGCGAACCGCTGCATTGCGCCGGAAGTCCTGAACATTCGCGAGGCGGACATCGGCGAGTGGAGCGACGACCATCCCTTGAACCGCCGTGACACCGCGAAAGCGGAATGGCGCCGGCTATTCCAGAAATCTTGACAGGCGGCCGGGCGCAATGAGACAAGAATGCGCGTCAGCGGCGGAGAAATCCGCGGGGGACAGGGGTAGCGGCTCGTTCGATCCGAGCGCCTTTGGATGGTGTCTGCACTGCCATCCCGCTGATCTGCGTTTGGTCGGTGTCTCGAAAGCACTCTATGGCACCAGTTTGCGCGTTCGTAGCTCAGTTGGATCAGAGCGCCGGTCTACGAAACCGGGGGCCGCAGGTTCAAGTCCTGCCGAACGCGCCAATTGGAGCGTAGCCAAGTTGGTAAGGCAGGGGCCTTTGAAGCCTCCACGCGAAGGTTCGAGTCCTTCCGCTCCAGCCACCTTGACCCGGTCACCAAAACAGGCTATCCATCCAGAATGATGACCGCGCCCCGAAAGACACGAACGACCACCAAACGCTAAGCGTCCAAGCTTCAGCGTCCGCGCGCCGTCCTTTCCCTTTTCACAATTTGCGCCCTTGTAGCCGAACGGTAAGGCATCCGCCTTGTAAGCGGGAGATTCGGGGTTCAAGTCCTCGCGGGGGCACCATTACCGACGCAGACTCGTAGCTCAGCCCGGTTAGAGCAGGGAGCTTTTAACTCCAAGGTCGCGGGTTCAACTCCCGCCGAGTCTACCAATTTAGGTTTTGCCATTTGTAGTTAAATCGGTTAAATTCAAAAAATAACTAAGGGATCAGAAGAGATGAAGAAGGTCTGGTATTTGGACGTCGATCTCACGACGCCGCAAGCGGTCAGGGAAGTGATCGAGCGGATGTGGATGGAGCGCGATCTTGGCAACGACGTGTATGTCATCCACATGTCGATTGCGAATGAGCGGAAGTTCGGCGACCCGGTCAAGAACGCGCCTTTGCTGGCGCATTTGCGCGAGAACGGCGTCGAGGATGATGAGTTGGTTCTTCTTCGTTATTCCTGGTAAAACGGCCACAAACAAAGGGATCAGATCGAATGACAGATATCGTCGAGCGCGCCAGACTATTTGCGACCGCAGCTCATGCTGCGATCGGGCAGACGCGGAAATATTCAGACGGCAAGGAACCATACATCGTCCATCCTGCCGAGGTGGTTCAAATCCTTCAATCGACTGCTCGCGAAGGGCGCGGCTACACCGTTCAGATGGAGGCGGCGGCGTGGCTGCATGATGTCGTTGAGGATACCGAAATCACGCTAGACTTGATCAAAGAGATATTCGGTTCTGAGGTTCGCGATCTCGTTTATTGGCTGACCGACGACAAAGCGGCCCCCGGCCTCAACCGGGCCGCGCGGAAGCAGCGCACGCTTGAGCGGTTGGCTACGGCGCCGGATGACGCCAAGACGCTCAAGACAGCGGATTGCATATCGAACGCGCATTCGATCTTCGAAAAAGACCCAAATTTCGCCAAGGTGTACCTTCGAGAGATGAACGCCTTACTTGATGTTCTGGATGGCGCAGACCCGATTCTGCTGAAGCGCCTGCGCGACATCCTCGGAAACTACTCAGGGATCATTCACTAATGAGAACGCTGTCACGGTCGAAGGAAGTATTGCGGACAAAATTGGACGGTCCGAAGCCGGGGGAGGTGGTTTATCTCCGCCGCGTCTACATCACAAGGAAAGAGTATCGCACATCGAAGTTCTTCATGTGCTTTACGATGAGCGGAAGCATCGCAAAATACGTCGCCGCGGAAAACCGCGAAGCTGCGAAACGCTTTGTCAGCAAACAATATCCACATGCTAAATTTTGGAAATAGAGGAATTTATTCAATGAGAACAATCATTTCTATGAAATTTGGGTCGCACCTTTACGGGACGGCCACACCGGAATCCGACCTTGACATCAAAGAGGTCCATATCCCAGGCGCGCGCGATATCCTGCTCGGCCGGGCCAAAGAGACGATCAACCGGCAAGCCAAAACGAGCGTCGGAGGGCATACTCGAAAAAACACGGCCGGCGACACCGACTTTGAGAGCTACTCGCTCGCTAAGTTCTTGAGGCTGTTCTGCGAGGGGCAGACAGTCGCCTTGGATATGCTGTTCGCGACGCCGCTCCTCAAATGCGGAGCCGATCACGACTTTTCCGAGGAGTGGGCGGAGATCTGGGACAACCGACATCGGCTGGTGTCACGCCAGTGCGCGCCGTTCCTTGGGTATTGCCGCAAGCAGGCTGCAAAATACGGCATCAAGGGATCTCGCGTCGCCGCAGCTCGTGGAATCACAAATCTGCTCGCTAGCTTTATCGAAAAGAACGGTCCGATTCGGAAGCTCTCCGACTTCGCTTGGGCGGTGGAGAGTTTTACGCATTCGACGGAGCACGCCGGAATCGAGGATATCGAGAACCCCGGCAATGGCGCAGTGATCCGCCACCTCGTTGTTTGTGAGCGCAAAGCGCCGTTCACCGTGTCTCTGAAAGAGGCGCATGCGATCTACAAGCGCATCGTCGATGAATATGGCGAGCGGGCGCTCCAGGCTGAACGCAACGAGGGGATTGACTGGAAAGCGCTCAGCCACGCCGTCCGCGTCGGGACGCAGTGCCTGGAATACCTGTCGACGGGGTTTGTGACCTTTCCTCGGCCAGATGCAGCGCATCTGATTGAGATCAAGACCGGGAAGCTGGCCTACGCGCCAGTGGCGGAAGAGATCGAGCGTCTCCTCGCGGAGGTGGAGGCGGCGGCTATCAAATCGACTCTTCCTGAGAAGCCTGATTACGAATGGTGCGATGACTTTGTCGCCGATGTTTACAGAGAGGTGGTGATCAATGGGTGACGCTTCGCTTTTTAGGAAGTTCGGCGCAATCGAGGTCTCGTACAATACCTTCAGCGATCACCTCGTCATCGGGCAAACCACGCCGGGCTACCGGACGGCGCTCCATCTTGCCAGCGCGGCCCAAATCGATGCGCTGGAAAAGGCCATAGAGTGGGTCAAGGCTGTCAGAGCCGGCGACCTTAAGACAAGGGAGGGCGGCCCCTGTTAGTTTTCCTGCATGCGTCATCCCATCATTGCGACGATGGTCTCCGTCGATTTTGACAGCCGCACAAGCCGGTGGTCTATGCCGTAGTGCTCGCACAGGATCGCGAGCGCAAAGCGGAGCGCATCGGCCCCCCGCGTGCTCTGGACGTTGACGCCTTTGTCTGGCGCGTAATATTCGCCGAGCTTGGAAAGGGGAGGGGCGTCCCCCATCGTCGAAATGACCCAGGCGAGCGCCGGGCTCAGAATTTTGTGCACCGACCGCAAAGCCGAATGGACGCTCTGTCGGCAGGTAATTACGTAATCGCTCTCGTAATCCCGGCCGCCCTCGCCGTCGACCCGCTCGCGATAGCGGACGGTCGCCGCGCCGCGAAACCGGGCGCCGTGCCAGTCCTGGCAAAGCCTTAGAGCCGCCGCATATTCATTCGAGTCGATCGTGCCTCGCGTTCTCAGGTTGCGCAAGGTCGGCGTAATCTCGGTTATCGTCTCGGAAAGCTTCTCGCCCCTGTCGCTAAGGATCGGGCGATCGTCCAGGCACTCGCCGGCCTCCCTCGCGCGATCCAGGCGCTCCTTCGTCGGCTTGTTCGGAAATGTCTTGGGCCTGCGGGCGTAGGCTCCGGTTTTAAGGCCCAAGGGATCGGACTGGACGGCTACAGTGGCTTTGCGCGGTCGCACGGGCTCTATAGCTTCAAAGAAGGCCCTGAGTGGCTCTGTGATCTGCTGAACGACCTCTGCTTCGGAAAGTCCTTCCGGTCTCCACGGAGCGTCGCCCTCATCCTTCTTGTTGGCTGCGCCCGAGTTTACCGGGCCTTGAGGGCGGACGATGAGCCGACCGTTTGCTGAGGCTCCATAGCTGCCTGCGCATGAGGCGAGCGAAATAGGCGTGTTTCGGCGCCGGCCTAAAATCATAGGATGATCCGTGTTTGCGTGTCCCCACTAACGCAAAACTGAACCGGATCAGGCTTCCCTCCCTCAGACCGCAAGGGATCCTATAACTGCTTCGCCAGTCACAGCGCAAGAAGGTTCCGACGGGCGTCTGAAGAACGACCTTTCGGCGAGACTCCCATGGCCCGTCGGAATGGGTTTGTCTGGCGCTATACGCTTGGCCTTCGGCGTCCGCATGGAGGCCAGACAAACTTTGCGCGCGGCGACGCTGCAGTGGCCTTGCGGCTATGGCCGTATGGCCGCGCGCCCGCCAGAGGCGGAAGGGGTGACGGAAGGCGATTACAAACTAGCCTTTCGGCGTAGGTCGGATGGCCTTTCGTCGTTCGGATTGCAAGGCGAATCATATGAGGCCGATCGGCTCCAGTTCATGGGCCTCGCAAAGAGGATGCATTATGCTACCCGCCAAAGTTCAGGATGCGCAATCATGAGATTTGCGACGGCTTCTTCTGGGGTCTTGCCCTTTCCCTCAAGGGAGCCATAAGGGTGATCAACAGTTGCCGGCCTTTGGTCGGGCTTGAATGTTACTTCGGCATGCCAGTCCCTGGGGGAATATCTAACAAGGCTAAAATTATCGATTCTTCTTTTTCGCGTAGCGGCAATCATCATCGATCCCGCTTCATAAGGCCCCGGGTATCCGAGATCGTAGAGCTTGGATTGCCATTCATTGAGAGCTTTCGGAAAGTCGTTCAAGAAATCGCATCCTTGTAAATGAATCGCCGGGCAGTGATAACCTGACCTTTCGGCGCTTAGGCAGTGGCCCGGCAAAGGGTTGCGCGCGGCAAGACAAGGGCGGCCTTTCGACTTTCCATCCGCGGCCGCGCGCCCGCCGAAGCGGATAGGATGCAGGGCGGCCGGAAAAATGGACTCTCGACGCATCTGATTTGGCCCTGCAAGAAGTAGCCCGGCGTGGTTTGACTGACCTCTCGGCGCGCAGGAGGTGGCCGGGCTGTAGGGATGCGAGACGTCCCATTTTTGGCCTTTCGGCATCCGTATGGAGGTCTCGCAAAGGGATCGCCGGGCGCTTCGTGGATAGCCTTGCGGCGATAGTAATCCGGCCCGGCAAAGGGTTGGCGATCCCGGAGGGACTTGAACCCCCAACACCCAGCTTAGAAGGCTGGCGCTCTGTCCAGTTGAGCTACGGGACCACTCTTGTGAAGAGCGCCAGGAAAAGCAGGGGTGGCCGTTAGGCATTAGAAGGCTGTCCTGGCAAACTCTGAATAGAAAGACGGAAGGCGAAAAGTCCATGGCGCTGTAGCGCGCGCGTAATATGGCCTTCCGTCGTTGAGGATCGCGAGGCGTTTTTGGTTTGGGCTTTCGCCAATCGCTAGCTGGCCTCGCGAAATAGTTTTGCAGGGCAGAGTCGACGCGGCCTTCCGGCGCGATAGTTCTGGCCCTACAAAGAAGGCGCCGGGCGTTAGCTCTTTGGCTGTGCGGCAATTCATGAATGGCCCGGCAAACTTTGAATGAGGGGGACGGAAGGCGCCAATTCGATGACCTTCGATGGAGCGCGATCGCTGGCCTTCCGTCGTTGGGTTGGGCGGGAATTCGGTCCTCGGCCTTGCGGCGACGAGACTTGGACCCGCCCATAGGGGATTGCGAGGTGCTGAAACCATGGCCTTTCGGCAGCGCGAGTTTGGCCTCGCAAAGTGGGAACCTTGGGCGATGCGAGCTTGGCTTTCGCGCGAACGTATTGGCCCAAGGAAAAGGGATTGCGAGGCGCAGAAAGGATGGCCTTTCGGCGGCTGGTGTTGGGCCTCGCAAAAGGGAAAGCAGGGCGTCCGGACCATGGCCTTTCGGATCTATTGGCAAGGCCCTGCTTAACCGGATTCTCGGGAAAGGTTGACGTGGCCTATCGGCTCGTTTGCTGTGACCCGAGAAAAAGGAAAGGAGAGGCGGATGCAGTATGTCCTTGCGGCTCTTAGCCAATGGCCTCTCCTGATTCGAAAGCAGGGCGATCCATAACCAGCCTCTCGGCGTCAGTACGCTGGCCCTGCTTAACCGAGTCGCGGGAGGCGATAACCAAGCGGCCGCTCGGCGTAGCTGAACTGGCCTCCCGCGCGCCGCTCATGCGGCGATCTCGTTAACGCGCTCCATAGCGAGCGGCGGGATGTCGGCGTCTCCAGGTTGGGTCATGTCCTCCCTGCCGATCTTCCGCCATTCCTGCCATAACCGGCGCAGGAGCTTCTTTTCCATGTAGCGCTGGCTGCGCTTATGGATGTGGCCGTCGGAGATGTAATGCTCCTCCTGGCCTTTTGGGATCTTGGCGGCCGGCGCAACGATCAGACCGCGCTCGATGGCCTTGGCGCGCTCATATTCCTTCCTGGCGAGATAGACTTCGCGGAACTCCGCGCCCTGCTTCACAAGGCAATCTCCGATCACAAAGGACGATGCGCGGCGCTTGGCGTTGTAGCCGTGCTCGATCCATTCCGAGGCTTTGGCCGTCTTTTTCAGGCCGCCCTGCCGCACGCCGTTGATGACGGCGAGGCCCATGCGTTTCCAAAGCTTCGAATGCGTGCTGTAGGAGCCAATGTCTCCAGCCTCTCCGACAATGACGGCAAGCGATCGCGGGCCGAACGCCCGGACGTCGCGCGCCCATGCGTTCCAGACCGGCAACGTCTTGGCGAGCGCTTCCATTTGTTTCGTCGCCTTTGTCTCTACGCCGAGAAACGGCGCCCGCGCGGCATGGGAGGCCATGATCATTTCGAACATAGGATGTTCTGGGGCGACGCCGCCCGGCTTAAGCATGTCGAGCGCCTTGGCGGAGATGACGTCGCGCTCTTTTTTAGGAAGGTCCGGGTTCCAGCCGAGGTCGATGCGCAAAAAAGCCGCCGTGGCCAAAACCGATCGCTTGCGCTGTTCCATCGCGAAACAGCGCTGCCGGTGCCAATAGCGGATCTGCTCGACGAGCCTTTCGATATCCTCGCCCATCACTCGGCCTCTTTGTTGGCTCGGCTGACGATCGCCTCAATGGTCCCAAGAGGCAGCTCCTTGACCCGGCAATTTGGGTGGCCTTTGAACGCGAGCCGGATTTGCCGGGCGACAAAGGCGTCAACGGAGCTTTTCATCTCGTAGTTTTCGAGGTCGTTAAGATAAACCTCGCCGAGGGCGGACCCGTTCGCGAACCGGAATGTTTCCAGGATCGTCTTGGCGGCCGATTGGGCGACTTCTCGGGCGATTTCCCGCTGCAGCTCATTGGGACCGGTGTTTCGACGGACGGGCGAGGCGCTAACGTGGCGGCCGTTGCCGGCAAGGTCATTATGACCTCGCCCGCCGTCTTGGGGAGCGCTTCCGGCGCTCGGCTCGCGACCTTGAGCGTCTGCTTCCTGGCCGGAGGCGCTTTCATGCTGAGCAGGGCGATCAGCGACCAGCCTTTCGGCGCCATCCTTTCGGCCCTGCTCATTGGGGGATCGGCTGGCGTTGGTGGTGTGGCCGTCGGCGCCAGAAACCGGGCCAGCCGAAGAGGAATCGAAGGGGTTATCATCCGCCCGGGGCGGGATGGGTTCGAACAACGCGTTGACGGACAGCTTGCCGTCAAAAACGGTCTGAACGCGGTGGATACGCACGATAACCTCGCGCATAAATTCAACCGGCTTGCCGCCCTCAGCGATAAAATCGGAATACCATGCATGGAGGATGAGCATGCGCTGTTTTTCGAATTGAGAGACGGCAAACACCGGAGGCGTAGCGAACCTTGGCGTCTCCGTTGCTTTGTTGTGTTCCATTCTGATCCCTTTCGTTTGTTCAAAGCCGCGCCAGAGAAAACCGGTATCGGGTTACAGGCAGCGCTTGGCCCCGGCGCGGCTTTGAAAGAAAGTCGGCAACCGCAATACGGCCTATGAATGGATATGTTCTCTGGGCCGACCCTCTTTCAAAGACTATAACCTCCGCTTAATCGCTACGCAAGCCAGCGGCTAAACCGGGAGCTTGCATTTCGGATAGCCTTTGATCCACCATCTATATATGTCTCTCCAGTCCCCGACGACCGGGACTCCCTTCCCTCCTCTCGGATAAAGGATTGTGACATTCGGTTGCGCACCGGCGCACACGCCGCCGACGCAATCGCGCGCGATCCCTACGCCACGATCGGCGCTGGGCTTGCCGTCTTGGGTCGCGAGGATGAACGGCCGGATATAATCCGGCTCGTCAAAGTGCCTGCTTTTTTTGGGGCCGCCCTTGAAGCCGCCCGGCCTTTGGTACGGCTCGAATGCGGGATTTTCTGGAGGCGCAGCCGTTTTGCGCTCTAGAGCGGCCCGGACACTCCCAGGCGCCTTCATAACATCTCGCGGCGTTCTGGATGGGGTTGTCATTCCTCGTCTTCTCCTTCGGGCGGCGTATCCCGCCAGGGCCAGTCCATTCTATCGAGATCGTCAACGGCGCTCTCCGTAAGCCATAGCGGCGGCTTTTCTTGTTTTGGAGGCGGAGAGAGGGAGGTGATGACATCCCTAAATAGATCAGATGGGATCAACTCGCGGCCTGGGTAGATCATCGGCCACAAAACGATGTTTCGTTTCACGCCTTGGATCAAATCCTTGATGAGCGCCGGCGATGCGTTTGCGGTGGCGTCGACCAAAAGCTGGGTGGCGTCATCGCTTGGATAAAGCGGCTCCGCGTACATTCGGATGATTGCAAAGCGCTCCGCAGGCCCTGGCATCGGAATATGGACCTGCAAATTGAAACGCCGCCAGAATGCGCCGTCCAGGTTCGACTCAAGGTTGGTGGCTGCGACCCAGATGCCCTTGTAATCCTCCAGACCGGTCATGAGAACGTTCATGGCCTGCTCGCGCTCTCTGGATGCCCCGCCCTCGCCGGTTCGCGCCGTCGCCAGGGCGTCGATCTCATCGAAGAAAATGAGGCATTGATCGTAGACGCTATCCATCGCCTTGAGGAGACGCCCGCAGTTCGCCGCCGACTCTCCTACCCATTTTTCAATGACGCGGTTGGAATCGACGATCGCCAGGGGAAGCCCCATATGCGCCGCGAATGTGTGCGTATAAGAGGTTTTTCCTGTTCCCGGTTTCCCGTGAAGCAGGGCGGACCGCCTGGGCTCAGTTTTGAGCGCTTTTAGTCCGGCCGCCGCCTCGGGCGTGAGTTCGATCATCCATTTCTGAAGAGAATCACGGACATGGCGCGGGAAAATAGGATGCGGCGGATTCTTGTCTTTGACGGTGCACCAAGGCCCCAGGATCTCTTTGATTCTTTCTTCTTGGCGCTGCATCGCCGTCTTTTTGTCGTCGGCGGCGCCGCCTCTTGGGGCGTAGCGCCCCGGAAGATCGCTAGGTCGCCTATAATTGCTTGTCATCTGATCCCTCGTAGCCGATTGCTTGAATGGTGAGGCGAAAGCCTCTTTTGCTAATGAGCCTCTGCATAAAGGCCTCGCGCTCGTGCGCTTCAATTACGCCGATGATATTCTGGTTACATGACCGATTAAAAAGCTCGAAGGCGACAAATTCCTTCACTTTTATTGTTTGCGCCCAGAGCTGTTCGCTATCTCGGTCTCGGCTGTAATCGTTGAAATCATTGGCGGTCGCCCAAACGTGGCCATCCGGACCGGCGATGATGGCGACAACGCCGCGCGGCGGCTTCACTGGTTTTTCTTTTGTCATCTGATCCCTTTCTTTTAATCCAGCCACGATACCACAAAAACCGGACGGCTACGATACCCCAGGGTGCTCTTTGACGGCCTTCCTTAGAGCACCAGCGATTTGCTCTCCCAGATCCCATTGATGAGCGTTTGAGGTGAAGCGCCAATCATAATGGATTGAGACAAAAAGAAAATCGTTCACCCACACCTGGACGTCGCTGTTTGTTTCCAGGGTATCCCCGCGCGTGACCTTGATTTCGAGGGTCGGGCGAGACACAATTTTTACTGGATTTTCCATTCTCCGGAGCACTCCTCTTCGTCGTCATCGTCGTCGGTTTCGTCTTTGTCGTCCCGGTCCACATCCAGCGTGAGTGAGAATTCATGGTTTTTCCCGCCGATTCCAACTTTCGCTGTGACGTTGATGGAGATTGCGCCGGCGCCGTACTCGCTTTGCGTCTCGATAAGAGCTTTGCCGTGCTGGGTGACGATCTCACGCAATAGCTTTTCGATGTCCCTGTAAAGGGGGGTCAAATCTTTCATTATTCCCCATCCTTCCCGTCTTTTTTGTCGTCGTCCTTCTTCTTTTTGGGTTTCTTTTTACTTTTGAGGTGTGGCGGCAACTCCATGCCATCGCTTCCCGTTGCGGAGCGCCAACCCTTGGCCCATTCAAGGCGACACGGGTTAAACCCAAGATACGGGTTGCTTAAAAAGCCATATTTTGGGTCTTGCCCGTTTTCGACCCACTGCTTTCCGGCTTCAGTCCCGGCCTCAAGAGCTAATCTGAACTCTTCCTTAAGTTCAGCCTCCTTTTCCTCTTGAGTCTTTTCTGGTGGCCTTGGGACGGCCGGTGCGCGGCCCGGACGCTTCGGGGCGGCGTCGGAGCCTTCTGGGGCTTCTCCGCCTTCCTGCGGCCCAGAATGGCCGTTGGCGCCGTTCTCAGGCGATTTTGGAAGGTAGGCGTTCTCAAAGCGGCGGATAGCGGCGGAGCCGAGTGGCGTGTCCGCCAGCCAGCCCATTTCGCGCATCATAAGCTCGCGAATGGCCTCAAACTCCTCGCGCTCGCTTTCGCTCATGCGATAGTATTTGATGACCTCGCGAAACCCTTTTGAATCAAAGCCCTGCGCGCGGGCCGCCTTGATGACGGATTTCTGATCGGCCTTGAGGTCGTTGATGATGGCCTGAAGGCGCTCGTGCTCGACAACATGATCGAGCAAGGTGAGAGATTCATGCTGGCTCAATGTTCTGATCCCTTGTTTATGGGTTTGAATATAGACGATTTTCCGAGGAAAGGCAAACAGCCGCGGTCTAGCGCGCCGGCTGCGGGCCGCGCTTTTGGTCCTGGTATTTGCCGCAATAGCCTTCCGTCGGAAGGTCGATTTCGTGAGCGATCACCTGGGCGATCGGCGTTCCCGCCTTCAAGATGTACGGCGGATAAAAACCGGTCGCCAAAAGGAGACGCTTACCGAGAACCCTAAAGAATCCATCATTGGGATGGATGAGCGGAGCGTAGGAAAGCTCCAGCGTCAACCAACCGGACCACCCAGGCTCCGCCACCGTGTTTTTGACGAAAATGCCCTCTCTTACCAAGGTGCTCTTGTCGCAAATGACGATCATCGCCTGTTTCGGGATGGCGAAGCGCTCGCGCGATCCCGCAAGGACTGTGAATCCAGGATAAACCGTCGTGTCTCCGTCTATGCAGATATCGTACCCGCATAGCGACAGGCCGGCGGTCATGCCCGACGCTCTGTCCAGCCTTCGCTCTGAGAATGGTTCGAAAATACCGGCCTTTCGGAGGGTTCGTCCGCTGAAAACCGTCATGCTTTCCTGCCTTTCATGGCGGCGCGCCATTTTGCGCACGCAGCCATAAGCCCGATCCGAAGGGTTTTCAGCCTTTCCCGGCTGTCTGGCGAAAACTTATTCCACCACGCATAGTAAAATCCGTCCTGGTGGATGCGGACATCGACGGCGTGATCGTAAAGAGCCCTCCCGGCCGCCTCCAGCTCTGCGATTCTGCACTCGGCCGCAGAAGCCCTGCGTTCGGCCTCCGCCGCCTGTTCGTAGATTCGGGAAACGTGCGTTTTAAAAATCTCCGCGATGTTCGGCTCGTGCTCCTCACCGCATTTCTCGCATGCGAGCCACGGAGCCTCCGCGTTAGCGTGGCCGATTCCAGCCTGAACTGCGATATCGACAAGGCTCCATACATGATCCGGAAGGTTGTCTCCGAGCCATCCGTCCTTTGACTCTTCGCCATCGAAGGCCGTAGAGAGCCGCGCCCTGATCTTTTGCGCGTCTGGCGACGGCTTCACTTGCATCCAGAGCCGCCCGATTTTTTTCGCGAGTTCTTCCTGGATGACAGCCGCTTCGATTCCTTCGCTCATGACTGGCCTTCCTTGACCGGTGCGGCCGCTTTTTCCCCGGCCTCAAACGCCGCGCGAAGCATAGCCAGAGCGCGATCGAACTTTTTTGGGTCGTCGTTGCAGACCTTGTAGAGCAGCTCCGTCACCAACGGGAGCGGTTTGCCGTCCATCGTGATCGCGCTTTTGGCCAAGCAGCACCACGTCTCGAATTTTGGATTGTCGCTCATGAGCGACCCCCATAGGCGATCGTAGCCGGCCCCTCGTGCTTCCAATCCCAGATATACCACGCGTGATTTTCGCTCGGCCCGGCTTTTTTCTTCCCGGGCTCCGGTGGCATGTCAAACCATTTGATGCGCGAGGTGAGCACGAGTTTTTTGGACCAAGCCGGGTTGTCTCCGAAAAGGTGGCGCCGTGTCTTGGCGCTATCGAAATCGACCCGAAGCAGCATAGCGACCATTCCCACGGAGTCCTCGGTCAAACGCAAGGCGTGCTCAATGAATTGCTCGGCCAGAGCGCCACGCTGGCCGAAGGGCGGGTTTGTGATGATGTTCGGCCGCGGGGAGCGATCGAGCGTCAAAAAATCCCCAACTAAATCAAGGCCCGCGCAATGCCGGATGTCGCTCCGATAAGTCGGTCGCATGCCTGGGACCGCGTCGAGGACGTCGGCCATCATGCCTTCGCCTGCTGCGCATTCATGAACGCCGCCATACCGCAGCTCGCAAGAGCGCTCAATATGCGCAATCAGAACCTCCGTCACCCACGCCGGCGTCGGGTAGAGGTCGTGCTCCTTGCGCTCATAACCAGAGGAAACTTGGCTCATTTGCTGATAAGCCCCAGATAAAAGCCGATCGCAGCGCCCGAGGCTACGCCGACGAAGATCAGCCACAAGGCGATCTGGCTTCGCCTCTCTAGCGCGTCGGAGCGCTGCAGCGTTGCGGTCAAATCCTCGGCAATGACGTTGATCATGTCCAACGCTGGCCCGGGCGGCGTCGTAAAGGTGGGCCTTTCCTTGGGCGCCGCGGGGATCGCGTCAATGTGCCCGGCGGCGCCGTTCATCCGGCCCAGCTCGTCGGCTTGCGCCTTTCTCCAATCTGGGCCGGATTCGTAGCCTTCGTTTTCGTCGGCGTCATCGTGACGCCAGCGGTCTTTGTGGTTACGGTGTTTCATATCTGATCCCTTTATTTATCTGTCTTGTTTATGTCGTCTACGGTGTAGTCTCCGGTCTCCCGTTTGTAAGTCATCCAGGCCGTGCCCGGAACGCCCATCGTTTCGTGATCCTTGCACTTCCTGAGACAAACCTGGACAAAATCGTCGTCAGGCGTCGAGCGATAGACAGAGACGCCATGGTCGACCTTGTTTCTCCAATGGGAGCTGCCGTTGATCGTGTTGAGATCCGGCTTTACGCCTTCGTCGATTTTCCTTGGATGAGCGATGATATTATTTAGAAGGTTAAGTCTTCGTCCTTTGGCCTTTATATCCTCTAAAATATCCTCTGTATATTCGGTGTCCGTCCTGTTTCCCCTGTTGTGAGAAATGGCGGACCAAGGGTCGGTGACGAACACCTGACAATCATGCTGGAACGCAGATGTCTCCATCTCGTTGAAGACGAACGGCATCGTGATGCGCTCGTCGATCGGGGGGTTTGAGATGCGAAAATGATGATCGATCCAGTCGGAGGCGCTTTTCCAGCCCTTCTCCTGCAGTTCGGCGAGTTTCCCGTCTGCGAATCTCCTGATGTCCCGAACAAGGCGCTCATGGGGGTCTTCTGGGTTCAGGAAGGCCGTGCGCCAACCATGCGCGAGCGCCAAATGGCACGAGAGCAGGCGAGCCCATAGCGTTTTCCCGTGGCCTGGAACGCCGGTCACAACCATAAGTTCAGGGCGAGTAACCATCATAAGCGGATCAAGCCCGGCCCAACCCGTCGAATAGGTGGTGATAGGGCCTGTGTTTGGAAGCTCGCTCGGTTTGAGCAGATGGCCCGGCCGGATCGGACGCGCAATATCGATCAGCCGGGCGACGCCCCTTTCCCCCCATTTCAGAAGGATGTCGTTCGGGTCTTTGTAGCCCTCCGGATAGAGAACATACCAACAGCGGCCGGGTCCGATGCGGATGGAAAGCTCTTGCCGGAGCAGGATCCCCTTTTCGTCGCCATCGGTGGCCAAGATGATCTTGTCAAACTGGTCGATCTCGTGGATCAGCCGGCCGTTTTCATCCCAAAGATACTTGAACCCGGTGTCCTTGTTCGGGTAGATGGCGCCAGCCGATTGCTGGCCGTTGGCCCCGTTCGGGACACTGAGGACATAGACCCCATTGCAGGATTGCTTGATGGCGCAGGTGTCGAACTCACCTTCGGTGATTACGAGAGGATGCTTCGGTTTCGACCCAAGCTTCCGAACGCTGTCGATGTTCCAAAAATGCAGAGGAGCCCCGCTCGGCTCGATGTGGAACTCCTTGCCGGGCCTCCTGATCTTTCGAAATGTAGGCTTGCCGTGGCTCTTGTACGCAAACACGAACCTCCCGCTCTCGAATGTCGCGCCGAGGTCCGAAGCCACTTCCGCGTCTAACCCACGTTGGGAAAAGGCCTCTGTTTCCTGCATTCTGATCCCCTTCGTCGTAAAATCTGTAGCCGTGGTCCTGGCAATGATGGCAGGCCCACTTTATGCCAAGCTCGTCGATTTTGACGCCCAGGCATTTCGCCTTCCGGTTCGAACCGTGCCGAGAGGCTGAGCATTTCGGGCAGGTGGTGTATTGCTTTCCGTAGCTGTAACTTTTGAGGCGAAATCCTTCTTCCGAGCAAAGATCGTAAGCGCTTTTCATGGCCGGAACCCGCGAGCGACAGCCTGCTCAAGCGTGCAGGCGCCTTTTTCGAGAAACTGCTTGAGTCTCTTCTGCCAAACAACATCTGAGCAGTTCGATTCCTGATACGGGAGCGGATTGAAGACTTGCTGTTGCTGCGGCGTCGCAACCGCCTTTGCGATCCGCCCGGAGCTTACGGATCGGTCCACCCAATTTTCCCAGGTGCGTTTCCAGTCTTTTTTGGCCGCGTTCTTGGCGTCCGCTCCCGTCCACCAACGCACGAATTTTTTGACCTCGGCGTCAATCTGGCCGTCCTGAAGGGCGTGCTCCTGCTTCGCCCAGGCGCGCCAACTCTCCGGCAGAACGAAATCCGCGTCGAGCCGGACGCCCGCCTTTGTGACGCGCTTCGGCCGCACGTCGGGCGGCCCGAGATCGAAGAGCACCGGCTCGTCCTCTTTCGGCTTCCCGGCCTCAACGTGCTTCTTGAACGCGGTCAGGAGCATTCCAGAGGGGGACCGCGGCGTTCTCCCGTTTTCGTGCCATTCCTCGGCGATCGAGAACGCAAGCTCCTTCGCTCGATCCGGATCGAGGCCGGTCGATGTCGCCGCGGCGGCGATCGATGAGTAGGGGATCGAGAACCCGGGCGCGATGATCGCCGTGCAGTTCATCCGAACCGGAGCGAGCGCTTCCACCGGTGGGGGCGGCGGCGCGACTTCGCGCTGTTCGCCGATATCCTCTCTCTCTCTCTCTTCTTTTTTTTCCTTATTTCCTTCTTCTATATGTGGGCGCTGGATGGGCGCTGGATGGGCGCTCGTATCGTTTCGATTGGGCGCTTGATTGGGTGTTGGGTGCCTGGAAAGGAGCGTTTCAAGCTCTTTTGCCGTCTGATAAATGTTGTAATTACAGACGGTTATGACGTTTGCGAAGTGAGCCCTCTTTTTGGTGTTTGATTGGGCGCTCTTGTCTGTTTGATTGGGCGCAGTTCCGGTGTGATCCTGGTGCGATTCTTCGGCACGATCGCCAGATCCGAGCGTGATCATTTCGTCTCGAACAAGTTTTTTAAGAAACCATTTCACCTCATCTTCGGTCCATCCCCATCGGGCGGCCAACCATGCGCGAGCGCCAACAAACTGGCCGCGCAAAAGGGTGATCATTCTTCCTTTATTATTGTAAGTTTGTGGTTTCCAGCCGGCCTCCATGCAAAGGTCTAACCACGCCATTCCCTCGCACGTTTTTTTTGCGTTTCGCCTGCGGGAGCCATCCTCATTCAGGAACCCAACGGTAGGGTTCTTGCGCATGGCGCGGTGGGCATTGATCCACCCTTCAGACGCATTGCGGTCGCCGACCACCGGCGTTTCTGTGGTCACGGGGGCGCCTCCAAAATCGTGTTGCTCTCGAAAGGAAGAAGAGACGCAAGGAACATCATCCCGCTCGGCGTCTACGGCCCGCGGCTGCTGAAAATCATCGACATCGTGATGGGAATTTTCGCTGCGCATCATGCCGAAATTCCTTCAAGGAATTGACGGCTGCGACTAGCACCTGTATATATCATGACAGTGCCTTTCTTCATGGAGGCATGACCTCGTGATCGGCGCGAGCCGGTTAAGCGATTGACCTCGTGAGGTGCCCTTGGATTTCCTGGTCGGGTTCCGTTGGGTTTTCTAATTCAAGGACGGTGCTGTGGCGGCTCCGTCCTTTTTCTTATGCCTGATCCCTGCCTCTGCAATCCTCAGCCGCGCGCTCTCGCGCTTCTCTCATGATGGACTCGACATTGTACCGGCGCTGGTTCCCGGCTGTCCGAATGAAATCAATCTTTCCCGCTTTAGCCCAATTTCGAAGCGTTTGATCGGAAACGCCGAGCTTCCTGGCGGCTTCTTGCGAAGGAAGATATTCCATAACCCGTGTGCTCTCCTGCTGGCTTTTGCAGCCTTTATAAGCTATTTCCATTTGCTTTGGCAAGAGACTTTCCGCGCCGGTGGGCAAGCTGTGCGGGAACAAGGCCCAGAAACGCAAAAAGACCAGCAGAGGCTGGCCTTTTTGTTTTCAGCATCGTCGTTTTTCGGCGTTGTGGCGCCGTAGATGAGCGTCAGGAAACTTGCTGCTGCGTGATTGCTTGGCGTGGCACCACGGATGAGCCTCACAGGAATTGTAAATTATGAAACCGGACCTCGTTCGTCAAGGCGAACTGCTACCCAGTTTTGGAATTATCGCTTTTTGGGGCAATGCCGATAAAGACTCCAGAGGTCGAATTGAACCCGACCCCAAGCTCCCTCACAAGGGTGGCTATAAATTCATTCAAATTAACATGTTTTCTATTTTTGCTTTCGCACCAAGCTAAATATTGCATATATGTTTTGTCTCGACTGAGGGTGAAGCCCGGCTTAGTGCTTGGGGTCATTTCTTCGCCGAACCACTCACACACATTTCCAAGTTTTTTCCCGCCCTGGATGACCGTCAGGTCGAACTGCTCTTGCTGAGCTGACTTCGCCAGATTGTTCGCTAGGTAAAGAGCTTTTTTTCCCAGCTTGGTTAGTTCATCCCTCCATTGCTGGTTGGTCCTTTCCTGGTGGCCACGTTCTTGGGTTATGAGTTTTCTCGTTTCCTCAATGGTCGCCTTTTCATTGGCGATCGCCTGATCTCGCTCGATCCGCTCTTTCCGGGCGCGCTCCGCTGCGAGCTGGAAAAGCTGTTCGGCATCCATATCGGTGATAAGGACAGATCCCTTGCCCTTAAGGATCTGCTTCTCAGCCCAGTTTAGCGCCTCGATAATGCCTTCGCATACATCCGCCGCTTTGGGTGTCTGACTGAACGCCATCGATAGGCGCCAGAACCCGTCTCTGGTTACCCAAAACATAGGGTAACGCCTCACTTGGCCATCCACGCTGTAATCAGAGAGCTTAAAGTTAAGTTCTCTAAAAGAATCAGAGACTTGCAGGTTTTTTATGGCTGAAAGTACGTTTTTATGTTCTTTTTCGTAAAGCTCAGCGATTTGTAAAGTTGACACCATAGGGGTGCCGTCGCGAACTACTACGATCTCGGCGGGAAGGGTCATCGATTTGGCTCCGGGCGGTTTGAACGCCAAATTCTGGCGCTCAACAAAATTGAGTGTCAAACCAATTTCCGGGGCGGCGCTCCGGCTGCTCGCTTTTGCTCGCTTCTGCTTACATTTGCCTAAAAAATTAATTTGCGCCTCTTCTGCCGCGTGATCGCTGCGCCGCCTCAAGCTCTATTTCGCGGAGCTGCTCTGCGACCCAGATGGCGTCCTCGTCGGTCATTGTGTCGAAATGGATGGTTCTATGCATAGAGGTCTCGACGAAAGACACATCGCGCCCGAGAATGTGCTTGAAATCATTCACGTACTTTCTTGCCGTGGTTGCATCTTTGAATTTCTGCGTCATACCTTACTCCCATGCCGGGATCGCCCCGGCCCACTTTGCCCTGATCCAGGCATACTCTTTTTTGCCGACGATCACGAGCCGGACGCCGGGGTGATATTTCGCCATCCGCTTCCATTTTGTCTTATCCGTCGGCAGGACGCGGCCCTTGATCTCGACGTATTCCGGCTTCGGGTCGCCGACATACCAGACTTTGAAATCCGGCTTGTAGCTGCAGGTGCCGCGCTTGATGCCCTCGAACCAGAAAGTTTCCGGTTCATGCGCCCAGCTCTCAACGACGCCCATCTTCATCAGCAAATTCAGGTAGCGAGCGAAATTAGCCTCCCAGGCCGATCGAAAATAGATCGACAGGGAGATGTCCGGCCGCGCGCCGGCCTTGGAGCGCTTCGGCGCCGCGGTCTTCTTCGTGATCAGCGCGCGATATTGCGCGGCTGTTAGGCGGGGTTGTAAACCTTGGAGCATCCTGCTATATTCCCTCTATCAGAGCCTCTCCTACTTGCGACGTTAACGCGACGCTGAGGATGGAGGCCGGCTTCTGATCCCTTTAGAAAAGGGCTGCCCGCTGGCAACTGCTGCTTGGGCGGCCCTGTTCTTTTTCAGGGGTGTGATCAAGGGATCAGCGTTATGTCCAAAGGACCACGAACCACACAGTTCGATCGCATCTTTGCCTCTTCCCCGCTCGACGCCAAAGCCGGGCGCGTGACGGCGCAAGTCGACGAAGTCTTCGAATCCAAGAAGAAGATCACCCAGCAACATTCCGACGTCCCTCTTCCGATGCGTCCGATCCCCAGGAACTCGACGACGCCGAACCTGATCAACAGAAGCGTCGGGCGCTTGACTGTGGCCGGCCTTTCCGCGACGGGAAAGAGCCGGCCGAACCGCGGCGCCCTCTGGGTCGTGCGCTGCGTCTGCGGGCGCTATGAGACGCGGCGCACAAGCTCAATTCTGAGCGCGGCGAATGCGAGCGACGCTTGCGAAGAGTGCCGGCAGACCGCATTCATCCAACAGCAGGCGGCGCGGCGCTAAGCGGCCCGGCTGGCGACAAGGCGCGGTCCTTTGCGCTTGCCGGCCCCGCTGAAGGCATACCAAACCGCGCGCTTGCCTTCGTAAGACGCCCGCGTCTCAAGCTTTCTCACGCCGGCCTTGCCGCGGAGGAAGGCGGCGACCGTCCGCGAGTCGACCGGGCGGCCGGCGGCGGCCTCGCACGCCGCTATGATGGCGGGCAAAGCGACGTCTCCGGTTAAGGGTTCGACCGCGGCCTCAAACGCCCGAGTATCGGCTTCGGCGCTTGGCTTCGGCAGAGCCAGGGGCTCGGCCGGGGCGTCCGGCTGCAAGGCCTCGACCGCTCTTTGAGCCTCCGGCTCAGTCATTGGCTCTAGCGCGATCTTCGGCGCGGCCGCCCGGCGTGCAGGCTTGGCTGCGACCATAGGGATAGCCGCTAAAGCCTGCTCCTCCTCCGCCCTTTTCTTGGCCGCCGCCTCGGCTTCCGTCGTCAGAAGCACGGCGAAAACGTAAAGGATGACCGGGAGCCCCGTCGGGATGCCCTCCAGAAGGGCGGCCCATAGGTGGGCCTTGCTGGCGCGCGTCTCCTCATCCTCGATCGGCAGGCTCGCCGTCTCTGGCGTAACGAGGACGGCCGCCATGCCCGAAAGCTTCTCCTCGATTGCGGTCAAGCGGTCGTCTGTTTTCTTCTGCTCGGCCAACTGCCTCTCTGCGAGTTTTTTGGCGGCGACAAGCTCATGGTAGCGTTTGCAATAGGCGCGCTCCTTGTCATTTGTCGCAAAAACGCATTCCCCCGCCGATCTCCATTTTGGATCAAGCATGTGGGCCTGGATCTCGGATTCGATCGCGGTCGGCTCTTTGGTTTCCGCCGCCCAGCCGTTTTTCCTGGCCGACAGGCTCTTTTTTTCGTTCATGAGCAGGCGCTTATCTTCGACCTCAGTCGAATGAACGCCCGCCATGTTAGACTGGATCAGCATGGCGGCACCGCTGGCGTAAGTCCATGAATTGTAAGCGAGCGGAATCCATAGCGCGGTCGGCGCCACAATGGCGATCAGGCGCAAGCGCCAATCCCAGCCTTTGCGGGTAAGCGCCATCACGACCAAAATCGGCAGGAAATCTTTGAGAATGTCAAAGAGGCCAGATCCCAGCGCCGCGACGTAGCCCCAATGCATCCAGCCGACGAAGGCGGTGTTTTTCCCGGTCTGCCAGCCGAACCACCCATTCACGCCAGCCGAAAGCAGGCCGATGATGACGGCGATAAGGGCGACGGCGGCGAAAACGCCTTTATAGGGGTGATTGGGCTGATCTTTGTGCATGCGGCTTTCCCTCGCTTTTGCAAGCTGGGCGCAAGCCACCATGCGCCGTGTCGTGGATAAAAATTAACACGGGTCGCGTTTGTCGCCGCGACCCGGTCTTATCGGGCATATATCTGGACAACGCTAACCCGAACAAACGCTACTAAGAAAAGCTTGACTTTTGCCTCGTCGTCTTAAAATTTAAATCCCGCCGATTAACTTGTCAAGATTCGTCGGCTCCAGTTTTTCAAAGGAGCGACCATGCCAGCGCCGTCGCCTGGGAGGCTCGTCGGTCAACGAATCGTCATGGCTCGATTCGAGCTAAAATGGAAGGCCTCTGATCTTATTGATGCGCTGGAGCCGCTTCTTGGTCGGCGCATTTCGCCGCAGACGCTTTCCCAATGGGAGCACGGCAAAAAAAGGCGCTGGAGCCAACAATTGCTCGAAATCCTGGCGCAAGCGCTTCGGAAGCCGCCCAGCTATTTCACGGCCCCGCTGCCGCATCTGCTCCCGCTCATTTTGACTGTGGAAAAGACCGTTGACGCGGCGATCGCCGGGGCGGTCCGCGCCAAGCGCTACGCCGGAACGTGTTTCAAGCTCGATGGCGGGTTTGCGATGGCGGCGCCGGATGACGGAATGGAGCCCTCGATCAAACGCGGCGACATCCTCTTTTTCGCGCGACATCTGGACCCGGAACAGGATGACATCGTGCTGGCGAGGGTCGGGGACGCTCTATTACTACGCCGCCTTTCGTTCGTCGGCAAGCGCATCATCCTCGCGCCGACCACGAAAGAGGCGCCTGTCGTCAGCCTGACGCAGATCGAGTGGTACAACTCCTATTTGCTTGGAATCTTATGCCCCGTGGACGCATGGCTTCGCCGTCTTGGGCAAAATTCTTAACTTTTAAAAAATTCCGCTTGCCAAGCGTCTAGAAACTGCCTACTTTTAGTATATAGGCTTTCGGTTTCAACCGGAGCCCGGTAACAGGGATCAGAACAGATGACTACGAAACCGATTTTACGAGACCCGCGAAATTTCGCAGAGCATTACGATCGCGAGAGCATGTTGAGGCCGTTTGACTTTTTGGCGCCGAGCGAGCGCGTCTCCGTCAAGGTGCTTCTCCGTCGGTTCACGGTGGATGGAAAATTGCTCGGAGGTCGCCTCATTCGATTTCTTGATGTAGTTATCGAACGCCTGACTATGCAGGACGATAACTATGTCTTTTGGTTTGAACGGCGCGACAAAAGGTACTCCTCTTTCGATCACTTGGCTGTCTGTCAAGCCCTTGAGGCCGAGCGCCGCCTGCGGACCGACATCGAAAGCCGTTGCTTCGATGTGCGACGCGCCCTGGAGAGGGTCGCCGCGTGAACGCGCTACGGTCGAGCATCTTTGCATCCCAAAACTCCATTATCGAGGTGAAACCGTGAAGCCGCCCAAGCCGATGTCAGAACCCGAATTGCAGGCGTGGATCGCCAAACACCCGGACGGGACGCCTGTTCGGTATCGCCCTATCCGCGGCAAGGACGAATTTATCGAGACCGAAATCGACGGAGAGCCTTGGCGGCTCGGCCATGGCCAGCCGGTTGTCCGGCTCAAGCATTCTGTCGGAGGCGTGGCGCTTTGGTCAATCGAGAGGATCAAGCCGTGACCGACGACAAAAATAGCCTTGGCGACCTCGCGAAATCCGCGCTTTTTGCGAAAAAGGCCGAAACCGGCTCCGTTATCCGCTCCGCGCCGAAAAACAAGACGCTCGATGAAATCGTTCTGGAAATCATCCAGTCCAATCTTGAGATCATCCAGTCCAATCTGGATGGGTGCCCCGATAAAGCCATTGCGAATACACGCAGCATCGTCCAACTGGCGCTAATGGCTGAACGGGAGCGCGCCGGGAAGATCGCCGACATCTGGGCGAATACGAAGCCGACCACACCTGGACCAACGACCGCTCTAATTGCCACCGTAACATGCGTAACGGCGAAGAAAATCGCAGACGCCATCCGAGATGATGCAACTCCTCTGCCCGTCATTCCCGAGATCAAGATCGAGGTCAGCGGCGGTGTCGTTTCCGGCGTCTCCAGCACCGGCCCGGCTCGCGTCGTGATCTATGATTACGATCACCTTGCTGATGATGAAGGCGAGGACGACTGCGAGGCGACGGTTCATGAATTTGGCGAGGGAGGCAAGGCGCTATGAGTGGAATTGTGGAAATCCCTGGAGGGTTGGCTAGAGAAGACCTTGTTATAACTACCCCGGATGGGAAAAACGTGTTGGTTTATTACACGCGAAACGAAATTGCTTACATTGTTAGCAATGGTCAAACTGCGACTATTATAACCCCTCTTGATGGGCGCCCTAATAGATGCGTCGATCTTCCTTATGAAATCGTCGCGGCATGGTGGCAGGGAGGGAAGACGCTATGACCCACCAGGATAATGAATATAATGAAATCGAGGAAAAACTAGGCGGCGAGTGCCATTGCCATCAGCACCCGCCCTGCCATTGGTGCATGCTTCTGACCGTGGCCGATGTGGCTATCCAGGATGCCTATGGCCGCGAGCGTCTCCGCGACTATTGGCGCGCGAGGCTGATCGAAATCGACTGCGCAACGCCGTCCGACCAGTACGCAGGTGTGGACAAGCCGGCCGCGGTATCCGCTCCAGAACCCGCCAAAGAGCCGCTTCCGATCCACCGCGCCATGCGGCGGCAGAACGGCGTCCCAGGCATGCGGCCGTGGGAAGTTACTTGGCTTGAAAAATGAGGGATCAAACAATGGCGAAAACCAAAGAAAAAGAGGCTCCGACCGCGGATGAGCCTGCTGTTAAGCAAGGCGGCCAGGGCCGCGTCAAAGACCCTTCGCGGGACAAGCGCCTTGCATCGAACAGATTGGGTCCGACAGGCCAAGGTCGTGTCAAGGACACCGATCGCGACAGGCGTCTAGCGACGAATCGACCGGGTCCGACCGGACAAGGTCGCGTCAAGAACCCGGAGCACGACAGGCGTTTGGCGACGAATCGACCCGGACCAACGGGCCAGGGCCGGGTTAAAAACCCGGATCACGATCGACGCTTAGTCGATAATCGGCCAGGACCAACGGGCCAGGGTCGGGTCAAAAGCCCAGAGCGCGATAAGCGGTTACGCGACAACCGAAAGGCGGCGTCATGAGCAGGAACTTCTGCGAGATGATGGAAACGCTCGAAGCGCCCGCAATTCTGAGCGAGCACCAGCGCAACATGATCCGCCACGGCCTTGGCTTGGCGCAAAACCCGCTCGGCATTGCGTCCCGGAACACGTATTTGACCGGGCGCGATGGGCCGGATCTCGAAGCGTGGCGCGATCTCGAATCCCGCGGCCTCGCCCTCTCATACGACACGCAGTTCGGGTTTGCGTTTGCGGCGTCAGGAAAGGCTGCGCGAACGGTCAAAAAGCACAGCGAGTGCTTCAGTCGAGACGTAGCCGAGCATCTTAATAGAATTGATCGGCAGATCAAAGAGAAAAACCGGGCGGCTTGAGGCTCCGCCCCTCGAAGTTACAAATGAACGCCAGTAGATTGGCGTTCATATAGGGATCAGAACGGAGAGAAATAGTCACGCGTTCCTCCAAAAATGGGGTGAGGCGATGAAGATTTTAAAGGGCGTAATTCTAACTATTAGCTGGACTGTGATTCTGCTTGTAAGTATAATTCTTGCATTCGGAGCGATACCAAGAAACGAAGGGATCAGGCAATGGCGTCAGGCGACAAAAACGATTTCGAGCCCGTGGAAAACGATAAAAGAAACCACCAGGAAAACCGCCAAACAAGCCACGAGGTAGTCTCTGGCGGACGATATGGCGTCCCCATCCAGGTCGCAGAAACAGCCCCGGTTCAACAAACGCAGTCCGTGGCTATTATGAGCACAATCCAACAGCTTGCTTTGACGGGCGGGGAAGCTGCTCTTGCGACGATCGATAAGCTTGTGACCTTGCACGAGCGCTTTGCCGCCGCAGAAGCCAAGCGTAAGTTCGACGAAGCTTTCGCCCTCGCCAAGGGCGAGATTACAGTGCTCGATAAGGACGCTCATGTCGGCTACGCCGCGAAGGCGGGCGCGGCCGACAAGAAGGATACGGACTACGACTATACGACGATGGCCGAGATCTACGACAAGGCCGTCCCGGCTCTAAGCAAGTACGGCATCAGTCACCGGTTCGAAATCGAGCAAGAGCTGATACCGCTCGACAATCCTGGGGAGTACAGCCAGAAAATCACGGTGACCTGCATCGTCACCCATCATGGCGGGCACAGCATCAAAGTTAAATTATGGGGGGGGCCAGATACATCCGGCAACAAACCGCCCCATAAGGCGGTCAACTCAGCCCTCACGATCCTGCAAACGGCGACGCTTAGGACGGCCCTCGGCCTCGCCAGCCGAAAAGACAAGGAGACGGCCGATGCAGCGACAGCCGATGCTAACGGCGGGTCCGGCCCGGAGAAGCTGAGCGAGGAGCAGTTGATCCAGATAAAACTGCTCGCCAAAGAGGTCGAGGTGAACGAAGCCGCCTTCTGCAAATGGGCAAGCAAGGCGTTCGGCGTCGCGTTTGGAAATTATGCAGAGATCCACGCCCAGCACTTCGACCGCGCTGTGGCGGCTCTCAGCAAAAAGAAGGGAGAGACTCTTCGGGCGCAGAACCAAAAATGACGATTGAAATCTTTGACGATATTGAGCAAGGCACTGATCGATGGTTTCAGGTCAGGAAAGGCATCCCGACGGCCTCTAGGTTCGGGACCGTCTCTGCCAAAGGACGCGATACGCCCGAAAGCTTGACGCGCCGAAAATACATGCTGCAGCTCGCCGGGGAGATTATCTCCGGCGAGCCGATGGAGAGCTACTCCAACCGTCACATGCAGCGGGGAAAAGACCTGGAGGCCGAGGCGCGCGAGTTTTACGCCTTCCTGACTGACTCTGAGCCGGTGCAGGTCGGGTTCATCAAGAATGGCGAGAAGGGCGCGTCGCCCGATTCCCTGATCGCCGCCGCCGGCATGCTGGAGATCAAAACCTGCCTGCCTGACTTGATTATCGAGATGATTCTCAAGGCCGATTTCCCGCCAAAATTCAAGGCCCAGGTCCAGGGCCAGCTCTGGGTCGCAGAAAGGGAATGGACAGATCTCTTTGTCTACTATCGCAAGCCGCCCAGCGCGAAGACGATGCATTACAAGGTGAGGGCCTACCGGGAATCGGCCTATATTCGGCTCTTGTCAAACGAAGTAGATAGGTTTAACAATGAGCTTGCAGACGTCGTCGAGCGCGTTCGCGCCTACGGCGTATAAAAGGGATCAGATGAATGAATAAACGAGAAGCGCAGCGCATCGCCAGAAGCGGAGACATCTCCATCGGAGAACTGCGCCACTTCATTAAGGAGGCGCGCGGCCGTGGCGGCATGAGTCGCGTCAATCCTACGCTCGCATTGGAGCGAGTTCTCGACATCTACGAGGCCGCGCTCGCTGGGCGCGAGGATGCCGAAAAACCAGTCGGCATGAAGCTAGATGTTTATAGCCCGTCCGGGCGAATGAAACCAAGTCGGGACAGCCTGACCATCTGCAACATTCTTCGCGACTGCGCATAAGGGATCAGATCGATGAAAGACGTGATTATTCCAACCACAGCGGAAGTCCTTTCGATGATGGAGGCGGAGCTTTACAAAACGCGCAGCATCGTCCTGACGCTGGCGGATAACCGTTCCGCGATCATTCGGATCGATACGATCGTTTCCTACACGCCAACGCTTCGAAATGATTATCAGTCGTGGCTCAATGTTCTTGGCTCCGAGGAATCGGTTGCAGTCAGGGAAAGCGTCCCGGAGATCCTGTCGCGGATCGCCCGCGTCGAAAAAGACAGGATGTAAACAAAAGGGATCAGATCATCATGGACAATTCGACTATGCCAAATGTGGCTGAGGCTTCCGAAGAGACGGGGCTGACGAAGATCGCAACCGGCCAGGAAATCGCCGTCTTGGAGCTGAAATCGTCCGCCATTGACTATGTCAATGGCAGGCCTTCGTCGGTTCTGATAAGAGCGGAAATCCGCGCCGCTTTCCTGGCTGAGCTGAAGGACCGCGTCAAGGATTTTGAGGCGCGGAAGCTTACCGTCGGAACGAAGGCCGAGCGCGACGAGATCACCTCCTTCGCTTACCAGCAGTTGACGCTGCGCAAGTCCCCAATCGAGGAGGCGGCGAAGCAGCTGACGAAAGAGTATCGCGATAAGACCAAAGCCGTGAACGATGATAAAAAGGATATCCTTGAGGATATAGACGCGCTGGTTAAGCGGGTTCGGAAAGACCTTGACGTCTGGAAGGCTGAGGAAGCCAAGCGCGAAGCGAAAATCAAGGAAGACCTGGATTTTCTCGACGCCGCCCGCATGATCAGCGCCGACGACACCAGCGCGACGCTCCGCGCCCGGCTGGCGACCGTGGAGGCGATCAATGGGGATGTCGACCGCGTCGAGGCCAAGGTCTTTACGATCAAGTCTCTAAAGGAAAGTATTGATAAACTTACGCGGGATGAGGCGGACCGGGCCGAGCTGGAAGCGTTCCGCGCCGAGCGTGTCAAGCGTGCAGCCGAGGAGGACGCCAGGAAGCGCCAGGAGGCCGAGCAGGCGGAAGCGCTCATCCAGGCCGAAGGCAAGCGGATCGCCGGTCACGAGGCCGCGCTCGCCGCGCTGTGCGGCATGGTGAGAGACATTACCTCTCCTTACAATTCATTGGAGCGCGTTCAGTATCTTGCCAGCGGGTTCGATGCGGTCGCGGCGCATGAGCGCGACTGGCAGGAATTCCGTCCGCGCTACGACGAGCTGATGGCCGAAGCCCGCAAGGACATTGCGGCTTGCCTTGAAACGCACGCCATCATGGAAGAATTCAAGAAGCAAGAGCTTGAGAAACGCATCCAGCGCGAGCGCGAAGAGGCCGCCGAACTGGCGGCGGCAGAGGAGCGCCGGAAGGCTGAAGACGCCGAGCAGGCCCGCCTCGCCTTTCTCGCCACCCAAGACCGCCTAGAGGCCGAGCGCCAAGCGAACGTGCTGCATCGCACTGCGATCATCGACGCTGTAATCGCTGGCGTGGCGGATGCTGGCAGGATCAGCAAGGCGAAGGCGGCGAACATCGTCCAGGCGATTTTGGACGGCCGGATCGAACCGCTCTGCATCAAGTTCTGACCATGGCGCGGAGCAACCGGCAAAAAAGGAGGGCGATGGGGCCTGTCCAGGGGCCGCCCCATCCACCCAAGGATCCGCTCGTCGGCCGTAAGACGCGGCGGAAAGGCGAGCCCTATCATATCGAGGCGTATGCGCCTCGATGGATCGAGCCGGGGCTAAGTCAGAATCCAAATATCGACCATCAGATACAATCTGTCCGGATCGTCTTTGAGTGCATAGAGGACTGCTACCGCGACAAGGTGGAGGCCGGATCAATGGGGCCGGGCGACGCCGAGTTCCGGCTTCGGGGGCTACTTGACACGCTGCGCACGCTGAGGTGGCTAAAGGTGAATATTGATTCGATTAAGAGAAGAATCGAGGGGACGGCATGATCGGCGAAATTACGACATGGCTTCGAAAGGCGGCCGGATGGAGCCTGCCGGGCAACAGGGCGGCGGATGCGGTTTTACTGGTCGACTCCCTTGAAGCTCAGGTCCGAACGCTACAGGCGCAAAAGGAGGCCCTGCACGCCACCATCCTTGAGCAGGGGGCGAATATTGCGCGCTGCCGGGCGGCGGCCGTCTCCGCCCGCGAGCTTCTGCGCGACATCTGGTCGGACCTGGATCAAACCGCCAAGCGCAGCGGCAACGCCGAAAAATGGAACTCGCGGGAGATGCGCGCCGTGACTTTGGATAAAATCATCGCTCTGCACGGGCGATTTGGACAGAGGAAGGACATATCGAATGGCTGAAGATAACGGGCCAAAAACCGCGGCGGCGCCGCTGTTCAGTCACAAGGAGCTTTTGGACGGGTTCCGGCAAATCGTCCAGGATTACAAAGAGTTCCTTGAACTGCGCGGGGAGCAAAAACATGTCGATTTCCCGGATGACGTTCGCAGGCATCGGATGCAGGTCGCTTTTGCCGTCGGGAAGATCGTCAAGCAGCTGGGGCCGGTGCTGCCGGCGCTGCATGAGATCGCTGCTCTAACTGCTCTTGTGGACAAAGAATGACCTATAACGACAACTGGCGTTCGCCGGAGAACGAAAAGCTCCGCGCCGACGCCGAGCGCGAGCAACTCGACCGAGATTACGCCCAAGCAAAGGAGGGGCTTGCAACCTATGTCTTTAGGCCGATGGCGTATGCCATCGCCTGGACGATCTGGATCATGCTCGCTATCAAGCACCTCGATCCGATTGTGGAGTAATCCATGGCGAGGGGTCAGAAAATACCGACACGAATCAGGTGGGCTGATGGGGTTCCGTATTGCCCGGGATGTGGATACATCCTCGACGACGCCCGCTCTGAAAAGCACATGGGGCTTCTCTTTGCGGCCATCGCTCATCTTTTTGAGGTTTGGCCGACTGATGCGGAGACGCTCGCAAAAATCGACAACTTCACGCCGATCGACGAAACGCAGTTGCGTAAATGGCTAACGGTAAAGGCCGGGCACATCCTGCCTTATGCGGCCCTTCCGTTTAATACAAAGAAAGAAAAAGAGTTCTCCATGCGCGTCTTGATGGCGCAGATGGAATCTGATCGCATGAACAAGCTTTATGGTTGGCCGCAGGAGGTCGAAGGAGGATGCATCGCCGTCCTGCGCCCGGCCAGCATCGCTACGCTGGGCGAGAACAGCATCAGCGAAAAGAAGTTCTGCGAGGTCACGAACAAGATTTTCAATTTCCTGTATGAAAAAATCGGGTTCGATATCCAGGAATGGAAGGAGAGCGGCGAAAAAAGGAGGCCGAGACGGTGAAGACCTTAGCCAAGCACGAAGATGAAATCCTGGCGGCCGCCCGGAACCGCGCCGAGGCCCTCAATAAGCAGCAGGAGCGGGAGGATGATGCCATCTTGTATCAGGCGAAGTTCGATCGGATGGTGCGGCGTCTCGCCCACCTGGAGAACGTGTTCAGCGCCTTCGATCACGCGCGGGCGCAGCCGACGTTCCAGCACCTTGTTCGCGAGCTTGAGTTCAGACTCGCGCAGGGCGTGGCCGGACCGCTTGCGGAAAAAGCTATCGAGGTCGCTCGCGATCTTCTTGAGGGGGTCCAGATCACGTCGGACTTTCGGCATGATGAGGGATCGTCGACTGTTTCCTGCGACCTTGTCATCGCGTTTATGCATCCGAAAGAGTACCGAATTACGCGGAAAATAGAGACAAAACCAAGGCGAGGCTTTTGAGCTTCGGCTTTGGCGTGGTATAGTTTCGAATCAAAGCAAAAAGGGATCAGATCGATGAAAAAACAGACGGAAGAGGCCGAGGCGGCGGAAATCTACGAATTTGAATACCCGTTCATCTGGAAGCCGTATGACCCTCCTTTTCTTGAGGGGCCGAAGGGCGAATGGAAGCCCGGCGCCATCACCGAAAATGAAGGCAATGGAGGTTCTTTCACATATGCCCACGGCATGGGAAAATGCCGGATCACGGTTGTTGATCGCTACCGCCCGAAAGGGTGCCATGAGCGCACATTCTTTCGTCGCGAATGGATTAGCCCGCAAGGCGACGCCTTCGGGCGACAGACGCTCCGCATGACGTCCTCGGTTGCATTCAAGCGGCTGATCAAGGGGTATCGCTTCGACGTCGAAGACATCATCCCTAATGGCACACCTCTTGAACAAAAGGCGGCGTGATGGCGGCGAGAACCAAAATCGAGTGGACAAACGGCGGGTCGACCTGGACGCCGATCCGCGCGAAGTTCTGGGAAATCCAGAACGACGGCAGCGGCAAAGAGCGCATCGGCTGGCATTGCGAGCACGTCAGCGAGGGGTGCCGATTCTGCTATGCCGAGAACATGAATATGCGCCTCGGGACCGGCCTTGAGTTCAAGCCGGGCAATCTTTATTGCGAGGAGAAAAAGGGCTACCGCAACGGCGAGTCTCGTCTCTTCCTTGATGAAAAGATGCTGACGCAGCCGATCCGCTGGAAACGCGGCCGGGTCATCTTTGTGTGCTCGATGACGGATCTGTTCGGCTTCTTCGTGCCGGACAGCTGGATCGATAAAATTTTCGCTGTGATGGCGCTATGCCAGCAGCACGTCTTTATCGTTCTGACGAAGCGCTCCGCACGGATGTTGGATCATCTTTCCAATAACCCGAATAACAGGACTGACGGGCTTTCGACGTCAGAATGCGTCGCTTCGGAACGATGGAAAATTGCCGCGCTCCCGCAACCGCTCGGCAACGCAACGCCGTGGCCGCTTCAGAACGTCGTTCTGATGGTGTCGGCCGAGGACCAGCGCGCCGCCGATGAGCATATCCCGCACCTGCTTCGGACGCCGGCCGCCGTCCGCGGCGTCTCCGTCGAGCCGATGCTCGGCGAGGTCAACCTGCGGCCTTACCTGGAAGGCGTCACGCTTAATGATTGGCTCGATGAAAGCCAGGATCAGCCGCGCCTCGATTGGGCGATCTGCGGCGGCGAAAGCGGCCCGTTCGCCCGCCCGATGAAGATCGAGTGGGAGCGAGACCTTCGTGATCAATGCGTATCCTCGTCCACGCCGTTTTTCTTGAAACAGCGCCTCGAAGGCGGCAAGAAAATATCCATGCCTTTGCTCGATGGCCGGACTTGGGCGCAGACGCCGCCGATTTTCGATAGGATGCACAATGCAGATCGCTTTTGAGATGAATATCGATTCCGTAGAGGATTTGGTGAAGCTCGCCAAGGAGCTGCCGTCCACCTGCGTTACGACGCAGATCCCGGCTGCGATGGTTCGCGAGCTGCTCGCCGCGGCCGGCTACACAGAGACCTACCTTAAGGCTGAGGTTTCCGAACATGGGCGCACCATTCGCTTCGAAGGCGAATACGCCTATTTTGATCGGACGGAGCCGGAAGCGGTCCGGACCGAGAAGCCTATTTGGGTTTGCGGCACATGAGCGATCTTGCGCTTCCGAAGATGAAGCCGCCGCTCATCGTCGCCAAAGCGCCGAAGCGCAAACCGATCAATGTGTCGACGGCGCTTATTATCCTTTTCCGGCAAAGGATGACTGCCTTCTGCGGGTGTGGGTGTGGATCAAGGCTATCGATAACGGATACGCAATTCGATAGAGCCATCCAAGCTTTTGTCCGCGAACGATGCCTGAAACCCGGCTTGCGCGGCCGGGCGCCGACGGAGGCGCAAACCCTTGACGCATTGTTTTATCACGGCGCTCACATCCGGTGCGGGTGCGGCTGTGGCCGAATATTAGCGCGAAACAATCTCCGCAGAGAGCATGTCAAGGCGCGAGAACTGTGCTCCCCCGGGGAAGACCCGGACCGGCCGGAAAATCAGGAGTACTGGTGTTGCAACCCTTGCTCTCTAGAAAAAGATAAAAAAGACTTCGCCATCATAGCCAAGGGCAAGCGCATCCGCGGCGAAACCGGAAAGGGCAGGAAGAAGGCGCCCATAAAGTCGAGGGGCTTTCAGAAAAGCGATGGCGCGAAGGTCGCCATCAAGTCGAGAGGCTTCCCAAAGAAGCCGAAAAAGGAAAGGGATCAGAAAGAAGATGTTCGGCAAGATTACAAAATTCGATATATGGTTCCTCGATAATGTCGTCGAGCCTGTTTCATGGCGTCTGGAATGGTGGACTGGTCTATCCTGCTTCCAGCAAGCGCGCATGACGTTGGCGGTGTACATCGGTTCTGTATATGCGTCATGCATGATCTTTGATTACAGACCTTTTGGGCTTGGAATATCGGCCATGCTTGTCTTTTATCTTTATATCCGCTCCATGCAAGCGGAAAGACACTCCGGGACATCAGCCAATCCAGAGCGGTATCATTCTGTTTTTTCTAGGCTCTTTTGGTGGACTATCCTATCTATTTTTGTCCCGACGCATTCGCTTCTCGGCTGGAGAATGGATGGCTTCGCCTTGACCTTGTCCGACGTTTCAATCCTTTGTTTTATGTACCTGATAGCGTGCAGCGCACCGCCGCCGCGTCCAAAAACCATGTTTGCAGACAAACTCGCCCCGGCGATGACTGGCGCATAAGGAGGGATCAGATGTCCGATAAGCCTATGAATATCTACGACCCTATTGTTGCGAGGCCATTCATCGAAATGGCTTCCGCGACCAAAACCATGCCCACGAGGGAGTCCCTCATCTCCCGCGCCGCGCCAGACCAAAACGGTGGCATGCGCCTTATCGAGATCACGGCGGGGGATCTCCAAAAACTTGCTGAATTTCTGGAGAAACTTGCAAATGGCTGATCGAACCATAATAAGCCAGGCGACGACGCAAGAGTCGGTCCAGGTGGACGCCATGAAGGTCGACGATTTTACGGCTAGGGCCGGAGAGATATGCGACGGGCCGTGCCATAAGCCGATGACGGCCGGCCAACCGTTCTATGCGATCGGCAACGTGCGGCGCATCTATGTCTGCGCAACCTGCGCTCTTTTGCATGTCAGGAGCGCGCAATGAGCGAGAAGCTGACGATCCAAAAGGTGATTGAGGCCTACGCCATGGGGACAATCAAGGGCGGCGTTGGGCAAACCATCCTCGCCCTTCCTTTTGGGCCGAGAACCATCGCCAGCGTACTCGCCGAGGCGATCAAGCTCGACCTGATCAAGCACAACGGCAATCCCTACGGCGGGTGGTTGACGGATGCGGCTCTATCTCAACTCGACGACGGCGTGAAGCGGCAATACAAGGCGGCTCTGAACCGGCGCGGCCGATTCTTGGGGGCCGGGTGACGTGGCCGATCTGACGATGTGCACCAACAAGACCTGCCCGAACGCAAAAACATGCTGGCTCCAGCTTGCTCCGAAATCCTATATGCAAAGCTGGCAGCGTTTCGAGTGGCGCCGCATGGAAATCGTCTTGCACGGCGAAACGATAGTCATCGAGGCGCATTGCGACCGCTACGATCCGATCGCCGTCCGAATGCAGGGCATTGCAAAATGCCCTGCATTCCGTTAAAAGTTAAGAACTGAAAGGGATCAGATTAATGGCGATCGACCTAAAAAAGACCTTCGAAAAATACGACGGAACAGATACCGACGGGACTGGAGAACTCCTCGAATTCAGCCGCATCGAGAACCCGCTAAGCAAGCGCCCGGACCTGTGCGCCTTCCTCTTGCTCGATAAGCTTGTTCCGGGCAACCGCGATATCGTCGGCGACGCCGGGCACGATGAAATCGGGCTTGACGTCGACCTTGAAGCGCTGGCCGAGGCGGCGACTGAGGAGGACATCATCACCTTGATCCGCTGCGGCGTCCGCTACGACGAAGAAGACAACTGGTTGCAGATGTTTGTGTAGGGAAGATGAGCCGATGACCAAACGCAAGTACGGCCCTGGAATTATCATTGGCGTAATGCCTATGCCAGACCCAAAAACAGGCTGGGGATACGATCCTGGCGCGCCCCATAAGGGATGCGCCGTCGCGGCCTTTATTCTTGCGGCGATTCCTTGTGTTGGTCTCTTAGTCGGAGCTTATTGGATCGCAACATGACCGAAGCCGCCGAAGACCCGTGCGAATGCAAAGTCTGGTGCTCGACCTGCAACTGCTACCTGTATTCGACATCGATCTACGATCCGATTTCGAAGGGTGGAAACTTCGCTGCGATCGCCTGCCCGCAGCCTGAAAAATGCGAGGACGAGCGGCAAGGCATGGCCGCCCGCCGCCTCTATTTTCCGCCGTACCATTAGAAAGTGAAGGGGATCAGATGAGCGGCATGAAAGTCAACCTCAAGGGCCTGATCGAGAACGCCGGGTCCGCCGCCAAGCGCGGCGACAAGATGTATGGCGGCGTGCACGCCTACGCGCTTAAAGAGTTGCATGACCATATCGTCGGCCTCGTGAACGGCAAGCACACAATAGAGGAGTTCGCGGACCATTATTGCATCGAACGCAAGATAGGTGACGGGTGATGCGTACATCAAATCCTATTTTTATTTTCGCCGCATCCATGGTTGTCGGGTCCGCCCTCCATATCGCCGGCGGCTTCGATCAAAGCCCAGGCTGGTTTTGGCGTTTAGCGTTCAGCGCCATCCTCGGAGGGGTCACCGTCGAGATCGGAAAAATAATACTCTGCGCCTTCCATAAAAAGGGTGGCGAGGGCGGTCCGCGATGAAGGTCGAGCCAGCGGAGATGACGCTTCGTTTCTCGACTACGAAGAAAGTAAAAGGAGTGATCAATGGCCGTTAATTTTCTAGTTGGGCGTCACACCGTCGCTACGTTTGGGGAGGAGGAACAACAAACTGGGAAGGAGGAAAAGCAAACCCTTCCTGCCGTCTCCTCGCCAAGTCCGCCACCGGCCGTGATCGATACGACGTATGAAGTCGTCAAGCCGGCCACGGCGCAGGCTACTCGCATCCAGCCTGAGACAGCCGATCACTGGTCTGGGGAGCTGGATGCGTGGGAGGGGGTTGATCAATACCGTCTGCGGCGCGAGAAGCAACAGCTCGAACTCATGCGCGTAAGAGACGAGCGTGTGCAGACGGAACTCGACGCAGAGCACGGCCTCTATGACCTATCCTGCATCCAGGGCGTCAACGCCAACGAGTCAGGATGCAGGGCGCAGCCGCGGCCGCGGCGCTGGAATCCATTCCAAAGGAGGAAATCGTGATCAATCGGTTTTGGGTGACGCTTCATCGTCTCATGCCGGAGAGCGTCTGCTATTTTCTTTACTGCGTCGCCCTCAAGATCAGCCCGCGGCTCATCCCGGAATCCTTACGACCGGGGCCAATTGTCCCGCTGACGCCGCGCAATTTCTTGGCGGGGATTTTGGCGGCGTGCCGCGAAAATGCGGACAGCAAGGTCTTCTTCACGCTCGATGATATCCGGGTTGGCGAAAAAGCTATCTTGTACGAGCTGACCGACGACGAGATCGAGAGGATTGTCGTTCATGGCCTCTAACGACCCCTTCAAAACGCTATGGCATAAGGTGTCCGCAGCGATCCGGGATGAGGATTGCTGCGGAGCCACCGTAGATGGGCGCCGTGTTTTTTGCGACGATAAGGAGGTCGCCGACGGCGCGCGGACCTGCGCATGTAAAGCAAATGGCTACGCCGCCCTCGAAACCTCCTTCCAAGCGCTCGCAGAAATGGAGCTTCAAGCGGGCCTGACGTCGCCGACGCTCGTTGAGGCAGATCAAGAGCTATTCCGGCGCATACTTCGCGCCTGCGAAGAACGGCTCAAGCAGGTGACGCCATGACGCTATCCTTCAAAAAGGCGCAGGCGCTCAAAGAGGCCGGCTGGCGACAACCGGTCTATCAGGATCTCGGGCCGGGAAGCGGAGAGTACGTCGTTGCTGGAAATAAGACTGCCGTGCCCTGGCAGACATCGCTTCCTATCGCCTACAGCCCGGCGCTTGAGGAGTTGATCGACGGGTGCCCGGAAGAAATCGAGGACGGGCGCGGCGGACGCGGCTGGTTCTCCCTGGAAAAGAAGCCCGGCCGCTACGTGGCGTCTTATCGCCATTACAGCGAGCTTTTGATGGGGTGGATTTTTGAAGGCGCAACACCGGAAGAAGCCGTTGCCGACCTTTGGCTTGCCCTGCCGTCGGAATTGAGGGTGAAACCGTGATGCAAATGCCGCTGCACGTCAACCGTGTTGCCTTGTCGATCGCGCTAGCTTCCGCGATCCTTCTTGTTTGTATTGAAACTTATCTATCCTCGTTCATCAATGCTGGGTTTTGGTCAGTTTGGTCAGTTCTTTCAAACATAATATTTATGTCGGTGATCCCGGTCTATGTTTTATATTCAGAAAACTTCATAGTAAAAATCATATATATTATTTTGTTTATATGGATATTCCTTTGGAATCTGCTTCAGTTGTCCGTCTCTTTGTTTTCAATTAAAATTCCGAGGATGCAACCAGATTCAATATTGGCCGATGTTTTTGTTGATTTTGGATACACCCTAGATGAAGCGCAAGCTCGTTTGTGCCTTGGGAATGCTATTTTCATCCAGTTGATGGTGCTTGTTTTACCGTTTGCAATCTATTTTCTAGTTAGAGGACAACCGCCGAGACGGAACGATAGCTGATGACGATCCCAACTATCCGGCAACTGGAAGCCGACAACCTCCCTCGCGTCCGGTTCCGCGTCTCGAATGGCGCCGAATATTTCATGGACCATTCGCTCTGGCGCACGATGCCGTGCAACGTCGTTTTTTACGTTCGACCTATGCGCGGATTCAAAAAGCAGAGCGAACTCCTCGCCCCCGGATACGGCGTCAAAGATAACTACGGGAACGGGTCGATCTTCATATCGGACGCAGAGATCAAAAGATGGTCCGATCCAATCGTTATTGCGCGCAAGTGGTGGCGATGCCGGCTCTGATCGTTGACTGGTATGTCAGAGCTGAAATCCGCCGCCATCCCGATCGCCTTTACGTGTTCGGCGACAACTTCGCGCGCCGAGGGTTCGGCGGGCAGGCCAAGGAATGCCGGGGCGAGCCGAACTGCGTCGGGATCGCCACCAAACGCGCGCCATCCATGGCGTCCTATGCCTTCCTTTGCGACGCAAACTACGATGAGTGGGTCGAAAAAACAATGGGCGCCTGGATGCGAATCGCGCAGGCGATGGACGCGGGAGTGACTGTCGTTTGGCCGGCGGCCGGCCTTGGAACCGACCGCGCCCAGCTTGCGCAGCGGGCTCCGAAGATTTGGCGCGAGCTGCAGGCCCGGATCGCGACACTCGAAGGGCCGTCCAGATGATTCTCCCCAATCAACGCTTCGGCGCTATCCTTTGCGATCCGCCGTGGAGGTTTCAAAACGCGACGGGAAAGGTCGCCCCGGAACATGGACGGCTGCACCGCTACGAAACTATGGCCTTGGACGCAATCAAGGCGTTGCCTGTCGCCGAGATAGCGGCGCCGACCTGCCATCTGTACCTTTGGACGCCGAACGCACTTCTGTTTGAGGCCGGAGAGGTAATGAAAGCGTGGGGATTTATGTACAAAACCAACATCGTCTGGCACAAGATCCGAAAGGATGGCGGCCCGGACGGGCGCGGCGTCGGCTTCTACTTCCGTAACGTGACGGAACTGCTGCTATTCGGAGTTCGCGGCAAGAATGCGCGCACGCTTGCGCCCGGCCGCAGACAAGTCAACTCTATCTCCACCCGCAAGCGGGAGCACTCGCGAAAACCCGATGAGCAGTACGCGCTGATCGAGGCCTGTTCTCCCGGTCCTTATATAGAGTTGTTCGCGCGCGGGGAGCGTCCCAACTGGGTCTCGTGGGGGCGGCAAGCGGCCCCGGAATATTCTCCGCGCCCTGCATCCAAAGTCGATTTGTCGCAAAAAGACCTATTTGTGGGGCGGCCCCGATGAGCGCCGTGATCGGCAGCGCCGGACATTGCGCCCGGACGTCGCGAGCCAACAACGGAAGGCACAACAGCAAGAGGCGGCGGCGGATCAAGCTCTTGGCCTATGAGCGCGACGGCGGTCGGTGTCGGTATTGTTTCGAGCCGATCCCGCTTGAAGGCGCGGTCGGCGATCACGCCACGCCCGCGAGCCGGGGCGGCACGTCGGGCCTGCATAATATTTACACGGCCTGCGTCGCTTGCGACAGGATCAAGTGGATGCGCACCGCCGCCGAGTTCGAAACGCTGCTCACAACCAAAGACCCGCCGCCGGAATCAAACATCGAATTATTTGCTGCATGGAATAGGCGTCGGCTATGGGTGGATATAAACCCACTTAAGGTTGCCGGATGCGCACGCTAACCTGAAGGGTTGAGCGGTTGTTTAAATTAGCATTATCGCAACCGTTTTTCTCTTGCCAACCGTCTTTGAAGTGCTTATATTTATGACATAGGGATCAGAGAGACGGACACGAAAATGAAACTCGAAGCTGGAAAAGTTTACAGACACAAGCTGAACGGGAAATCCTACGAAATCGTTCACGGCCCTTGGCTCAGCACCCGCAGGAGCAAGGAGCGCTGGATGGCCGATGTGAAGTGCCTTGATCCGAACGCGAAGCAGCACACCCGCGTCATGGATACGGTGAATTTGGTGGAGGCGCTCTAAGCGCCGGCCGCCCCCAGGGATCAGGAAGCACGAAAATGGCAAAACGGAAACTCACGGTGACCTTCGAAGACGGATCGGCGATCTCGCGCACGACGACAAACGCCACGCTTCGTTACGGCTGGCTCGTCGAACTCGACATTCCTTGGTCTTTTGATCCGATCACCGGCGCCGTCCTCAAGGGCCAGCACCGACAAGCCCTCAAGACTGGATTTTCCAGCACGCGCATCGCCGCCGACCAAGCCTCCGAAAGCTGCGCGAACAAAAAGGAAGGCGTTCGCATCGTTCGTAAGGAAATCATCGAGGCCGAGGTGGCGCGATAAGCGCCCTCCTTCAAGGGGTCAGATAGGAACAAATCAAATGGCGCTCCGTGAAGAACTTTCAGAACTTGAACAGAACCCAGCCTATCGCACCGCTTGCAAAAACATCATGCGTAACCTTGGCCGAGCCCACGCAATGAAAGCCATCGAGCAGAAGGCCGACCATGATCATGCTTTTGCTCACCTTGAAGGTGTTCTAATGCAAGAGCATGACTACAGGGCCAAATATTGGAACTTCGCTCGTTCGGAGTTTTGGCAGGTTATCGAGGCGCGCTAAGCGCACCTCCACCAAGGGATCAGATAGAGGAATATAGAGATGACACAGTCACGCGAAGAAAGAATCAAAGCTCTCCGCGCAGTTCTTCAGAAGAAATGGGTCGTTCGTTCGATGTCGACCACGGATTTCCGTCCGGCTCGCGGGCCGAACCATCCTGGACAGATCCCAGAGCCGTTCCACATCTATCTGCTCCCATCGATGGAGCGGAGCGGCGCCTATTGGGCGGACCGGTCGCGCGCGCAACTGTTTGATTCACCGCAGGAAGCCGAGGCCGAGGCTAATCGCTGCCTGCCGGCCGACTCAGCCGTCCGCGTGAATATCGCCCCGGCGCTTGATGACGATATGCCAACCTACTGGGAACTCGACAAACTTAGGTTTCAGCGAAAACAGGCGGCCCGGTCATGATCTCATGTCCCTCTCAGGCCTGGGACCGCCATTGCGATGTGCAGTGCGGCGATACAACACAACTCGAAGATGACATCCTCGGCTTGCTTGAAGCAGCCGGGATCGAAACGGAGGTCAACGATAAAATCTGCGCCCTAATTCGTGAAGGCGAAAAGCGCAAGTTTGAGCAAGCCGAGGCGGCGCACATTAAGCGCCCTCCACCAAGGGACCAGAACCATGTCCATGATGGGATCAGTCAAGACGACAAAATATGAGATGGCGCTTCGTGGCCCGGGCGGGCTTTTCCTCCACCTCGGCTGGACCCAGCGCAAGACCAAGACCTGCCTGCGCCAAGCCATCAACGAATACCGCAACGTGATCATGATCAAGGTCAATATGCCGGATGACCCAAACGAAGGGTTCGCCTGGGACGTCAAGCAAAAGGCGTGGATCTGGCGTCAGTTCACAATCGGCTTCACTTCCGAAACAAGGCCGCGTTGACATGGCGACGAAAACAACATTCTGGGTCGTAATCGATCCAAGCGGAAAAGAGGTTAGCCTTTCGATGGCTCAGTCCAAAGACGAAGCCATCTGCAAATACATCTCCGCTGCGCATGGACGTCAAATAGACGCTGACGAGGCCCTCAAAATATGGGACGGGAACCCGACCGAACTCGGCTATACGTGCTTAAGACTTGCAGTTATTTATTAAATTAAAAACTCGGAAAAGGGATCAGAATCATGGCCTTCACAGAACGGGAAAAGACCCTCACCAAGAAAAAGCTAAGCTTCGTTGCTTGGTGGGAAATGCTGAACGCCGAGCTTGCGAGCGAAGGCGAGACGGACGCTCTTCTCTGGGAAGCCCGCGAACAATACGAAATAGGCAACGAGCCGAAATATTCCGCGCTTTCGATCAAGGCAGATCGCGCCTACAAAGCGCAAGCTCGCGCTCGCAATTGGGATACGGAGGATGCAGCATGAAGACCCCAGAAGAAATATTAAAGCAAGCGAATGAGCTGGCGCGCGAATTCTACGCAGCTCAGGGCTATCTCGTTCCAGAAGGCTATCGCTTCGATAAGGCCCGTCACCCGCAAGAGCGCGCCTGCTGGCGCTTTGCCGAACTTGCTTACGCTCGGATCGAGGGGACGGAGCTGTCCGAGATCCTGGCTGAAGTAGAAGACGAGTGACCGTCATGGCTCCGTCAATCCTTGATCGGCTATACACCCACCTTTGTCGCACAGGACAAAAAGAATTCGCGAAAGAGCTGGCCCGCCTGCAGGGCGAAAAGTATTCCACCGAAGGGTTGCTGGTCGACGCGATTAAGCTCCTGCTGTCGCACCAGGATAAGCCGCAGGTAGACAAATTCTTGGACGATGTATGTGCGGAGAAGGGGCTTGCTATATAACCATAAAACGGCTATATTATTCATAGGGGATCAGAGCCATGAAAAGCGACCAGCCTTTCGTTCTTTCAATCGAGCCCGTTGAAGGTTCGTCTTTCAAACACGGGTTCCACCTCGGAACCGATGAGCGCGTCGCCCGTCAAATCGCCATTGAGATGTTCGATGCAAGAAATGCGAATGCGATTCCGACGCGAACGGTTGCTCTTTTCCGCTATGGCAAGATGCTCGACGTCTATGATGGCGCCGGGTGGACGTCCGATGCCGACCCATTTTTGGATGAGTGAGAGGCCAAATCCATGAAGCTCGTAGACGCCACAGAAGACAACCTTGCGGTAGATGATAGCGTCATTCTTAAGAGCGTAGCGGACCCTGCGCGGTCCGATATCGACTATATTGTCGCCTGCAACTCAAAGCGCGTGACTTGTTTCAAGCGCGCCGACACAGTCCTGGCGGATCACCGTCGTCGTTATCATGGCGGAGATACGAAAGAGGGCGATCTGCTCGTAGGCGTCTTTATGAGCGGAGGAACAAACTACCTAAGACCCGATAAGCTCTGGAAAGTCATTTACTAAGGGATCAGAACTATGAAGGTCGGGATCATGGAACCGTCAAAGGAAGCCATCGAAGCAGCATTGCTCAAATGGTATGGCTGCGACACGATAGAGCAAACCGGACCCGGCGAAACCGGAGGAAGCTGGAGCGACCCGTTCATCGTGCGGAGCTTCGAAGAAATGCGAGCCGCGCTGGCTGCAGCTTACGCAATCGATAATAAGGCGGAGCCTAAACAATGATGAACGAAGAAAAAACGCTGGCCGTCTATCGCAACAACGCGATGGTCCTGGGCGGGATTATTGTGATCGCGCTGGGGGTTGCTTGGCTTTCTCAGTCGGGATGGGGCATGCTCTCCCTTGTCCTCATAGGAAAATGGATCGACATCGAAACCATACTCGACGATGAGGATGACGGCGGCGGCGAAGACCTTGCCCCTGATGATCATCGCCAAGACGAACGCGTCGTGACTCACTAAGGGGGATCAGATCGTGAATAAAGAGACGCCGAAGAAACCGCGGATTGAAGTCATTAACGTGCCGTTTCATCCGGGGTCTGAGCCGCCGCTTACAAAGGGTTACCTCTGGGAGGTGTATTTTCCGGACGGCAAGAAGCTCAGCAGCGGCTGCATCGCCTACGGCGCACGGGAAAAGGCGCGCGCCGCCGCGAAGGCCGCAATCAAGAAGAGGTCAGAGAAGGGATCAAATCATGGCGCCACCGGGAGAGCTAAGGAATCCGGTAGTCGGTGAGTTTTTCAAGGTCAGCCTGCCGGGAGAATCGCCGTGGGCGCTATGCGTCGATATCAACGACGATGGGAGCTGGAACGGGGAGATCGCCAGCGAGCTTGTCTGCTCGGCCCTTGGCCCGGAAAGGAGACAAGAAGCCTCCCTCCGTCTTGGAGTGCGGCTTAAGGCCCAACATTTCTACAAATTTGGAGACATCGTTCGATTCGTCCGCATGGTTGATCCTGAATTTGAAATCTGGGTTCCGGCTGCGGGGAGAGGCGAATGAACGGCGCAATTGAAACTGGCCGGGCGCGCGAGATATAAACCAAGGGGATCAGACGATGCCAATTCCAGGCTTTCCAGAAGAGATGATCGTCTTCGATAGGGAGTTCACGCGAGCGCCGTTCTACCTGCGCAAGCAAGTCGCAGAGGCCGTGGAGCTTATCGAGCTTGATGGAGCCATGTCGTTGCCTGCGGCCAAGCAGATTGCGGAAGACAAGGGCTACGCTCCGACGCATTGGATCGAGCGCGGCCACCGCGAGCCGGTTAAGTTCTAACTCTTTTGAGGGATCAGACATGATTTCGAAACACAAGATACTGGACAGAATGTCGGCTTTTGGATTGGAAGAGGAGGCTTTCGATCGTTACGACTGGACGGAATGGGGGGCACGAGAAAAGCGGACCAAAGAAGCGCATCCCTACAGCTACTCGGATCACTTCATTCTCCGCACCGTCCCGCACGACAAGCTAAAGGCCAAAGGCGTGCAAGCCGCCTACGATGATCGGATGCGCGGCTGGGATAATGCGGCATGGGAGAAAGCGTGCGCCAGCGTCCCGAGGAAGCGCATTGACCAATTTACGAAAGCCGATATGAACAAATTCCTGTCAGCATACTTTGGGAAGCCAACAACGGGCTTGGCTATCTCGGAAGGGTGTAACGCATCCAGCGGCTATCCGTATTTTGTCTTCTACTATGTTGATCAAGCACTCTAACTCTTTGAGGGATCAGACAATGGGAATCAACTTTACGCAGTTCTTCCTTCCAAACGGTCGCCGCGAGCCGCGCGTCATTCATCGGCCCGCTGCCATCGAGGCCTTGGCCCAGCGTTTTATCGACAGCGGGGGCCGGTACGAATGCGAGGTGCTAAGGACCGGCCAAGTCAGCCTTACAGCGGGCAAGATCATCAACCGCGAGGATCAGGATGTTTGCATCGTCCTCTGCCAGAATGAACCCGGCAAGATCGGCGCGGCCGTCGACAAGCTGGTGAAGCAGTCCGAAGCCTTTATCGAGGTAAAATAGTGAACGATCTAATTGAGATAAGCCAAGGGCGTAGCCTGACGCTTACCCAGGATATTACCGCCGAAACGGCGCTCGGCCTATGGCTGGCCGGGTTCCCCTCGGACAATACGAAGCGCGCTTACAAATATGAATTGAAGGCGTTTGCTTCCTTTGTAAAGGCTGGCGATCTTGCTGATGCGATCCGGTGGTTTCTTGCTCTTGATGATGGCCAAGCCCGCGCCGTAGTAGCTGCATGGAGGCAGAATAAACTCAAGGAGGGCTTGTCGCCATCCTCGATCAATCGCAGCCTGTTCGCGCTGAATTCATTCGTGACGGCCGCTCGCGGGTTCGGGGCGACAGAGCTGCGCCTGGAGATCAAGGGGGAGGCTACGCAAGCCTACCGCGATACGCGGGGGCCTGGGGTCGCCAACGTCCGAAAAATGATCAAGGCGGCTGGCGAGCACAAGAACCCGAACAAGGCGGCGCGCGACGTCGCGATTCTGCTGTTGGGTTTTGGCCTCGGGCTTCGGAGAGGGGAGATCGCCAGCCTCAATGTCGGGCATGTCGACCTCAACGGAACGCTTTCGATAATGGGAAAGGGGCGAAGCGAGCGCGAGACATTGACGCTCCCGGCCGGGGTTGTACGCGACGCCCTGGCGGCGTGGCTCGCCCTGCGCGGCGACGATGCGGCGGACGCTCCGCTCTTTATCAGCCTCTCGACGCCTCCGACGCATACAAGACTCAGCGGGTCCGCCATCCATAAGATCGTGCGGAAGCTTGGCGAGGAGATCGGCATCATTGCGCGTCCGCACGGCCTGCGCCATAGCGCCATCACCGCGGCGCTCGATGTTTTTGGCGGCGATTTCAGAAAGGTTGGAAAGTTCTCTAGACACTTGGATATAAAAACGATTCTGCGGTATGATGACAATAGAGCAGACCACGGCGGACAAGTCGCCGCGGCTCTTAGCGCCATAGTGGCGGACTAAAGAAAGGGGATCAGATGGCAGATATGTGCGAAATCAAGTGCGACGCCTGCAGCGAGAGAGTCGCCTGCGATGAGAAAAACGAACGGGCCAATAAGCTCGCCCTCGGGATCTTTAAGCTTGTGACAATTGGGGATTCAAAGGAGCAGGAGGTCTTTTTCTCGCAGGATGAGGCCCTTGCGGCTTTAGCCCTTGCGTCCGGCGCCTTGATCGCAGCGTCGGAGCCTGACGGTGCCGCGGCTGGAAATACGCTGGGCCGATTTATGAGAGCCGTGATCAACTCTATCGCCAACGCAAAAAGCTCTGGGCTCGATAATACGATCCAGCGCGTTCCGCCCAGGAGCGCGATGTCATGACAATGAGCGAGACACTAATACCGGCAGAAGTAATGGCAAAAGCCGCTTTCGAGCTGGACTGGACTTCATGGGAAGATTTCAAGGCTGCGAACCCGGATACCGCCGCAGAATGGATAAACAAGATGCGCGCCGCTCTTCGCGCTCTAGCGGCTATGACGCCAACAGAGCGCATTAAAAGAGCATTCTGGGATGTGAACGACATGGCGTTTTTTGGAGATATCTGCGCCAAAACGTGGAGCGGAACCCTGGAAGCTGCCGCGTCAGAAGGCGAGGTAAAAAAGCCATGATCAATCATTTCAGGTTCGGCGGCGGGAAGAAAAAGCAGCGGTATATCACGCCTGAGAAAAAGGTCGAAGCGCCCCTGACGCCGCTTGAAATCATCCATGTCGAGAATGCGGACCGGCGCCCGATATGGACGGTTTGCCGAACCTCTGACGACCCGGAAGAGTTCGTCGCGCGCATGTCCTTTACAAAACCGAAGATCCTGCAAACCGATTATTTCATTGCAGGCAAGACGCTTGAGAGCGTGCGCGCCCAACTCCCGCGCAAGCTTTTCTGGCAGCCCCGTAGGAGCGACGACGATCGGATGATCGTGGAGGTTTGGCTTTGAGAATCTTGTATTTAGCCGCGATCGCGGTCCTGGGATCGGCCAGCGCGCAAGCCCAAACCGTCCCGCCCGTTATGGGCCTCTTCCACTTCTACAAATCGGATATCCGGTTGACGGGCAAGATCGGGACGGTGTCGTTCTCTTATTCGATCCCGTTCCCGTCGGCGGACGCTTGCTTGGCCGCTGCGAACCTGATGGCGCAAAATCCTGGCGTCGATGGCGGTCTTTGTCTCGATCCGGCCAATCCATCCAAATCAATACGCCTGAAATGGAACAGTACCGGGTGGGGTCATTCCGGCCATTTCACATTCGATGGTCAATCCGCCGAGGCAAAGCCATGAGCGCAGTCGATGAAGATGCAGAGCGCTCCGCCCAATTTTTCACCGAACCGACGGAGAGTGAAGCCAAAATCATAGAGCTTGAGGAACGGATCGAAGCCCTGCTGAGCGTTATGCATCGGGCCGAACTTTGGCTGAGTACCATCCCCGGAAGTCTCAAAATCAGGAACGTGATCCGCAGGGAGGCGGGGGTGGAAGAAATATCGGACGATGGTTCGTCCTAAAAAACTGGCGGCGCTCCGTCTGTACGATGGAGCGCCGCCTCTATTTCCGGGTCTAAGGGAGGGAATCCCGTCCCGGAAAACCCTTAATTCAACGGCGTTTTGACCGGGATCAAATAGGAGACGCCAAGCTTGACCGTCTGAATGTCCGTGTCGAACTTGGCTGCATCTTCGATTGTCTTGCTGTCCAAGCCGAGCCATGAATATTCCGCACGGATCGTGAAGTTTTCCCAGATTCGCGTCTCGATGCCGCCGCCAGCGATCATCCCCTCGGAGGAATAGGTTGTCGCGTTCTTGGTCGAAACAATGGTTCCTTTGGCCTCAAACTCGGCGCCGCCATAGCCGACCTTGCCATAGATCAGTGTTTGAGGCGTGGCCAGGACGCCGCCACGAGCGGTTACGCCCCAAGTGTGATTGAGGGCAAGCCTAACCTCGTCATCAGAGGCGATAAGCGATGTATCGGCGTTTGATAGATCGAAGTTCCCCTCAACGCCAAAAACGATCCGCTGAACCTGATAATTCACGCCGCCGAAGAACGACCCTCCCACGCCTTGTGCCGCCAGTCCATCGAACACAGTTGACCCAGATGGGTTGGAAAGAACGTGGTCCACAAAGTTTCCTGTGACGCCGGCGCCAACATAAAACCCAGTCCACGTATTTGCCGTATAAGAGGAGGCAGGCGCGTCTTTCGTGCTTCCAGGGTAGAGGTCCGCCGCCTGGGCCGAAGCCGCGACGCTGAGCAGCGCAGCGGCTGCGAGAAGGGTACGGATATGCCTCATAGGTTGAGTCCTTTGTTGAATGGATCAACGCAGACGCAACAAACACAACACACGGGGGACTACGCCCTAGCGCGATTTGTCCCGATATTCGAAACAAAAAGTGATTTCTTAGGACGAATCCTGTGTGCGCTGTTGCTCAGAGGCGACAAATGGATGGTTGCATTATCCTCTTCGTTGGCCGGAATAAAACTCATAAACGCTTATCTGAAAAAGAGGAATCCGGTCGGCTGCGGCTGCGGTTGCGGCTTGGCCGCGATCGGCTTCTTTTTCGTAGCTCTGCGAGCTTCTTGGGGGGGATTATCTTGGGGAGGGGCGGACGAAGACGCCGCGATCTGGGGAGAATCGTATTGGCGGGGAGGTGGGGCCGATCGGCGGAGGAGTTCATCGACGCCGGATTGGGTGTGAGTTAAGGTTTCCTGCAGCCCGTTGATGCGAGTTGTAATGACGGCTATCTGACCATTGAGTTCGGTCTTTACCTGATTTAGCTGGCCGCCGATATCGGTCTTTGTGAGTTCGAGTTTCGCCGCGGCTTCGGTGCGGACGCCATCAAGCCCGCCTTGTGTCGCCGGGACAAAGTAGACCGCGAGGGCTAGAGCAAACGGACTGAGCACCATTCCGATCACGCGCCATTCCGCCCTTATGACTTTCCATAAACTTTGATCTGACGACGGAATAGCATCGCCTCCGCTTTCGTTGTAAACTCCATTCATATGCTGGGACGCCAAGGCAGTCTCCTCTGCTGCGGCTAGACGGGGCCGCGTGTTAGAGCGCGTGGCCTCGTTGCTTGTGGTTTGGGTTTCCATTTGGGTCGTTTCGGTTTTGGGTTGCGTGAAACGCAAAACAACCGGAAGAGCCTAAGCTCCCCGGCATTCCCAGATAGGCTGCTCTAGGAAAAAATTATAGATGGAAGGTTTGGTGGATGAACGTAATGCAGCCTGCGCCAAGGTTACTGCGATTGAGTCTGCACTAACAAGCAATCCAAATGACATTGGCCTTAAGGTCACGCTTCTTTCCGCGAGGCGGCGCATGAACCGGATACTCGATAACGGAGACAACCGGGAAAGCCAAGCTTCCCCGGAAATCCGATAGGTTCTAGGCCGCGGCCGGCTCCGCAGGAGCTTCGGCGGGAGGAGCTTCGACAGGAGGAACTGGCTCCTCGGCTGGCGCCGGATGGATGCTTGTGTCAAGCGCCGTTAGAGATTCCGAGACGCCTGTGAGCGCCAAGGCGATGCCGTCGATAGCGGCCTGATTTGCCGCATCGTCTGCGCCTGCCGCCGCCGCCAGAATCGCAGCGGGGACATCGACGCGGAGCTTATCGACGTCCAATACGAGTTTCGCGGCGGCCGCCCTGATTTTGTCGAGGTCAAGCTTCATGCGTTTTATCTCCTGGTTCAGGTGGTGAAGGTCTTGTTTTAAACGGACAAGCTCGTGTTTTAGTTCGTGATATTCGCGGCTGCTCATGCGCTCGCCGCGTGGGTAGGGTCCGATGGTTGAGCCCCTGGCTTGCTGACAATATCAGCTAGCTGCTTCGCCGCCTCCGTTGCGCTGTTGATCATCGACAGCGTATTGTCCGATGTGGTCGCATTCAGGTGGAACAGTTGCCAAACAGACGCGATGACGGCTCCGAGGCCCGCCAAGCCGGTGAAGACGCCGCTGATGACATGCTGCGCGCTCGGATCGAGCGCGATCAAAAAAGGCGACGCTATGGCGATGACGGTTCCAAAGATCGTCCCGGCTAGACCCGTCGCGACCGTCGTCTTGCTGAGGTTGACGCCGGCCGTGGCCGCTCGTGTTTCCACCTTTGCCTCCGCCTTGGCGGGGGCTGGCGCTGTTTCAGTCGCAAAAGCATCGCTCGCCATGTTGATGACCTTACTGGCTAAGTTGGGGATAAGGTTGATGAGAACCGCTTGCCAAAACATGGCGATCTCCTTGATTTTGAAGATGATACTCGAAAACAGGGATGCATCGGCGTAGTCGGACAAGAACGCAACGGGAGCGGAACTCGATTGCGCAAGGGGCTTATCGTCGACAGAAACGCCATGAGCGACGATCGGGAGTTGAGCCAAATCCCAATTCTCGCGCTTGATCTCGCGCAAAAAGCATTGCGTCCGATAAACGGTTGGGCGGAGAATTCTATTCGAGTGCGTGCGCAGCCAATCGTTGCGAGCCTCGACATACTGGCGGATCCAGACTTCCTCCCTGCCGCCTTTGCTGGGAGGCCGCTCCGAAAACCGGGCGCGGAGCAAGTCGAGTATCCCGCCCGAGTGAATGAAGCTGTCATAGATCACGAGCACCGAAAGCGCCCGCGAGAACCCGTGATCCTGCGCCCACTTGAGCGCGGGCTGGAAATAGCGCTTATCGAAGAAAGCGTCCTGCGTCGTCTCCATGATCGGGTCGCCGCGCCCGGCCCGCTTCAAGAGGTCTTTGAACGCCACGTTATTGACAAGCGCCTGTCGTCCGATCAGAGAAACAAATGGGCGCAAGCGCTCGGAATAGACGCCGCCCGCCTCCACATACATCGAGACAAGCTCGCGAAGATTGCCATATTCCGTTGTCTGTGAGCGACCAAACGTGATCTGCCGTATCCGGCCAGGGCCATCTCGAAAGATGCTGATATTCCCGTAGTCTCCATGAATGCTGCTGGTCTCAAAGACATTGATGATCCGCTCGCAAAGGAGCTTTTGGGATGGGGTCAATTCCATAGCGAAGTCTCCGCCATTGCAATGGCTTAATGCGTGCAGATCGTATAAGTCGGGGCCGTGGTCGCCCACGTCACGACGACGCTTTCGTTTGGCCCCAGCTCAATAGGATAGTAAGTCGAGGCGTTTGCGAGCGCGGCCGTCTGCTGGCCTCCCTGCGTGATTGTCGCCGTGTTCGTCGCAGACTGCCTGAAATAATAGGTCGATGGGCTTGGGCCGTTTGTGACCGTGCAGGGACTGGCGCAGGTCGTCGCGGCGGCCGTTACGCCGACAGGGTTGTATCCCGAGTTGCCGCTGATTTTTGTGGTTGTCGTCGAGCTGAAATTCCCAATCTGGTAGTTTGTGTTCCCCGTCACGACATTCCCGGCTATGACAAGGTTCACTGGCGTCGTGCCGCCTAAGATGTCGATGCCGCCGTTGCCGTTTCCGCCCCATCCGCCAGCCGGTCCGATTTTCAATCCGCTGATGGTCGCGTTTGAAACGCTGCCGACGCTGATTCCGGCCAGGGTGTTTCCTGCGCTCCATCCGCCGTTGATGTGGATATTCTTCGCATTCGCCCCGATCAGATAAGCGCCGCTGCCGGTGTTGTGTTCGAAGCGACAATTTGAGCAGGCGAAACCATCGACCGTCCCGGCGGAGCCATCCAGAATAAGGCCGTGGTTGCCCGTTCCCGTCGAGTTTCCAATTTCGACGTTCGCGAACATAGTCCCAACGACATTTGCCGTAGATGGAGGATCGATCGCAACATTTGCCGTCGTGTAAGCGCTATCAAACAGCGAATTCGCGATTTGAACCGCCCCGGCGAAATTTCCTGCCGTTGGGGAGATTCGAAGGTTCAAGCCGTGCCCAACAATATGCAGACCTGTTCCAATGAACGTATCGCCGTCCGCGATGATCAACCCATACGATGGCTGTGCGACGCCTGCATATCCGCTGCAAAGAATATTGGATGCGTAGACCGAGGTGTAGTTCTGCCACTTGATGCACCATCCGCCCGCCGACGTCGCCGTAGTGGTCGGACTAAAGGTGTGAATATTAGAATATTTAGTGTTGATCCGAGCGACTGAACTCGCCCCTTCGTTGTCAGCGAAGCAATAATAATTGTCCGCAACTATATCGCTGACCATTACATTGTTTGTTGCATAGATATAGCAACCGCTTGTCCTTGGGGTTGCTGATGTTATACTGAAATTACTTAGAACGACATCGACGTTGCTTACAACAAAGAGATTGCCGCTGAACCCAATTTTGATGATGGACTGCCTCTTTGCGGTCCCCGTAATCTGTTGGCCGGCGGCGGGCGTTATGGCGCAAGACGTCCTAAAAATTCCGGGCGGGATCAAAAGCGCCTTCGCGCCGGACGCGACCGCAGCGGTAAGCGCCGTGCAATTGTCCGAAGCGTCATCTCCGATCGCCCCGTACCATGTGATCGGGATCGCGCCGGGGCTCTTCCATGTGCCGTCGTTTGTCGAGACCTTCGATGCCGCCGCGAAGGCAAGCGAGAACGACGCAAAAAGCGCGACGATCGCCGCCGCAAGACGCAAAAAAGTCATCCGTCTTCTCCTGGAGAGAAATTAAAGGACCACGAAATAGGAAAATGTTTGGTCGGTGTTCGGGTTGTCTCCGTGCGTCAGGTTCAACGAATTCATGGCGCAAGACCCGCGAAGCAGCGACATTTGCGCCGCTGCATTTTCCGTTATAGGGCTCCAAAAAGCCGTGCTTGTGAAGTCGGTTCCGGTGACGATGACCGTCGTCGTCGTCTCGTTTGCCGCAAGCGTAAAAGTCCCTTTGACAATAGGGAGCTGCGCGAATGGAATCTTTCCATTTCCATCAAGCGTCGCAATGCCGTTGGCCGTATTCAGCCCGGCCTGCAAAAGGATTCGGGTTTGCAGCGACAGCCCAAGATCATCCTGCTTCTGGGAGAACCAAAAATTCCACTCGGCTGTGGTCGGGACGTACTTGTAGGACCAGTTTGGGGAGTTTCCCATAGCTCAATTAGACTCCGTGGCTGCTAGGCGGCGTCGCCTGCCGCCGTGATAATCCAGGCCGTCCCGTCAAATTCCATGTCGAAAAATTTTGCAGCCGTTGACATGGTCCCGACGGTTGTCCCGCCTGAATTTTTCAAAAGGATATTGTAGGCTCCGGTCGCCGTCGCGGTCCTGATGACCCGGTAGCGAAGCCCTGTCAGTGGGGACGCTGGGAATGTTATAGTGATATCGGCGGCGAGCGCAGCCGTGCAGCGGATAACATCCTTTGTCGCGCTAGTGACCGAATATGGAAAAGCACCTGGGTAGGTTATGCCGCGTATCGCGCGCCCTGTGACAGATCCAGACGTCTGAGTTCCCTCGATGATGAATCGGTTCCCGTTGATCGTGTCGCCGATGGCGTTAATCACGCCAGCGCCTCCGCCGCTCCAGGTGTAAGGCGCCGAAGCTTCGAAGACATTTCCGATAGAGCGAACCTCTGTCGTCGCGTTGTTTGTGCCGTGGTTCAGAGTAGAGGAACCATGAAATGAGCACCCAAGAACACGCGTCGTGGCTTCCGATCCTATGAAAGTGCAATCAAGCCCAAGCCCAACCTCGAAGCTGTCTCCCTCCAGTGTGACGTGCGTCCCTGAATTAACCAAACGCAACCCGTAATGCGTCGTTGAATACCCTTCCCAGATATTCCCACTAAACGGAGCACTATAGTCGCCTTGCACAATGGCGCTTGCTGTTCCAGAGGATGGAGCTACCGTGTAGTAGCAATGATTCCCCTTAATAACCCATCCGGCGCTTTGGAGAATATTTACATTTTCGCGCTTGTTGTTATACGCTATATTGTCAATGAACCAGAAGTCCGCAACTGCTACTGCACCAGGATCAACATATATTCCATTATATCCATTATCATGAAACATGCATCGATTAAGAATTGTGTTCGAACGAGATGTTGTTGGCGTGCTCACATTCATTGTCGTCTGTGGCGCATGATAGCCGTGATAAACGGCGTTCTTGAACACGCACTTTTCGTATGTTGACCAGTAGGAAATATCTTCATAGCAAGAATAGGCGATTCCGAACCCGTCAAAAACGCCATTCCGAATAATTATTGGAGAGTTCGAATACCCTGTATTGTCCGCCCATCTTCCGGACGCTAAAAGATAGTTCGGAACCCCGCCATTTGTCTTTCGCCACGCCGCCCCGGATTCGAAATTGATGGCTGGGACAAGATGCTCCTTTAATCCTGAATCCTGTCTCGTGTCGTGCGGAAGCGTTATATTAGATACAAAGTAGATGCCGGCCGGAACATATAGCCCGTGAGAATTAGAAACGGCGTGGTTAACAGCAGCTTGAATTCCCGCCGTGTCATCCGTCCCATAGGACACCGTTTTAGATACGACGGAAAGCGTGGTTGACGCTGCATTCGCAAGGGTGACTTGTGTTGATGACGTCCTGGCGGAAATTGTGCTCCATAGCGTCGCCCCGGCTGTTCCAGCCCCCGGCACGGCAATAACCTTGCCAACGTCCGCTGATGCAAAAGACGCTCCAGACACAGTCAAAGCCGCATCTCCGCTCGCAATGGATACGGAGGATGTCACGTCTACGCCATCGCCCTTCGCCCCGTATGCCTTGACGCTGGCAAGCGCCATCTCGACATACGCGGTTGACGCCGCTTTGGTCGAGTTGTCTGCAAGAGGCTGGGTTCCGACGATCGGATTCGAAAGCGTTGGAGCTGCAGCGCGCACGATGCCGCCAGTTCCAGTTGTCGCCGACCCCTGGATATGCGTTCCATCCACCCACTCCGCGATTTGACCGCCTGATGGCGTACCAGACAACAGCACGTTGCCAGCGTTCGCCGGCAAGACCTCTTGTGGCAGGAGCCCGCCAGCATCCAGCTTGGCGAACCCGTTTGGAAGTCCGGCGCCTGCGACAAGCGCAATCCTGGACGCCGCAGATAACGACAAATCATCCTGCTTTGCGCCAAACCAGAAGTTCCACTCGGCTGTAGTTGGGACGTATTTATAAGACCAGTTCGGGGAGTTTCCCATGATTCAATCAGAACTCCGTATTAGTAATATTGCCCGCCTGTCGAAGTCCCTCCGCCCAGAGTTCCCGGCAGGAAGCTCGCGCCGGCGCCATTGGTGTCGATCGTCCCATTTAGCGTGGCTGCATAGCGTGGCCCGGTCGCTGACCCGGCGAAAGTCACAAGACCTGGATAGAACCTCAATGAGCCGCCTGCTGTGCAACCCGCAAAAGCGCCGGAGAATGACGGCGTTCCGGAAGCCGTCAATGTTAGAGGTCGATTTGTAATGCCGTCGGAGTCTCCAACCAAAATCAAAGCGCTATTTGACGCGAAGATGAAGCTTGAGAATGCGCCGGTATAGGTGTGCGATCCGCAAAGAACGATGCGTCCACCGTAATAAGCGCCAAGACCAATAAAGGCGCTTGTCGGCGCGTTGAACCCGCACGAACCGGAAAACGTGACAAGAGCCCCGTTGGACACGACGTTCTCAAAATAAGATTGGTATATGAATCCATCGAGCGCGACGCTGGCGGACCCCCCGCTTACATAGACGGCTCTGCCTTTATTATTGGAGGTATTGGTCGCGGAGATGAGGCAGCTGGAGGGTATCGCCGTGTTTCCCACGAGAGACCAATTTGCGACCGCGGACGGCCCGATGCTGACGCCAGCATAGGTTCCGTCGGACACATGGAGCACAGCCTGATATAGCGCGATGTATTTCGATGTGATCGAATTGACGGCTCCCTGAAGGGTCGCAAAGGCATGGCCTACTGTGTTCGCCAATCCGTCGTTGGCGTCGTTTCCGATGGCGCCGTTCACGTAAAAATCAATGACGGCTGACGGCTTGACGGCGGCCTGGGTGATGATGGCGATCCAGCCGACCGCGCCAACTGCGTCGGGATTTGTTGTATTATCGTCGATCGTGTTGAGCCAAAGCTGACCAGCTACTGCGGACCCCAAGATCGCGCCGCGCGGATACCCGCCGATAGTGTTCGAAAAGGAAAGGTCATAAAGAACTGTTCCGCCCGCATTATACCATCGCGACCACGCTGTAACGATGTTGAGGACGCCGTTGAAATCCTGCCCCCAGGGAGGCGTCCCGCCTGATCCAGTCGGAACAAAGCTGGCGGGCACGAAACCATCCGGCCAGGAAGCCCGACCCGCGACAACGCCGATTTGCGATGTTTGCGGAATAGGATTGGTGATATAACCAACTCCCGCATTTTGCGCCCAAACCACGGGGATTTTGTAGGGAACGGCAGAAAGCTTCATAGGATGTCCACCTTTGGGCGTAAAAAAAACCGCCGAAGCGGCGGTGTTTTGGTGAAGGCGATTTCGGCTGCGCGTCAGGGCAGGACCGTGACGCCGTTAACGATGACGGATGCATGGACGCCGGTCGGCCTCGGGAGCACGCCGGACTGCGTAACGATAGCCAATTCGACAGATGTCAGAGGAAACTCAAAAACATAACTCATGATCATGGTCGGGACGCTTTGCCCATTATAAAAGACGCCTTCTCCGAACGTCAGGGCGTTTCGCGATTCGGCGAAGCCAAAATATCGATCGCTTTTATACCCGTCCGTAACGTAGGCGTTCCCGCGGTTTGGGAACAGGCGCAGCAGGATTTGATTGATATGCGGGATCGAGCAGTTCGTGATGTTCTGCGCGGCTTTGGCCAAGATCAAGCGCCTGTAGCTTTCCGTCTCCAGGCGATAATTCTCAGTCAGATTCCCGCCTGCGTAGAAGGAGCCGCCATACTGAAAGAGGGATTCCCCCGTGTTCGATGGGGATTCCCCCGTGTTCCAGGTCAGAGACGAAGGAAGCGCCTCGGCAAAGCCGAAATATGAAGGGATCGCCACCTTTAGGCAGCGGTTGACGCCGACTATGCGGCCCCATATGTCGAGTCCGACATCTTTCGCCGTCTGGATGTTCCAGACATCGTCAAACCACACATCGAACCGCTCTGTAGGGTCCACCGCTTCGCGGAAGCGCTGCAAAATCCCCATCATAATCGGAGCGTTGGCGTATTGGGAGCAAACCGTATCCCAAAAGGCGAAAAGCGAGATGTCGCCGGTCGGAGCAACGCCGATCGCGGCCAACCCAACCCCGTTTGATCCAGGCCCGCCCGGAAATGGGTAATCCGGACCGCTGGTTTTTTCCGACGAAGCGTTTGGTGTGAATGTGGAAAGGAATGGGTCTCCAACAGGAGACGTGGAGATCGGGGAGAATCCTGTCATCTTTTTTTTCTAATCCCTTAAGCCAGCGCGACGCTTATGAGCGGCGCCGATGTTGTCGGGATTTGATCGAGGTTCGGCACAATCGCGTCAAGGGTCGCCACAACGCCCGTCATAGCCCTCAAGGCGACTGTTTGCGCCGCCGATACCGTATAGGTTCCGGTGCCTCCAGAGCCACTCACAAGGGCTGTAATGGTCGTTCCTGCGATAACGCCGCCCGTTGCGGAAAACAGGGTCTGCCCGACGGCCAGCGTTCCATCCGCAACGCTTGTGACTGTCAGGGTCGACGCGCCGATTGAGCCGGTGAAAGAGGCTGCGGCCGAGTTCGGCGACCCGATCTTGATCGAGAGGATTTGCGCCCATGAAAGATAGTGAGGGTTCATCTCGCCGTTGATCGTCGCGGAGGCGATGGATGCGTAGAAGCGGCTAGCCAACAACTCGCCGGCGATGCGCCCGGCAATCGGTCCGCCGTCTCCACCGGAGAATGACGCCAAGATGGCCTGCTGAACAAGGCTTGCCGCGTTCCCTGGAACGTACTGCGTATTGAGCAGATTGACTTTGATCAGAATTTGCAGATCGTTCGGGACTTGGTACGACACCGTGTAGGTCGGATAGGGAGGGACGTATCCATCGGTGTCCTGGATTTCGATGGCTGTCGTCCCGCTCCCGACATAGTAAGGCGCGCCGGGGCCTTTTTTTGCCCAGATCGTCTGCGCGATTTGCGCCGAGTCCCCGCCCGTGACTGCGATATAAATCGAGTGGGGCGGGATGGTGACATTTTGGATAGTTGCCGATGTCGCCAAATCATTATCGTAGGCGTAAGCGTCGATTACGCCTGGAAGCGCCCGAAGCGCGGCGCGGATCGACTGGATCATGGCGCGCGAATTCAGCGCGGTCGATTCGGAGCGGCGCGTCTCGAAATTGGCGCGGTTCTCGACGTCCTGCCCGACGACGCTTGAGATAAGCGTCACCGAATCCCATCCGCTGATGGACTGATAAATCTCGATATCGGACGGCGTGGCGATCGGCCCGTCAACGGTGCATGAAAAAGGGAGCGTGATCGCCCCTGTCGACGGGATGACGCCTGCCGTCGTGCATCTGTAGATGTTGCCGGATTGGTCCCGGACTGTAGCATTTACCGGGATCGGGACGTCCTGTAGGCCGATGCAGGAGACCTGGAGAACGGTCGGCTCCGACTTGATCCGATCGATGTAATAGATGCGCCCGATGGCGTCTTGAAAGCGCCCTGACGCATAGGCCGGATCTGTTTGATTGCAGAAAAACAGGTACATGTCATTGACAAAGCCAAGCATGGCCGTCATCGAATTGGAGAGTTGGCCCTGCGGCGTCGGGTTCGTGCGGCCGCCAGACGTCGTGGTGAAGTTTAAGTTGCTACCGAAAGAGGCGTTGATGTCAGACTGAACGCCAGCAAGGATTTCGCTTTCAGCGGGGACCGCGCAGCCGTTTTCGCCCAACACAGGGGCCGGGACATTCGTTGTGGTTGCCATGTTTTTAGAAGCCCGCGGCGGTTATATTGCCAGATTGATCCGTCACCTGCACCTGCCCGGTTAATTTGCGGTCGCTAAAATCGGTGATGTAAACGACCGCGGAGACGACGCCGGGCACGGTGAGGGCGGCCTGTTGGAGGTAGGCCTTAACGAGAGAGATCGGCGGCCAATGACCCAGGATTTGGCTCCAATAGGGGATGCCTTGCGTGGTGTCGTAATAGAGTTCGCCCTGGAACAGGCGGCATGCGCACGCGGCGTCCTGGGCGAGGCGGTACGGCTCGTCGCAAACGGCGATGTTGCCGTAGATGTCGAGCACTAAATCATTGGCCTCGTTGTCGATCAGGATCGATTGATAGCTCATTGCTTCTCAAGCTCCTCGATGCGAGCCGTTAGCTCCTGCACGGCCCTGATCAAAGGCGCGATGAATTCCTCATAACGAAGCGCCTGCCGGCTTTCGGGATCCGCGACGTCGGCGAGCACCCAGCCACCAAAATCGACGCCCGCCGCATCGAGAGAGGCTTTGACCTCCTGCGCCAGCAAACCCCAATGCCGCCGCCGGCCGCCGTCCGCCCAGCGGTAAGAAACGGGCCGGAGCGAAAGAACGAAGCTCAGACCGAGCGGCGGCGCCGCATCGACGATTTTCTCGCGCTGATCCGAAATGACGGAGAAGGCATTTTGAACCGTGCCGCCGTTCCAGGCGTTCCCAGCTGTTCCGAGGTTCCAGCTCCCGTCGCGCGGTTTCAGGTCGCCCTTGATGTTGACGCCTTCTGTTGGGGAATTGATGTTTGTTTTCTTGGCGTTGACGGTGTGGTCTTCGTCGGCGTTGAAGGTGTGGCTCTTCTTTGTTTTGTGGGTAACCCCATCCCCATCCTGGGTGATGGAGTTATCGGGCTTATTCAGGGATCCGAAGCCTCCCTTGTAATAAGAGTCCGAAAAGCTGTGCTGGCGGCGCGACCCAGGCGGCGACGCCTTCCCGGATGCAAGGACCGAGGAATGATCCCTGTCTCCGATGGCGATCCATCCCTTGTCGCCGACGGTCGGCGCGATTAGGTGCGATCCGTTTTTCCCGGTCGCCGCATGAACAGGGATTCCATAGACCGTGCCATGCTCTTGCGTGTTTCCGCCGCCGTCGGTCTGGTGGACGAGTGGCTGCACATCGACGGTGTAATTTCCGTCGTTGTCTTTGTGGACGGCTTTGATCTCGACAGGACAATTCGTGCGGATGTGGGCGACGTGCTGGCGAACGTGAAAATGATGCAGGTTGTGCGCGGAGTTCGGGTCGCTTGCGCCGAGCCAGCCGACGGCGCTCTCTCCTCCGCCTGATCCTTCGCTCATGGCGCGGCTCCTCCGTCGCTACCTGGGGGGCTTGCTAAAACAGTCGTAAACCACTTCCCGTTCGGCATTTGGCTCTCAATCTCGTGGGTGACGTGGTTGATGTGCCAAGTGCCGCAGGCCGGGGTTATGTCGCTCTGAACCGTGATCGTGTTCGGGTTCCGAATCTCCGGGTTGAAGATCGAACGAACGATAATGTTGCGTTGATCGAAAGCCGGATATCCAACCATGCCGGTTTGCCGCGACAGGAAGGTGTTGCCGCCCTTGTTCTCGCCCGGCTTCCAGACGGAAAGCGTCCCGCGATCGATGATGTGCTCGCATCCGACCATGCGCGCCAAAAGCTTGATTTGCTTGCCGTATGAGCTTGGGAGGTACAGGTTTCTCAGCTGCGCGTTGACGCCGTAATTCTGGAACCCGAGGCCGCATTTCTGCGCGAGTTGCTGAAAGACTTGGCCCGCTTCGGATTGCCCCTTGATGCTGGTCACGGCGGCGTTCGCCGCATTGAAATAGCCGTTCGGCCGCGCCTCGATGCGAAAGCAAACATCGGGCTGAGATTGGGCGTCAACATAAGCCGAGGTGATGTCGCCGATGAAGACAAGCCGCATTCCGCTTGTGGCGTCGCCGGCCATGATCGAGACTTTGTTTTTTGACGCCTGCCAGACCTGCCGCCCGACGATCGAGAGCTGGTTCATGGTCGAAAGCGGCATGCCCCAGATCGCGGCGGACGCGATCATGCCGTCCTCTCCGCCGGGGCCGTCGATATGCGCCGAAATGCGCAAGCCCGTGAAATCAGTGTTCCCTTTGAAAATGCCGGCTCCGCCCATAAAGGAGATGTTGATCTGCCGTGAAACAAAGGTCATGGATGTTCCGTTTTGGGCGCTTTCTTTTCCCTAAGCCTGGAGATCGGATTTTTCGAAATAGTAAAGGAGGAAGCGGCTTCCGAATCCCGTGTAATCCGGGTCGCTTTCTCCACGCTGATCGACAAAGGCGATATCGCCGGAAAACCCCAAATAGTCTTCACGCACAATCAAGGTCCGGTCGAGGCAGATGCGCCCGGCTACGGTCGCCGCTGTCGAATTGTTGATCCGAAAATCACAGTAAACGCCCGTCAATTTCTGATAGATGTCGATCTGGCATTGCTGGCTCGCCAGATCGACGAGCAGCGTTTGGCTCGGCGTTGCGCTCAAAGGGATGATCCGCATTATCGCGTCCCCGTTGCTTGAGAGGTTTGTGCGCCGGTCGCCGCGGTTGTGCTTACCTGCCCGTTCACGGTGGACGTCGCGCCGGAAATCGCCGAAGCGATGCTCGATCCCCCGCTCGCGATCAACCGGACCTGCTGCAGGAAAACGTCGACCATCAGTAGGCCGAGACCGTTTTGCGATGTGCGGTGAAAATCATAATGCCGCACATTGCAGGAGGTATAGACCGCCTCCGGGACCACGGCGTCGTACAGCTTGTAATCCCCAGCGATCGACGCGATCGACGAAAGGAATTTCGATCGGGCCGAATCAGACCCGCCTTTCACAAACCTGATGCGAACGTCATAAGGGGTCGAGACCTTGTCGTAGGTTTCGAAAGCGCCTTGCTCAAGCGGATAATTAGCGATCACCCATTCCTGCTTGTATGCGAAGCTAAGAACGGTGTCGGCGCTTATGATGGCCCTCCCCTTCGAAAAAAGACCCCATTGCGATCCATTCGAGTAGCCGAGGCCTGAAACAAGATCGGTCGTCAGAAACGTGATATTGGAAAAAGATGTCAGCGCGCCGGTCAGGAGCGTCGGGAAGCCAGCGACGACATCGGCCATTTCTAACACGCTCCTTGGTTGCTGCAGTAGCCGTAACTCTGGCGCTTGAGCGCCGGCCTCACGATCGGAGATAAGCCGCGCGGATCATCCCCGACCCCGTGGAATTGAATCGGCCCCAGGATGTTCATGCTCGACTGGTTCGTCGTCATGTTCCCGACGGCTGCGCTCCGCGCCGCAGAGAGCGACGCCCCTCCTGGGCCGGCGCTCGCCATGGCGGCGTGCCACGCCCCGATATTTTCGGCGGACCTTCTCCTCTCCATGTACCTGCGGATAGGGGACCGCGAGGAAGGAGAGCCGAGCGACGGGACGTCTTTGATCCCTTGGTTCCCCAAATCTTTCATGAAGGCGTCGTATTGACTTGGGAGATCGCCGCCGCGTTTCACGTCCTTCGATCCGATAAAGGGATCCCAGGCGGACGAATTTCCGGCAGATCCCGTCGCTCCCTCGGGCAGGCGGTCTTGCGTCTTCGGCCCAGAGCCTGAAGCCCCGGACGGAGCCTGCGATTCGAAATCCTTCGGCGATATGTCCAGCGTTTTGGGTTGCTCGCCTTGCGGCGCCGTCGATTCATATCCACCCGTGTTCAATCGGCGCTTGAACCAATTCCACACGCCCGGCGCCCGTTTTTGCTCTGGCAACAGGCGGTCTTGCATCTTCGGCTGATTGCCGCCCGATGGCGCAGGCGCGCCCGTTGGCGATGATGAGCTGGACGGCGCAGACGGCGGAGGCGATTCTGCTGGCGCAACGGTGGCGGCCGGCGGCGAGCCTCCTGCGGAATCGCTTGGTTGACTTACCTGCGGAGCATCCGCTCCCGCTCCTCCTGAAGTATTTCCCCCAAAGAGTTCAGGGAAGATCTTGCTTGGAGCCAAAGGCGGCCCGTCCGGGTGCTCCCTCTTGTATTGTTCATCGCGCAGCTTGTTGTATTCCTCTCGCTCTTTTGGAGTCTCCAATCCTCCCAATGCGACAAAAACATCAGTAAGAAACTTCAGGACGCCGGTAAAAAGAGGATTGAGTTTTGTTGATATGATTGTCATTAGGCGAGTGACGGTCTGTTTTAAGGTCCACCACGCCTCTTGCAGTTGTTCCGCCGCTTCGATGTCTTCCTTTTTTGCGACCAGCGTCTTGCTGAGTTTTTCGAGCTTCTCCCAGCCGGGCCGGCCCTCCTTCATTAAGAGGTTGACGAAATTGTCGTCCATGCCGAGATCGCGGCCGTATTGGCTTGCGCGCGGCCGGTTGGCGGCGACGCCAAGCGCGGCGTTGCCGTTGGCCATGTTGTAGAGCGCCTCGGCGATCTTCGGCATGGTCTGATTTTCAAAACTGACGCCGGCTCCGTAGGGGATGCTGCCACCGCCGAGGCCTTGGCTTCCGAGTTGGAAGAAGGACAAGGGCAGCTGGCCGCCCGTCTCCGTCCGCGTGATCATGTCGCGAACGTTTCTGACCGAGTTCATCGCCGCGTTTTTGTCGCCGCCCATGCGCTCGGCGGCGAGGCCATACGCCTGGAGCTTCTCCGGAAGCATGCCGATATTCGCCGCAAGACGCCCGGCCGCCGCGTCGGCGTTGGCGAGGTTGGTCACAAAATTGGCGATGGCCGCGGCGCTGTAGCCGCCCGCGATGATCGACAGGAAGCCCTGGACCTCACGCTTCAATTTGTTGACGGCGTCGGCGGCCTTGTTTTGCGCCTGCTCGATTTTGTTGGCGTCTTTGAGGATGGCCTCCTTGCCCTTTTTGGACGCCTCAAGGGTTTGCGCCATCCCGCCCAGAAACTTGTCCGGGTCGAGCCCGATTTCGATCAGGAGGGTTTCGAGAAGGTTGCTCATTTTCAGATGATCCGGTTTTTACTTCTCTGCGCGTTCGGTGCTTTCGGATAACGGCTTCTCCGCCCGCTTGGCCTTCCTAGCGATGGCGTCTTTGATGTGTCCCATCAGCTCCTTTCCGGTCATGGCGTTGGAGTGGACAACCACGGGAGAGTGAAAATGAGAATCCGTTGTATTGGTTGTGTGGCGGACGGTTGGGCCGCTCGCCGACGAAAGAGCCGCGCCGTGGACGCGGATGATTCGGCGGATGTGTTCTTTGCGCAGCGTTTCGCGATGGTGGTTCAGATAGCCGCGCAAATCGCGGTTTGGTTCGTTCGGAAAGAGGAGGGAGCCCGCCTGCACCTGCGTTCCGTAGGGCAGACGTCCGCCGAGCGGAAGTTGCGTTCCGCGCTGATGGGCTGTCGACGTAAACGAATTGCTTCTGGAGTTTGCCAGAAATTCTCGGAAAACGTAGTTCGGCCTCCCATTAAGGTCTCGAGGAATCTCCTCATAATGGAGATGGCCCCTATCGATCGTCCCGATCCTGGACCCCGCAGCAACCTTTGCGCCAATTGCTAAATTCTCGGTCGCGCCGTGAACAGCGTATCGCCTGATCGTTGTCCCATCGTCATCGAGGATTGCGATATTTCCCTGGTAGCCTTGGGAATAACCTCTATAAATGACGGTGCCGCCCTTCATGGCGTAAGCCGCCGAGCCTGTGGCGGCATGCCAGTCAACACCAGAATGGCGTCGCCGCCATCCCCGCGCCGCTCCGTAATGGTTGCTTGACCAGCCGCCAAAATCCCCCGTAACGGGAGAGACAAGGCCGCCGCCCCCTCCGCCGACGTTCGCCGGCCCGGCGGAGCCCAATGCCGGCGATGTTCCTTGGCCACCGCGACCCTCGGTATAATATTCTATGCCGGGGACGCCGCGTGCATATTTGTTCATCCTCGGGATACGCCACCGTGTTGCGGGTTTCAGGTATTCATTAACATAGATTTGTGCCGCTTGCTCTTTGGTGGCGGCATTCATTTTTGCCCATGTCGACGGATAATTCGTTCTAAGATTATAGGCCGCAAACTCGCTTTGCAGATTGTGATCCCGCCAATCGCGCCCGTTTAGCCACTTTGAGTAAGCCGTCCACTCCCCCGCCCCCTCTTGATAAAGGCCGTGGGCATAGCCACGCTCATCAGATCTTGAAAATCTTGGCTGATCGTATTCTCGAAGATTTGGGTCAAATGGCGTTTCATCACGAAGGTTGGCGAGAACGCCAGCGATGGCTGCGTCTGATGCGCCTTCTTTGCGCCATTTTTCGACTACGGATCTGGCGATAGCCTGTTTTTCTGGTTTTGTGATCCATCCCGGCGCTGGCGCCGCCCATCCTACAGATCCAGCCGATCCGCCTCCGCCTTGCACTTTTTCGTACTTATAGCCGCCGCGCCCAAGTGCGCGTTGAATGCGGTTATGTGTTCCGGGCAAAGGCACGCGCTGGTAGGTGTCTTCCCTCTGGCCTCCCTGCGCGCCACCGCCGCCTCCGGCCGCCCCGCCGTAGTAATAGGCTCCGCCTCCGCCTGACGACCCTCCGCCGCCGCCGCCTCTTGCTTTTTCGTATCGGTATCCACCGCGTCCGAGTGCGCGCTGAATCCGATTGTATGTGCCGGGAAGCTCAATGCGCCGATAAAGCGTTTCGCCGGTTCCAGCCGCGCCGCCGCCGCTCAGCCTCCCAAGCTCGACAATTCGAATCAGCTGATCGACGAGGGACGTGAAAAAATCGATAAGGCCGACAAATTCCTTGTTGTTCGCCGTCTCGATGATGCGGACCAGTTGATCAAAGGTCTGGTAGAGCTTCGCCCACGCCGCTTGCAGGCGCTCGCCCGCCCGGATGTCTTCATCGCTCGGCGTTAGCTTCTGGCGAATGTCCTGCCATTCCCTGAGGAATTCAGGGCCTTTCTGGATAAGCAGGTTTGTCGTGCTGTCGTCGTAGCCGATGTCTCTGGCGAGCTTGCTTGCGAGCGGCCTGTTTTGTTTGCCGAGGACATGCAAGGAACTGTTGAGCCCGAAAATCGTATCGTTCGGGTTTACGTTCTTGCCCCACGGGATTTTCTTGGCGCCGAGCCGCTCCGCCTCTTGGCTGATATAGAAAAACTCATTCGGCATGACGCCGCCGATAGTCGTCGAATTGATCTTGTCTTGCAGATTTCGGACCGAAGAATAGGTCGCCTGCGGGCTTCCGCCAATTCGCTCGGCCGCCATGCCCCACGCTGCAAGGTCTTGTGGCTTGATCCCGATATTTGCGGCGACGCGCCCAAGCGCGGCGTCGTTCATGGCGATATGCGTTGCGAACGTCGCAAAGGCCTTGGCGGTCTGCACGGAGGCCAGGGCCGCGAAGAGTTTCCCTGCTGCCTTGGTCAACACCTCGATCGAGGAAGACGCAGCGTCCGTTGTCCCCTTCAGCCGTTTGAAATGGCTCTCAAGCTCATCGGTGCCCTTGCGGGATTCCTCGATCGTCTTCTTCATGCCGTCGATGAATTTCGACGGGTCGAGCCCGAGTTCGACCAAAATGGAGTCGAGAACCGTGCTCATTGGATTGATGGGTTCCTTAATCTTGCGGTGGAGCTTTTTCTACGACGCGGCGATTATGTGCATCGATTGAAATTACCTCCAAAATATTATATACATCTTCGATAGAGTACCAAGATTGGCATTCTCGAAGAGTGGCTTTCCCACTCGAAACGACGGCCCCGATGGTGCGCGGGATGTTCGTGTATTCAGCCAGCCCGGAAAACTCGTCTGTGCCGAGGTCTAACTCGACCGTCTTCCGGGTAGCAAAAAACCCGTGTGAAGCTGGAACACCTCGCTTCTCAGCTTAAGGCGCGTGGCCACTTCCTCGATGTCTTCGGGGAAGAGCGGGCGAATGACGTTCGGATTTTTCGGATCTGGCAAGACGTCGATGCAGGACATCATCTCATCCAAAAGCGGCTTGGCGTCTTCCGGGTGCAACATCATAAACGACTTGAGCCCAGCGACCGCGAGGGCGGCCATACCCATGCCGGCTTCGTAGGCGTTGCCGAGATCCGGATTCGCCTTGCCGAGCGCGAGTAAAGTTCGGATCGCCCACCATTCCGCCTTGTCGGCGTCCATTTCACGGATGCGGAACTGCTTTCCCTTGTCCCGCCCATCCTCCGCGATCATAATCGTGATTTCTTTGCGCGCCATGGTCGCTCCTTACTAAATTGCGGCCGGGGTGATGCTCTGCCATGTGAGCTGGAAGCGCCTGGGCTTGAGGACGCGGCCGGCGTCTGAGAGAATCGGATAGGTTCCGAGTACGCCGCGCTCGCAGTTGTATTTGCGCCCTATCGAGGTGAGCGTGATGGTCGCGTTTGCGAAATAGACGTCGTTGATGGCGCGCTGTGCGACGTTCCACTGCTCGAAATACTGGATCGAGAGCGAATCCGCTTGCAAACTGATGCCCTGCCGGATCGGCATCTTGACGAAGCCGGCCGACAAAATGCCATCGACGCCCATCATGGTCTCGGCGAGTTCGACGGGGTCGGTTCCGTAAATGTCGTCGGCCGCAAACCCTTGCAGCTGGGTGGCGGCGAACACACCGGGGACCGCCAGGATGTAGACGCTGTTTACCGAGGTAATGCTCGCCATTGAAGCGGCTCCCTAAATTGAAAAAGCCGCCTTGCTGGCGGCCTTGCGGGTGGAAGGGGTTGGGTGGATTAGAGGACGTCGAGAGAGTTGATCGTCAGCGCCTGGACGCTCTGGCCGTCCATGTACCAAAGGTAACAGGGCGGCGATTGCCGAGCCGCGCGGACCTGCGGCTGGGCGTCCTGAACGAGGAAATACCAGCCGCGCTGCGACAACGTCTGGTCGATCGATTTTCCGGCGACCGAGTTAACCTGCGAGATTTGCCCCTGTGAAAGGGTGACGCCTGCTCGGATCGCGCCGAAGTTGACGCCTTGCAGAATTGGGTCCATGCAAGCCGCCTCGATCATGGTGTAGCCCGCCACGTTATAGGGGATCGACTTGACCTGCGTGAACAGGTTCATAATCGCGAGCTGAAGCTGATTCGAAAGCCAAATCTGGTTGATGTAAGAATCGAACCAGAGGAACGGGCCGCTAATCTCGCCCGGATACATGAACAAGAAGTCTTGGTTCGCCGTCGCCCAAGCCCCATAGTAGTTGTATCCGTTTGCGGTCAGGTTCGACGCGATAAGCTGCTGCGTGACCTTGGCGACAAGGCCATTTTGACTCTTGAACGCGAGCGTGGCCCGCCCGTTATAGGCTTGGAAGTCGAGCGAGGCCGCAAAGCTCATTGCAAATGTTGCGCCGATATAGCTCGAATCCCAGACTAGGCAAATCCCGGAATAGTTGTTCCCGGACGTCCCGATGAGGTAGCCAAGGCTCCCGGTCGCGTTGTTCGATGTCGTCGGGCTGACGTCGGCGTCCCAACATACATAGGCGAAGCGGTTGGCCTGACTGTTCGCCCATGCGCAAAAGGCCAGCTTCTGAGTATTGCCGACGCTGTTGTCCGGGTCGAAAATGGTCGTGAACGTCCCCCAATTCTGGTTGATCTGGGAGAGGTTGTCCATAAAGGAGCCTGGGGCTATCGCCGGCGCCCCCTGCGAGATCATCGCGCCCTTAGAGGATGAAAGAAGCAGCGTGTTGGCCAGCGTGCCGGTGGCGTAGGCGGCCTGCGACGCGGCCCCTGTAATCCCGGACGTGACGACAAAGGCCCCCCTGATGCTGTCGTAGGTGACGGTGGGAAGCGTCGGCAGGGCGGTGATTGTGGTTGAGGTCTGAGTGACGGCCTGATTGACGGTGTAAGTGCCGGTCAATCCCGTTCCTGTACCGAGAGCCGTGATGATCGTTCCGGCCGGGATGGTGCCGCCCGTGATGGTTTGCCCGACAGAAAGCGTTCCGCTTGAAACCGCCGTCACCGTGAGCGTTGTCGACGCAATGGCTCCCGTGACGGACGCCACGCTCGGGTTTGAGGCGTTGATCGCGGATTGGATGAGAGCCGCGGCCGAGCTAAAGGAGGTCGCCCCTGAAAGATCAAGCGCCGCCGCGGTGTGGGCGTATCCGTCGATGGTCACGGTCAGCGTGCCCGATGTGATCGCTTTGATCGCTGGAAGGCCGAGGCCGGAGACGTTGCCGCTTCTGAGCCATGCGGCGACCGCCGCGCTTGTTGCTCCGCCCGGATATTGCGCGAAATACATGGCGGCCGGGTACTTCGTGCAATTCAGGAAGCCCGCAAAGTAAATTTTCGCCGCCTCGTATTCATCGGACGTGGCCCCGAAAAACTGAGAGACATCGAGCGCGGACGTGAAGCTCTGGACGGTTGGATAACCGTTTGAGCTTAAAGGAACCCGCGTGCTGCCGGTCAAGAACACGCCGTTCATTTGCATCGCCGACCCACCGGCAGTCACCACGCCGGGGATCACGCGGGCAATATAATTTGCCGGAATCGTCATCGATTGTGAGTCCTTCTAGGTAAGCGCCCAATAAAAAAAGGCCCGCGTTAACGGGCCTTTCTGGGTTGGATGGATGGTTTTGCTTTAAAGCTGGTACGCGTCTTCGGGCGGACCGACGGCCACAATCGCCGTATCCATAAATTGCTGCGGCGCAAACACGATCGAATTGACCTGAAGCTGGGCGTCGCAAATCCAGCGCCACTCGGTCTGCTTTTCGGCGTTTTGAAATGGAGCTTGATGCGGATCCCCTGCGAAAAGCGGAGTGACGTCGTAGCCGGACGCAGCGAACAAATCCGCGCCGTAAATATCGCGCAACAGCGTCGAGATGATCTGCGCATTGTCTCCGCTTGACGGGCCGTGAACGTCGAGCTGCACGGTGAATTGCACCGGCTGCTTGATGCCGACGAGACCCGCGGAAAGCTCGCCAGTGGCGATGGTTTGGCTCTTCGAGATCGTGTAGGTTCCGGCGCCACCGGGCGATCCCGATGTCTGATCGGCAATAATCGTTCCCGCCGTCACGGTCGGGCCAAACAACAACGGGATATAGGCGGTTTGCAGAACGCCAAAATCAACGCTTTCGACGGTCAAAACCACGCCTGACGCGCTCCCTGTGAAGCGAACGTCCTGGTACATATCCGTGTTGGTTTCAAGTCGGGTGCGCAAGATCGGCGTCATCACGACAAAATCGCCAGCGAGCGGCTCGGGAACGCGGTTTTGCTGGGCCTTGATGACCTCGACGCCCGACGGCAGCATAGCCGTCAATGCGCCACGCAAGGCGGTCAGCGCTTGGGATTCCGAAAGGGAAAGAACGATGGACATCAGGGAACCTGCCGGGTTGCGATGATCCGACACCACCCGGAAGCGCCCTGCCAGCTCTCGTCCAGAACAGTCAGTAACCAGTTTGTCCCGTCGGCGCGGATGATGCGGTCCCCGCCCTTTTGATCGGCGCGAGATGCCGCGGACCACTTCCCAGGTAGGTACATGACGACCGTTTCAGCCTGGATATTGAGGCCGTCTAGCATCATAAGGTCGGTATGGGTGAGTTCTTGGATCTGCGCCAACACCGAGACGCCGGCCCCGTAAGACGGCGTGCGGCCTCCATCGGCGTCTGTCGTGCTTCCGGTCGATGCATAAACCGTCACGCGCTCGCGAGGGTTGACGGCGGAGACAAGCGGAGCTGTAATGGCGAAGAGGTTCATGCGCGGATCGCCACGACTTTCCGGTTGATGGTCGCATCCTCCTCCGCTTCGAATGTCGGCAACGGTTGCGCAGACCACCTGCCGAGGCGGAAGGCCGCCCATAGGCACGCGACGCCGCCTGCGATCTGAAATGCTTTCCAGATCAGCCAAAGCGGGATGAAGATGCCGGGCACTCCGTCCATCACGTCCATGGTCACCATCCTCCGAAGAAGCTTCTAATCGATTGCGCAAGTCGGGACGCCCAGCCTCCCCGCCGCCCTTCGGCCTCGATGACTTCGAAGGTGACGCTGGATCGCATCAGATTTGTCTCAATAAGGGGTTTGTCGTGCCCTTTCTTGGCTATTGTGGATGCGGCGAGCGGCGGGTCCATCAGGGCATCAATGGAATCTTGGACCTGACCGACGACTTCCGCCCCCATAAGGTTTAGGGTTGCGGTCGCGTCATAATTGGACGCCGCGAGAAGGCTCGCAACTTGACCGGGCCAATGCGGAGAGTTGTCCTGGATGGCGATCCTCATAAAAGGCCGGGGCGGTTGCCCGCGCGAGGGCGCGCCGAACTCGTTGATCGCCGCGATCAGGCCGACCTGGGTTCCATCCTCATAGGCGGTTGAGACCGGCCAGCCGACACGGAGCGTTGCGGCCTTGGAAAGGCCTTTTGCAAGCTCGCCGAGCTTTTCCTCTAGCTTTTCGCCGCCTCGCAAAGTAGCCATTTTTGGGGATTCTCAGTTATTTATCAGGGGTTCGATGGATGAGCAATGGAAAACTTGCCAGCATCAAGAATTATCCAGAAGTTCTGCAGGGGCGATTAAATCACGCCTGTTGATACCTCGATCGAGAAGAACTGCTGCGATCCGCCCCTGTTTTCGACGTAGATTGTTTCCGGTGAAACCGAGATCGTGATCTTGCCGTCTGTGCCGGTCGTTCCTGTCAAAACGGTTCCCGCCGCCGCAAGGTTGACATTCGCTGACAGTCCCATGCTTGTAAGGGTTGGGGTTGTCGCCGCTCGGAATGCTGCTTCTCCAAAATTCACACCTTGCGTCATGGTTAGCTTGCCCGTGTACACAGGACGCATCAGATCAATCACAACGACGCCATCATCGGCGATCGTGCGCCCATAGCAGACAGGAACGTTTGCGTCTGCGAGCGCGAAGGGTGAAACCCTGATGCTGGAAATCGACGTTCCTGTCTCCAAAACTGACGTTGTGCAGTTTTTCAGGTTGCATGTGTCGGACACGATGACATCGCGGATTGCGCCACTTGTGCGCACCAGCTCAATACCGTTTTCGGAAGCTGTCGAGCATTGGTTAAGAAGTATTTCTTCTGTATAACCAGAGCTTCCTTGCTCTACTCGCAGTAATGCAGATGCGTAAGAGCTAGCCTTCATGTTTGACATATTCAATATTTGTACGATCGAGGCTCCGCCAGTCACGGTTTTTACAACAGGCTTCTTCGTGCCTGAGTATGTGTTGCAAGTAACATCATCGACTGATGTTCTCACCACATTCGCCGCCGACGCATTCAGCAAAACAGCAATGCTAGGACAAAGATATTTCAAATTCCGCACGCTGGTCGCAGATACCGTCGAAGCGCCGCCGACGCTTACAAGAGCTTCTGGGCCATAGGCTGACGATGTATCAACTGAAATCCCCGAAACATCAGACTGAGATCCGGAGGCTCTAACAACGCTGGACCCTGCGCCGGGATAGGCGGCATATGTCGCTCTGACTGTTTTTATGTTGGCGTTGAGGGCATTAATGACGATTCCATCCACGGCGTTCTGAAGTTGGATGTCTTCGGCTTCGCACTCCCCATGATCGATCGTGATGAACGAACCGCTCGTCCGCATGTAATTAGTTGGCCACGTCTCAAACTGGATGCCCTCAAAGCGGACGCCAACGCCGGAAGTCGTGAAAACGTCGTACCCGCTCCCCTCAACAGCAAAAACCGTCCTGCGGGTGTGCATGCCACGGATCATGCACGCTCGCGGCACAGCGCATCCGCTTTTTACCGTGTACCTGCCGATGTCGACATCGACCACGCTCTCCCTTGTGTTGCCAACAGCAGCAAATAAAGCGGCAAAACGTGGGATCATATCAACGCTATTATCAATCCCTGTCGGAACGGCGCCGAACCAGCTCGCATGAACTTGGCGGGCGTCTTCGCCGGAGTTCCCGTCATTCTGGAGTCCATAAGCCCCTGTTCCTTGAAAAATCCAATACCGAGGAGCTTCGATCCTATTTGTGATGGTGATGGTCTGGCCTGCTCCGGCATAAAGGCTGGCGCCGTAGTCGAAAATTAGCGGGGCATCGACCGTCGCCGTGCTGAGAAAATATGATCCAGGTCCAAACCTCACATAACCCATAGCTGACGCCATAGCCAAAACGGCGTTGGTGTCATTATGCGATTCGTCCCCGATCGCACCGAAATCCTTCACATTTGGGACAAGCCAATTGAGCAAAGTCGTAGCGAAAAAAGCTGGAATATCGCACCAGACGCGTTTTGTGCCCGCCGAAAAATCGACGGGGCTCGCATCCCCTGGAGAGACGGAATAAACCGTCGAGCGATAGAGATTCGGGTAGGCGAACGTCCCGCGGCCGATCTCCCATTGCCCGGTTGGGTTGCCGATAGCGTCCACGGCGACGATTGCATAATATGGCGTATCGCCGTTAACAAACGCCGCCGAAAATGGCTGGTATCCCTCAGAAAGCGCGCCAAGGAGGGTGACAGGACCAGTCCCAATCGTTTGCGTTGTTTCACACACGCGATCTGCAAATGAGGTCATGAGATTATCCTAAAGGGCTGGAGTGTCTCGGGCTGGCTCGGCAATGGCGGCGAGCCGGGAGACTGCGCGGATGTGAAGTGGCGCGGGGAAAACTTCGAGGCGGCGTTCGGTTCGCGGGCGCGCTAATTTAGGCGTCGGCGCGCAGTCCTCTGCGCGCCGTTCTTTTTAAGCTTCTTCGGAGACCTAAGAATTTAGATCACCATCGTCCTGTACAAGGTGTTCTGTGTGTGGGCTTGTGTGTAGATAAATGGAATCTTAGTTGCGCCGTCGGTGTAAGGGAGCAAGAACATCTTCTGGCCCGCAACGGTGGCGCCTTGCACGCCTGGGTTAGCTGTGAACGCCTCCAAATCCCAATCAACCGTGTCAAATTTAAAAATCCGCCCGGTTGCCTCCTTTTGGATGTAGATGTTGGCGCCATCGTCACAATAGCAACTGCCAGTCGTGAACGTTTCGAACTGGTTTCCATATGGAATGGTGCTGACCCAGGCATTCGCCGCAATGTCATAGGCGTCGAGGGCGGCGGACCCGCCGCCGCGAAACGAGAAGATGTAGCGCCCATTCTGCTTGTAAAGGCCAGTGAAGCCGGTTGCGACCTGGGTTTCATTATTCCAGCCCGCCACTGAAACTATATGCGAAGCTGTGCCGCCTGCGCCCATCGCCGCCGCACGGGCGACGCCAGGGGCTAGAGTGGACCATGCGTTGCCGGTCACGCCGAACCGATAGAGCGTGCCTGTGTTATTTCCCATAAGATACAGGTAATCTTCGTTCGCTTCGATCGCATAGGTTGATGTCGCATCAGGTGTAATCGTCCAGGCGACAGAGACGGTCAGCGCCGTCCCAGTGTTAGAGGCGATCGCGCGAATCTGCCCGGAGCCGGTTCCGCCGGTGATGCGAACCTGGGAGTTCGCCCACATGTTCGAACCCCACGACTTTCCGGTGTTGTTCAGCGTCGTGGATGTATTTGAGCCCGTGCTTTGACCCGTATAAATGGGCGTCGCCGGGTTCATCGTGCCAACCAAGGCGGCGTCTGTGCCCCATGCGGTCGGAAGGCCTGACACGCTGCGGGCCGTCCATGTGTTGGTCGCGCGATCGTAAACAGCGAAGCCGACCGCTGATGTCCCGGCGTTCATGAACCAGAGAGAACCGGAGAACACCTGGAACTGCGTAGTATTGTTGAAGGTGCCGGCGCTTGTCGTAATGACCGAGTTCGCGCCGATCGTGTTGCTGACGACCAGCCCATCAAACCCAACGCCAAGGCCAGCCACGGCGCGGATGCGGCAACCCGCCAAGTTCTTGGCTATGGTTTTGTCTGTGTTAATCGTGGACGCGCCGCCTCCCGTCGCAGTCTGTGTGAAAATGCCGCCCATTGCGCCGAGCGCGCGAAACTCACCACACGCGCCGGCGGCGAAAATGCCTGCGATGCCGCTGTTCGGCAGTTGGAGCCACGCGTCCTGATCGCCATCATAGCGGTAGATAGCAGATGCAGCCTGGACGAAATAGACCAGCGAATGCGGGATCAGATCAAACTTGTCGCCCGTTACAAATGACCCGGCCGCCGTGTTGACTGGCGCGAGCGCCGAGATGGAGGGCGTGCACATCTCCCATGCCTTGCGGTGCAGGAGCTTCCTCAGATTGAATTGCGTGGTCATGGTCTAGCTCACCGCGATGTTGTTATACAGGTGGAAGGCGCCTGCACCGAATTGATAGGGGAGCAGCGCTGTATTGCCGCCTGCGAAATTATTCAGGTTCACTAGGTTTGTGGCCGACGTGAGCGTCGCTAATGTCGTTACTGTCGTGATCGTCCCAAGCGTCGTGAGCGTGCCGGCCATGACATTCACTTGCGCCCTGTCGTTTTGATCCAGCATCGGCAATTTCTCCAGCAATGCCGATGCAAAATAGAGCATCGAATCGGATAGCTCCCGGATTGCTTGTAGCGTATTTTTCTGGATCTCTATTACATCCGTAACAGAGGAAAGGTCTCCGCCAGACTCTGGAAGTTGGGTAAGGGGCATCAGGTTTCCTTTGTAAAAAGCCGCCATAAACTTACTTACACTACCAAGGAACGCGGCGCCCGCGTCCCGGCCGATAATGCATCAGGCGGTAAGGAGCCGTCGCCGCCAGATAATCAAGACCGTAGCGGGTTTGCGTGAGGTTGGCGCTGTAGGCGCTTGACGCTACGCCTTGCAGATCAACGGAGACGGAAACCGACCCCTGCGACGCGCTTGATATGCGTCCTACGAGGCCCTGTGACGCCGAGGCCGGGCTGTCCGCCGTTCCGTAGGACAGAAAGGCGATATGGGCTGTCAACATGTTCAGGAGCGCCGCCTGCATAGCGGGGTCTTGCACGGGGCCGCCCCCATCATTGCGATGGTAGATTGTGGCCTCGTTCCAACAAAGCTGCGCTTGAACCTGCGAAACGTTGGAGAACGCCGGGTAACGCGCGAACCATAATTCGTAGTTGAATGTCGCGACCGCGCCCATTTATCTCACCGCGTTGCAATCGACATGCGTGTCGATGTTGAAGATTTGCCCGTCGCTGATTTGCGCAAGACATTGAATGCGGTATCGCTCCCCGCCAACCATCTCGCCGATCAGCTGGCGGACGGCCTGCCTTTGCGTTCCAGATGGGGATGGAGCGATGGCCGCGTAATCAAGGAGTCGAAGTTCGGGCGTCGGATCGACGCCCAGAACGGAAAGGCACGTCACCGTGGCCGAGGTGATGATCGTTCCTGATGTCATCTCCGGCGAAAAATCGAATGCGACATAAGCCTTCTCATTGGCGTCAATCGGCGGAACAAGATCGGGGATCTGAGCCATTATGCGTTTTTCCGTGGGCTGCTTACGCCGAACGATCGGCGCGGCGCGGTGGCGATATAGTAGTTGCCGATTTCCGTTATGGTCTGCTGGCGAACCACAGTCAGGAAGACGTTCCAGTCAAAAAATGGAACCCTCTTGAGGTACGCCGCCGGCTCGCTCAAAGACCTGAACCACTTATCGAGGTTGATCTCCTCTCCGAACGGCGCGGCCTGGGCCAATGCGAAAGCCGGGTGAGACGCCGGCTCCAAGCCGGGTTTGAACCGCACCGGCTCAGACAAGGAGGCGAACCACGCCGCCATGATGACCACGTTCGGCAATGACGCGGGGTTGAACGACCCGCCGGAGACAGCTTTCGAGGTTGCGGATGAGCGGACCCGAACAGGCTCGGAAAGCGCTTTGAACCACTTGTCGGAAAAGATCGCCTCAACGGGGGCCTGAACGTAGGCGCTCCACGCCGAGAACGGATTCGACCCGGTCAAGAGATCCGGCTTGAACAGAACCGGACCTGAGAGCGGGACCATCCAGCGATCGAGCGAAACGCTTTCGGGGAACGGCGCTCCCTTGACCAAGGCGAGGGCCTGCTGCTGCGCAGTCAAAAGCCGGTCGAGACGCACAAACTCGCTGAGCGGGGCGAACCACTTGTCCGGACTGATGGTTTCGGGCGGGATGGTTTCGGCCGCAAATGGATTCCAAGTGTGGAACGGGTTCAAGGCCGCGCCAAGGGACGGCCGGGTCCGAGGCTGAGCTAATGGAAGCCGCCAGCGATCGAGCGTGACCGATTCCGCAAAGGGAGCCGCCTTTGAGAAGGCGGCCGCCTGCTGCGCCGCCGTCTCAAGGCCCGGCTCGTAGCGGACCGGGATGGAAAGCTCGCGAAACCATTTTTCAGCGTAGACGACTTCGGTTGATGGCGGCTTATAGGAGAAGATCGCCGCTTGTTGCGCGCCAGGGTGGAGCCTGGGCTCGGTCCGAACCGGTTCGCTAAGGGGAGCGGACCAGCGGTCCAGGGAAACCGTCTCGGCGAACGGCTCGGCCTTTGAGAAGGAGAGTGCTTGCTGAGAGGCCGTCCTGATGCTGGGCTCGAATCGCACCGGCTCCGAAAAATCCCGGCGCCATTTGTCGAGTGTAACGATCTCGATCGTCAGCGATGGGCAGACAAAAGCCGTCGCTTGTTGCGCTTCAGTCGGAAGCCGCTTCTTGTAGCGCCTCGGCTCAGCGAACGGCGTCGCCCAGCGGTCGAACGAAACCGTCTCCTTGAACGGCGAGGCCTGGACAAACGCCACGGCTTGCTGCGCGCCCGTTCTCAGGCTTGGCGATTTTCGCACCGGCAATGAAAACTCGCGGTGCCATCTGTCGACAAAAACCGGATCGGACTCCGTAAGGCTCGGAGAAGCGACGGGGCTTCCTGCGATGCCCCATGACCCTTTGACGTAGGATAGAAAATTGACGTGGAAGGCTGTCTGCTGATGCCGCGCCGAAAGCCCCTTCTTAAACCGAACCGGCAAAGATAATTCACGAAACCACCTGTCGGCGTATAGAAAACCTGGGAACGGATCGGCTTTGACGAAGGCGCCGGACGTCTGTATGGCCTGGGACATCCCCCGTTTCTTGGCCGGGGGAATTTGGAGATAGGTCGGTTGCGCCCATGCGGATGGAGGCGGCGGTGGAGCAGGCGCGACGACGGGAACGGGCTGCTGAACGGACTGGTAAAGGATGCGCGCCATTTCAGTAGCCTACAATCTGGTTTTTGGGTTTGAGGTACGCCGGGGCCTGCCACCATTTATCCATAGTGACGACTTCGCCGCCGCCGGCCTCAAGGAACTCAATGCCGGTTTGAACGCTATTTGTGCCGCCCCAGATTCCGGAGTCGCCGTCATCGATCCCGGCCCAGGCGATCGTTGCAGACGTCGTCCCTGTTCGATACTGCCCGCCGGCCGCCATAAAGCCGGACGCCCCGAGAGTATACCCAAGCGTGAACCCGGACCCTTGCGTGACGCCTGTCGTGCCGCTGGAAACGACCGTGCTCGTGAACGACATGACAAGCGAGGACGACGCCGGGGACGCCGATAGGCTGAAAGACGGCGTCAGCGAGGTGTTGTTGTTGTTGATAGCCATCGCCCCGACCGGCGTTCCTGTGTTGTGTCCCGTGATGGCGTAGATCGCCGTGTACCAGACGTTCGACGCGGTCTGGAACCCGCCGATTGAAAGAACCGTGCTCGCCCCTGTCGTAACGGGGGCCGTGAAAACAACAAGGCCGGTTTGGTAGCCTGACGCCCCCGTGCAAAAGGCGCTGGCCGAGGTTCGCTTTGTCCAGGTCAGGGTTGTGCTATCCGACAAGGTGACGCCCGCCACGGTTTGCGTCGTGATGTCGGCCATCGCATGGATGACGACGACAAGGAGGCAATTATTCGGCGGCGTGACCGAACTTGTGGTGAAGTTCCCGCCGCCCGCGCTGGCGAACTCGGATAGAAGAAGCGAGATTCCGATTGCCATGGCGCGAGCGCTCCCGGTTTGAGAGGTTTACGGATGAACGAACGGCGTGCCCGCATTCCAGCGCGCCAGCGCCGGGAGGCCGGACCCGCTGCAACTGTTCTGCTGAATCTGCGGCGACCCGGTCGGAGTGACCCACGGCCAGGAGTATGTGCAGGAACCGCCGGTGAAGAACGACGGAGCGCTGCTCAGATAGTAGGAATTCGGCAAGGTATGGTTCGCGTCGGCCCAGGTGACGCCGGCGTTCACGTAATCATAGTTCCCGGAGATGTAGATATAAGACCCGGAAACCCCGTTCAGGTAGGGATCTTGGCCTCCAGGCCCGGTGTTCCAGCCGAGCATGAAGATTCGCTTGCCGCTCCAATCCCCTTGATAGGTCCACCCGTTCGCCGCCGTTGTCTTCCCGGCTTCGCCAAGGACGTTGCCGACGACGGCGAACCAGTAATTATAAGACATTGGCCCGACCGCGCGAAGCGGGCCTGGGGTAACAGGATTATATAGGTAGAAGGACGTTCCGCCGGCCACCGTTTGGCTTGGCGTGACGGTGTAGGTTCCAGGGCCGTTCGGCGTTCCGCTGAGCTGCGCCGTCACATGCGTCCCGGCCGTGACGCCGGACGTGTACCCGGTCAAATACGACCCGACATAGATCGCGCCGGAAACAGACGAGAGCGTGAGCGTGGTTCCTGAGATCCCGCCGACGGCGTTATTCCCGCTGCTGTAGCCGGTCCCGCCGTAATCATCGACAAGGGGCGTACCTGGGATGCTCGGATCGTTAAAGGCGGTTCTCAGCGCCGTGCTGTGGTTCCTGAAGAAAGTTATATAGACGGCGTTGCCGTGGGTGTTGTCGCTGTCGAGGTTGTTTCCCCAGTTTCCCTCGAAAAGGACATGATGAGGACCGGCGAAATGGCTGGCGTTCACGCCCATGTCGACCCAATAATTTCCGATTCCGGAAAGCTGGTCGTACATGGTGTCATCGACGTAATTGTAGGAAACGACCGACCCGGCTCCGCCAGCCCTGGCGACCATGCCCTTGCCAGCGAAGTTGATGATGCTGTTCGTGATCAAGATTTCTGTCGAGGCTTGATCCAGCGCTATCGGGTATTCTCCGCCGCTGTTCACTGAATGCCAGCAATGATGGATGTAAACCGCGTTGATCTCGACTCGGGCCGAGTAATCAATCGATATCCCGCCGTTGTACCAATTGCCGACTTCGACGTTTTTCACCCAACAGTAAACGCAGAACTGAATCCGTATGCCGCCGTTCGGAGCCCTGAGAAGCGAAAGGTTCTCCACGCCCGCATTTTCAATCAAGGCGACAGGCGATCCGCTGCCGGCTTGGTTAAGATAGGGGCCTCTGTAAATCTGGGCGTTGTGGCTCCCACTTTGCCTGTATGCGATGGTGAGCGGCGAATCGAATGTTACGGTGCAGCCTGCGCCGGGACAAGAGCCGCCGCCGATTGCTGAGATTTTGTGCATCTCATTGGTGACTCTGTCGCAATAGGAGTATTGGCACCCAGCTGAATTCAGAGTCGTTGGGTAAATATTATCCCCGGAAGCGCCGAAATCCCATCCGTTGTTCCAGCCGAGATTTTGGGCTTTCGGCCATGAAACGCGCCCCGTCGCCGGGGAGCCGGAAGAGTTCAACCAATCCGAAGCCGCCCATATGCTCCCAAATCCCGTGACGGCGTTCATGGGATCGGCGACCCAGCCCGCGCCGGAAGCCTCGTCGATCAAAACCCAATCGCCGACGGAAAGGCCGCTTGTTTGCGACACCCGGATCGTGGTGTCGCCTTTGGCGGCGTCCGCGCCCAAGGAGACGGCCCCGCACGAATCTCCGGTTTGATGCGGTCCTCCGATATTTCCGCACTGCGCCCAACTATAATTATACGATGGCGCCGCCGGAGTGACCTCGATCAAGGACGCCCCGCCGTTTGAGCATGCAGAGCCTGGAGCCGTCGTTCCACAATTCCCGCCTTCGTAGAAAAGAAGGCCGTCCGAAACGGTGATGGACGTCGCGCAATGGGGCGAGCTTGAACCGGTGCAGCTTCCCGTTCCGCGCAGCACGATGCCGGTCGGAATCCTGATCGGCAAATCGCTCATCTGGACGGAAAATGCGCCGGAGCCGAGCTGGACGACTTGGCCGGCCGGGCAAGCGTTGATCGCGTTTTGAATATTGGTGAAATCGCTGGACCCGCCGCCTATCGGATTGACGGTCGCGCAAACCGTCGTCCTAGAGGGTATCCCGCCCACGGCGGCCATCCCCGCTTTCTGCCAATTCAGCGAAGCGTCGTTGTGCGATGGGAGAATGGAGGCCGCCCCCGTGCTGGCGTGCCTATAAGCAGGGATGACGAAGCTATCGCCTGGAGAAAAACTGACGGTTACAAAAAGGCTTACCAATAAAGAAAAAACTATCCATTTTATGGTCTTAGTCTTCATCGTCATGAAACCCCGGTTCCCGTGATGCCCCAAAGATTGGCCCCGTCCAAATTCATCAGCGTGAACATGCCGTATGCGCCGATCGTTCGGTTTCCGGTGCCGGATGTGCTGTCGAGGCGGATGATGTCCCCTCCGGTCGGCGCGACGATCGTCAGCGTCCCGCTGCTCTCGCAATTGCCGGTGATGACGTTGCCCTTGCCAATTTTGGTATTGGCGTAGGTGTCGATCGTCCAAGTGTAGGGGTTCGCATCCGTATGGCGCAGCAGGCAATTCACGTCGTCGGCCGTGAAGGTGTGGTTGGCGTTAAAGATCGGGCAGTCGGCGAAACCCGGGATCATCTTGAAGAGGTTCGCCGGCAGTACGCACCAGATTTGCAGGTTGCCGCCCGCGAAAGAGATCGCCGATGTGTTGTTCAAGGAGTTGTCGAAGATGACCGTGCGCGCAAGCGTCGTCGAGGCTGTTAGCGTTCCCTTGCCGGTCTCCCACTGTCCGGTCGGGTTGCCGACGCCGTCCACGGCCTGCGCCAAATAAAGGGGCGTGTCATTGATGGAGAACTTGCTCTGGAAAGAGCGATACCCAGAGGATATGGCTCCGCCGAGCGCAAAGCTCCCCGTCCCGGTCGTCGCCGACGCCTCGGCGATCCGGTCAAAAATCATGTTTGCCATGGAATCAAAGCTCTCGCGTTTTCAGGGCCGCCGCACAGATCGCGAGGGGGAGAGAAAGGCTCGTCGCTGCGGAAGTCTTGCCGGATGATTTCAGCTCAACGGCGGCGTAATGCGCCGGCTGGCCAGCCGACGGATTGACCTGTTCCTTATTCGTGAAGCCGAAGGACCATCCTTCGGGGATCAGGGAAAGCGCCGCGTCGATCGAGGAGGTGTAGGCGGCCTCCGGGATTTGAAGCTCGACGGAGAGCGCCCGGTCGAGTTCCGGAGACGCTTCCTGCGCGTCTTCGATCTTAGAGGCGAGGACGCCATAACCGAGACGCCCGGTCGCCTTCGAAATAAGGTCGAGGATATCCGCTTCCGCGGCGCGCTCCGCCGGATCTGTTCGGAGCCAAGTCTCGACCCGCCCTAAAATACCGGTGAGGCGGTCGTGAGAATTAATGGCGAGGCAGATCAACCCGAGGTTGGCTGTCGTGTATTGAACGACGTTGCCATTGCCGTCGCCGAGTTCTCGGCCGGCTGTGACGGTCCATGGCAAGGGTTGCGGGACAAGAGCCAAATCACCACTCCTTCATTTGCGCGCGAAAGTAAGCTTGATCGGCCCAGCGCTGGATTTTCTTTTCAAGCGGGTCGCAGCCCTTGCCGACGCACGAGCTGCAAATGAGGCTCCCGCAGATTGTGCAGAAGCCTCCGATGTCCGATGGCCTCTGGCCTTTCCAAAGGATCGTGTGCCGATTGCAATGGTGGCACATGAACGATTCGATCTCGCGCACCTTGCCAGTGTCGAGAGACGTCTCAAGGATAAGGCCAGAAGGTTTGCGCATGCGGTTACTCGGTATGGAAAGCGGTGATGCCGACCGTCCCAGTATATGCAGCGCTTCGGGCTCTGATTGCAAACCCGGCTAAGTTTGTGCCGGGGATAACAAGTTCAGAACCGGGGACAGCGACCCAACGATAAGACGCGCGCTGGTTCACAGGAATGTAGAGCACCGACGACGCCGCCGTGATGGTCCCCTCGGCCGTGAAGTTCACGGAGCCGACGATGCCCGCCGCCCGGCTCGCGCCATCGAGCGGAACAGGCGTCGCCGCCGTAGAGGTTCCCGCCGCGGTTTGCCGAGAGACATCATACTCCATGTAGTTGTCGGCGGGCGTGCCGCTGGCGCCGAAATCAAGATCGATGATCCTGCCGTTCGTCAGCGTTGCGGTCGCCGCGGTCAATGCGACGATCGTTTTGTAGGTCGCCGATATGGCTTGCTGCGTGCCTGCCAGTGCATTGTTCGTTGAATAAACGCCCATGGTGGGTTTAGCTCCTTTGGTGCTCTAGGGTGTTGAGCGCATTGAAGATGATCATTACGCGGTCGGCGGAGTTACCTGGATATAAAAGATCGTCGTGCGGACGCGCCCGGTTGCGGAGGACGGCGTTGCATTTGGCGTGATGACGATCGAGGTCGCCGCCGCATAGTAAGTCGGCCCCGCCTTCGTGCCGGCATCGGTCGTTCCGGCCGCCACGGCGATGTTGGATCCGGTGTTGAACTTGGCGGCGGTCGTTCCGTCTCCGATCGTCATTGTGGCCGCGCCCGGGAGGGCCGTTACAACGCGGACAGGGACGGCGAGAACGAGCGCGCCGGCTGGGATCTGGATCGTCGTTGTGCTCGTGGCCGCCGCCGCGATTGTCGTCAGCTCCTCAAGCACCCGGATCTTCAGGGCTTGGCCATTGGCGCCGATCGTCGATAAGAGTGGCGCGCTTGCGGAATTGGTAAAGACGGGAGAAGCAAGCGGGGCCGCGCCTTGCTCTTTCATGCGCGCAAAAACGGCCGCGTCGGGTACGTCGCCGATCGCGCTATCCCATAATGTGCCGGTCATCAGAAATCTCCTGTAAAGGGTTTGGCCTTAAGCGGCCTTGTCCATGGTTTCGAGGCGCTCTGAGCCGGGCACGCGCGGGTCTTTGCCTTGCGCCAAAGGCTCTAGACCAGTCTTGATGGATTCCTGCTCCTTGGCCTTGCCCGCGTAATCGACGGCGTCGCGCGCGAAGATGAGGCCGTTCTGAACAATCGGAGTCCGCTCGTTTTCGGAAAGCCATTTTTCCCAAAGGTCACGCGGAACGCCCATCGTCAGCGCGTAGCCGCCAACGACTACGGATTTCGGCTGCTGTCCGAAAGGCGTCGCCGGACCCGCCACCACGAAAGGATCGGCGGTTCTCCGCCATTCGCGGACGTTGCGCGGGCGCCCATCGATAGAGCCTTCGACGCGCTCGAAAAACTCGCCGGCCTGAAGGATAATCCCTTGGGGATGCTTGCAATAAACCACAACAGTGTCGGTCCCGGTTGCGGGAGCGCTTGCAGAGGCCATTCTTTTCTCTTCCTCAAATGAAGAAGGCCGCCCTTTCGGGCGGCCCGGTTTCTGGGTTGTCATTCTCGCAACCTGTTTTTTGTGCTCAGACGCCAACCATCGAAGCGACGGCAAGAGGCTTTTTCAGAACAAAGCCCCAGCTCCCAGACGTCGCCTTCTGCTTGAAGGACGATGTGTCAGGGATCAGCTTGTGCATCCGCAGCTTTTCCGTGAACGCAGCGTAGCCAGTTCCCTCGCCCTCGATCTCCTCGGCGATGAGCTGGATATAGTTTCCGGCCGCCACGCCTTCTGGATTGATTGAGGACCGCATGGCGTACTGCGTCGCCTTCTCGATCCGCACATTCGGGAACTGCGCCTTGATCAGCTCCATGACGTTGACGCCGAAGGAGTTGGTGATCGTGAGCGCGACAGCGGACTGCGGCGAAAGCGCCAGGACGAGCTTGTCATCCTCTTTCACGAGTCCGAGCGTCTGAGATACGAGCTGATAAAAGAGAGACTGGAAATCAGCATAGACCTCGTTCGCGGTGGCGTTGATGGCGCCGCCGGAGGTGATCCACCCGTTCGACCCGGACGTGCCATAATTCGCCTTGGTGCCTGGGGTCAGGCTGGCTGGCAAGTTGGGATCATTCAGGAGGCCGTAATTCTGAAGGCCTGCGACGCCGTAGAAATACGTGTAGTTGCTGTAGCGATTGAGGACCATCGCTGCGGCTTTGTTGAGAGACGACACCCAATTGATTCGGGCGAGGCCGGCTCGCTCCATTTCGCGCTCGCCATACCGGACCATCGTCTGGAAGTGGTAGCTCTGGCGTTGGGGCCAGTTGGTGTTGACGCCGGTCGATCCGGTTTGGTTATAGTCGCCATACGTGGTGACTTCGCCGGTAGCTTCCACGACCGGGAACATCGCCGTCTCTGTCAGCCAATCGCCCGTTTTGCGTTCGCCAAGGATTTCGGCGGCCTTAAGGGCGGCGAAGGCGATATTGACCACTTCGGGATCGATGTAAGTGGTGAGCAGCGCCGGGATGCCCGCGTTCGCCGATGTCGAAAGCACAGGCTGCGCGTCGAGCGCGAGCGCGTAATTGCGCTTCAGTTCATCGGTTGCGAAGCCATGGACGGGCTCCATAAACACGATGCCCTTTTCGGCGAGCGTCGGGCCGTAGGCTTTCCAGGCCGCCCTGGATTCCTGAATATTCATTATGCGTTCTCCTAGAGCGAGTGGATTAACCAAGGGTCTGCGATGAAATCTTCACGACCTCGCCAGCAAGGCCTTCCGAAACAGCGAACCACTTGGTTTCGATGTTTGACTGGACGGTGATCGTGGCGCTCGTATTCGACCCGACGGCGGTCGCGCCTTGGGCCGGAGCGACGACCCATTTTCCGTCCGTAGCCGCGTAGACGGCGGTCACGGCCATGCCGACCACTGTTCCGGTTGTGCCCGTCGATGCGGAAGCAATCATGCCCCCGATCGCAACCGTGCCGGTCACGGTGCCGCTTGTAGTGTCAAGGACGCTTGGCGTTGCGGTCAAAGTCGTCGATGCAACGGTCTGCTCGCCGATATTAACGGCGTAGGTTCCGGCGCCGCCCGTGGTGCCAGAGAGCTGGGCGACGATCACGGTGCCGGTTGCAACGTTGGTTCCCGTCACAACCGCGCCAGGATAGATGGTGTTCGTCACCGCGCCGGATGTCGTGAGCACATTGCCGGAAATCGTCCCGGTTGCAGTCGCGGCCGTGCCTGCGGAGACGGTCGACGCCGTAGCGCTTGCGGTCGTCGGCGAAGACGTCGCCGCGAAGGTCACGGAGCCGTCCGTAAGGCTTGCGTATGCCTTATGGCCGAAAAGCGCCTGACCCGAACCGGCGTTCTTGACCCAGACATCGCCGGAGGTCAGAAGATTGACCATAAGCCCTTGCGGGACAACGGAGCCAGATTCTGCGAGGTATGCAGTGATAAGCGCCTGCTGCTCGCGATGGACGAATCCACTCGGCGAGGTGATGCTGACGCCAACTGAATTATTGACGATCGCCGGAGCCGAATCCCAATCCTTCCCGGCCTGGGAAACCCAAGCAAAGCGGCCGACGGTTACGCCGGAAGCGCCCGCGACAAGCCCGCCGGGGCCGGCAGGATAAGTTGAAAACGGGTTCGAAGAGACCCAATCACCGGCGATGGCCGGAGCATTGCGCCCGTAGACCTGCGTCTGAAAGCCCATTTGGTAGTTCCTTCAATTGGAAATTAGAAATTAGATGGCGCGAACGATGCGGGCTGCGTTCGGGAACATCTCGGCGAAACCCTTGACGGAAGCCGCATCCATGCCGAGCGATTTGGCGGGCTTGGCGCGCGCCTCCGAGCCAGGGACGGGGAGGTTCTTCAGAAGGATCGGCAGCGCGGATGCGTGAACCTTGTCGGCGCCTTCTACGCCAAGAGAGACCAGGGCATGGCGATAAACTTCAGCGGCCGAGTCGAACGACATGGCCGGAACCTCGCCGATGTAGCGGCGCACCGCGCGCTCTGCTTCGCGGATAGCCTTTTGGTTTGCGCGCTCGCCCTTGAGGGCGGTGTCGACGGCCAGTTTGATTGCGGCGTCCATGCCAGCAGCCTTCTCCTCAGTTCCTGTTTTCACTTCGACGGATGACGAAGCGCCTGCTCCACTTTTGGTCATTGATACGGCCTCCTCATCCTCCGCCTTTACGGGCTCTTCCGTCTTTTCGGGCTCCGCCGCTTTTGCGGGCTCCACCGCCCCGACTTCGGGCTCTTCCTCTTCAGACTCGCCGCCCGAAAGATCGGCGAGAATTTCTCCGACTTCGCGCATCTCTTCCTGGGACAACTTGCCCTTGAGAAGCATATGCAGCCGGGTAGCCGGATCGCCGTCGGTCGAAACCTCCTCCTCGGCGGCCGGCTCGTCCCTTTTGTCCTCTTCGGCCAGAGCCGGAATCCCGGCGTTGCCTTCCATTCCGGCCATATCCTTTGAATCCTCTTCGGTTTTGGCGGGTTTATCGGGTTCGTACTCGTCGTCGCGCTCCTCCTCGCCGCCGCCCTCGCCGCCGAATAGGCTGGCCGCTTTTTCACCAACCTCCTCTTCGCCGACTTCTTCTTGGGCCTCGGCCTCAACGGCGCCGATTTCCTTGAGCGCGCTTTCCTGCGTAGCTTTGAGAGCGTCGAGCATCTCCAGGAGGTCGCTAAGCTCGGCGTCCTGGGCGATGCCGGTCTTGGTCTTGATGGCGGCCTTAAGCGCTTCGGCGACCGCTGAGCGCTTTTCGGTGCCGCCGCCGCGCAGCAAAGCCTCATCGAGGCCGAGCGCGCTCAATACGGCCTCGGGCGATTTGAACCGCTTCCGAAGCGCGTCAACGATCGGTTGTGTCATTTCTCTTTCCTTGGGAAGGTTTGGAACGCAGGCACAAAAAAAGCCCGCCGAAGCGGGCTTTAAATTTTATCTTGTTTAGAAGATGCTTACTTTTTGGCGGCGGCCATCATTGAGAGCGAGACGGTTTTTCTTTCGCGGGCGAATAATCCTTGTCTTTGAAGGTCTCTGCAAACTTCTCGGACAACCCGAGGCTCTCGATAAGATCATCGAACGCGCCCGGCTCGTCTTCCGCGCCCTTCATAATTTCATCGTGAAGCGAGGCGTCTTGCTTCTTGCCGTTCTCGTCCAGGTAGAACAGCTCGTTTCCGCCTTCTTCTGGCTTGGCGGCTTTGCCTTTATCGGTTGACATAATTGTTGAATCTTTTCATCGCGTCTTCGTTTTTCAGGTTCAAGTCGGCATACCAGTGCTCGTTCATCATCAGGCTTTTGGCGACGGATTTTTTCTCCCCATTAGACATATGAGTATCCGGCAAGTCTGATAAAGCCCAAATCGCTTTTGGGTCTGATGAATTGAGAATAAGCTTAACTCTTTCCTTTGTATCGGAATGAACAGCAGAAAGACGTTCTAACTTACTCTTCATCTCACCCCTAAATTGGTCCCAGCTATCCTGCCTTGGTATAAAACCGTATTTCGCCCAGCAGTAGGACCCGACATCTATATTAGCATGAACCCCAACTTTCTCCAACCCTAATTGCTTATAAGTCTCAACCTGAGATTGAAAAAGTTTCTTGGCTGTTCCGCCGCCTTGTTGCCCGCTTGGCATCTGAAGATAGGAGTGCTCGACGGATTTGTTTGCAAAATTAAAACGCCGGGTCATGCTGCCGCCAATGCCAAATGACCCTACAACCGCCAAAGTCTCACCGTATTGGCTCGGGCTAAGGATAGTTCTGGCATTCAAGCCATGCGTCATGCAATCGGTAAAGTATCCCGGGTTGATTTTGATATAAGTGTTAAAGAGGGCTGCAAGTTTGCGCTTTTGGGCAAGCGCCGGAAAACTTCTATTAGTTCGCTCACCCGCGCCAAGGTATCCGTCGAAGTCCGCAGGCTTCAGATCGGTTACCTTTTTCTCGAAAGCCTTTTGAACCTTTTCTTGGATCGGTGTTAGTCTCGGCGCAGCGGGAGCGGGAGGCGTTGCACGCTCGGACTTACCATCCTTCTTCTCAAGGTGCTCAAGCGCCTTTTGCAACTCCACCTTGTCCATGTAATAGACGGACTTCTTGGTCGGCTCAAAACCCTTCTCCTTGAGCTTTTTGAGAGGATTTTTGCCGGTCTTTTCGAGGAGAGACTTAAGAAGCTCCTTCTTGCTGGCGCGTGATTGCGTACTGGGGCGCTGCTCTGATTCCCGCTGCGGAGCCGGTGTCGCCCGTGTGACTGATGGAGCCTGCGTTGCTACGGGGATTGATGGCGCTTCAGCCCGTGGAGCCGCTTCGCCGCGAAGTAGCGCCACTGCCTTCTCAAGCACCGCCACACGCTTATGCGAGGCCCGATGAAAACTCATGCCAAAGGTTTGAGCTTGCCGGATGAGTTCGGCTCGGGGTGTACCGCTTCTTCGGCGTGAAGACCGCGCTGGCGCAGGTGCTGCGCCTCCACCTGATCCCTTGCTGAATTGGCCTTTGTTGCCAGGATTTCCGCCGCGAGGATGCGCCTGCTCGTTCCAAGCATCAAGTGCAAGGCTTAGTGCGACCCATTGCTCATCCTCAGAACCTACGGAGAATGCTTCCGATATAAGCTTACCTAATTTGAGCCATACGAGTTCGACGGCGGAATCCGCAACGATGGCGCCGGATACGCGCCCCTCGGCGACAAGCGCAACATGGTTGAACTGAATTTCGGTCATGCGGCCGTCATACTGCTCGCCGCCGGGCGTCTGCCCGGCCTGCATGATCGGCTTATAGCGGTAGCCGCACGACAACTCCCTCTTCGATCCATCTTCGATCTCGTCGATCGCATCCTTCTTCCAGACGACGAGGTCGCCATGGATTTCCCCATCGGCGAAAAACGGATTCATGATGGTGCCGACAACGATCCGGTTCGGGTGATCGTCCGCGCTGATCGGCTGATGATCGAGAAGCAGCGGCTTGCCCTGGAGCGTGGCGACGCCCTTCTCCAGTTCCTTTGGATCGCGGTAAAGCTGATAAATCTCGTTGGCTTTGAGACCAAGAGCTTTGTAGTCTGGGATCTCCGATCCCTTGTATGGGTTCACGACGCCCTTGGTCAGGAGGCAGTTCGTGACATACATATGCCCGTCCTGGTCGATGGACCGGGCGGAGTAGTCGAAGGCGAGCGCTGCTCCTTCTGTAGATCGCTCGCCCGTGTGGCTTCGCCACGCTTCGACTGCGTCCGCGATATGCTGCATCATATCCATAAGCGCTGGCTTTCATTTGCGTTTTGTAAGCTTGGTGCGACGAAAGAAGCTTCTTTTCCCCATCGCATAAAGCCGAAATTAACTGTATGCTGCCCGCTCTTTCGCCTTCCGGGAGCGCCCGCAAAACACCATGATCATCATCGCCATAGCTCTTTTCGCCGCTGCGCTCGCTTACTGTCGCTGGATCGGAGTGTTCTAGGCGGTCGCCTTCGGATGGCCGCCCTTATAGACTTTCTGTTCACGCACCGGCTTGACGAACTGAACCGAGCGCGGCGGGTTGTTGTTCGCCCACGCGCGCCCGAATGGCACGATCGGCCGGGCGATGCAGCGGCAGTTGATCAGCTCGCCCGGGTGAATATGCCGACGCACCTTTGGGTCCGGGTCGTACATGCCCTCGGCGAGGTCGAACGGCTCGCCGTCCATTTCGATATGCGTCCGGCGCGGCTCTTTCCCGGCCATTGAGTGCCGCCAGATGGCGTGCGTGATCCCGGATTCGAGATAGCGCGCCCGCGTTAGCTGCGCGTTCAGTTTGTTGCCCTGATCGCGCGCGATGAAGGCCGCCCGCTTGCGCGTGACCTTGAACCGCTCCTGCAGGGCGTCCGTGACCCGCTTGAGGTCGTAGCCTTGCGCGTAACCCCGGCTTATGATCCCCTCGATCTGCGTAAAATACTGCTCTGGGATCGACCTGATCAGGCTCACATTCTCCGCGATCGACGCGGCGCGCACGTCGCGCATCGCCTTGGTCGCCTGGAAGTCGATCAAAAACCCGCCATCCCGCAGAATTTTCTGCAGATCTGTGTCGACGCGCTTCCCGACCGCCAGCGCGTAATATTCCGCCAGCTTCGGCGCCGTCGCCTCGATGGCTTTAAGCCAACGCTTGCGGAGTTGAGCGAGGATGCGTCGCATCCACTCGAATGGCGAGGCGTCTTGAGCAATATTGACAAAAGCAATATTGCTTCCGTCCTGCACGATGGCGGGCGGGTGCTTCCTGTACTCGGCCCGCGTCCACCAAAGGACGCTCCTGTGGATTTTCGCCACGAGCGCAACGAGGCGCGACCTATAGGCGGCTTCAAGCCCCGCGCACGGCCGAACGCCGCGCAGAACCCTTTCCCCCGTTCTGGCGCTCTTACGAGGTTTCAGACTTGGCTCGGGCATGGGCCGGTGTCCGCGTTGGATTTGCGCGGGCGTCCACGCTTACGCTTCGGCTGGTCGCCAAGAGCGGCGT